ATGTGGGCATACACGCCAGAGAAACCGTCTGCATAGGTGCCGCGATTACCACGGAAACCAGTGCCCATTACTTGGCCGAAGCGTTGAGCGTCGGTAGCGGCACAACCAGTAAACTTACCAGAAGTGGTGGAAGGCTTGATACCGAGGCCAGGAGTAAGAGTGCCGTCGATAGCGCCAGGAGCGAGGAAGAGTTCGCCGCGAGTAAGAATCGGGACGGCCTGACCTTTTAGAAGGGCGGAATTTTCATCGGCCTTCTGAGCGTAGCGGCTGAGATATTGGCCGTTTTCATCATATAGCGCAGTCTCAAGAAGAGTAACGCCAAGAGGAAGAGTACCAGAAGCGGCGGGAGCTACTTTACGAGTCGTAGAAGGACGTTGATTCCAGCCTACAGCATTGTAGTTCGTCTTACCAAGATAGCTATCAGTGGAGAAGCTAACTGGATCAAGAGAAAGATTTGCGGCGGAAATTGCCACCAACACGCCTTCGTCACCGAAACCAGTGCCAGAGAGATTGTTGTTGACATAGGCGTCTTCAAGGGCAAAGCCGTTGACGACATCATAGGGATTAATTACACGGTAGGGTAGAAGGCGTTTGGCCATATTATTTTTTTAGTTAAATTAGAGGGTGACAGTGATATTTTTCTTATCGAAGGCAGCGGCGAATTTTTCTTTCAGCGTTTGGGTGGTGCTGGTGTTTTCGCTGCCATTAGGAAGGGGAGTTTGTGTGGAGGCTTTGGCCTGAACTTGTTCGAGAAGTTTTTCGGCGAGTTCCTTGTCAGAAAGCTTGTTTTTGCTGGAAGCTTTGGCGAGTTCGGTAAGCTTGGCGGCAACAGCAATATCAAGAGCGGCCTTGGCTTCTTTGTCTTTTGCCTCTTTAGAGGTTTTCATCTTGGAATCCATAAGTTTTCCCATCTTTTTCTTGAAAGCGGCGAAAGATTCTGGAGTAGCATCGAGATTTTTGATTTCACCAGCAAGAGCGGCGCGATCTTCGTCGTCGAGTTCAAATTCGTTGTTAAATTCATCCATGCGGGCGGAAAAGAGTTCGGCGGCTTCTTTTTCAGTAGCTTGGGCCTGAATCTTTTCGAGGGCAGCTTTGGTGTCGGCGAGTTCCTTGGCTTGATTGGCAACAGAGAGCTTAAGTTCGGCGGCTTCTTTTTCGGCGGAAGCTTTTGCGGCTTCTTTTTCGGCCAACTGAGTAGCGTGTTCTTTACTAAAAGCTTGAATTTTGTCGGCAAACTCTTTAGTTAGGGAAGCAGCCGCTTCTTCCTTAATTTTGCCAGCGAGCATTGAGGCTTTGATTTCTTCTAGAATTTGTTCGAGCTTGTCCATAGTAGGTTTATTGTAAGTTGTTACACGCGGGGTTTTGGTTTTATCTGAAATATTTTCGGCAAATAAAGAAATTGTTGTATTTGCTGTAGAAGTGATGCGTGGAGTTTCATTTGTAATTGCTCCATACTTCATTCTTGCAGCTGGTCGTTTGGTGAGCGCTACAGCCAGTGGTAAATGATTTTTCCCAATTAAGCGGTAAATGTCTTGACCATCTTTTGTCTTTCCGCTACCGCCGTAGATTCGAAGGTTTTTCTTTAGCTCATCTACTTGCCTTTGATTTCTAACAATTTCTGCCTCAAAAAAGTTTTCGCTTCCAAGAGCAATTCCAAATTCGGGGAATCCCAACTCGAACGATAGGGAGATGCTCTTATAAGAAGGACTTTCTGGATCGGACGATTGTTCAAGATCGTTCGCCAATTCCTTATCTGCTAGTCTATAGACAACGCCACCGACACTTACATTAAAGGGCTGTCTCGAAGCAATGGCATCTTGCGGCGAAATAATAATAGAATCATTTTCCGAGCTAAGGCTAGAAGTCAATAAGTGGCCGATGATCTTTTTTCTATCATGGTTATCATTAATCATTTTTTGCCGCCACAGAGAAAGAGTTTCTATCGCTGCGTCTGGTTCATATAGATCATCATTTTTGTTGGCGATACCCGCACAACAGGCATTCGCGGCAAAGGCCAGAAGATCAATATTTTGCTCCGTATTAGCTTCCCAATTTGGAATTAGGGGTCGGAGTCCCTCCAGACTTGCTTTGGAATAAAATGGACTTTCTGAAAATAGCCCTCCATAAGAGACATCTGATTCAAAAACAGAGGTGTAGGGGAAAATTTTATCCATGCGCGATAAAAATAATTACACATTCTTTGAAAGATTTCCGAAATAGATTCGTTTCCAGCAGCATATGGAACTCCCTATTACCGTTAACAATTGGACAATTTTAAGAAAAACAAACGAAGTTAAAAATGAATCGTATCTTTACGAATGCCTGTGTAAATGCGGCACGAAAAAACTATGCGCTATCAGGCCAATTCTTCGAGGACTTTCAAAATCATGCGGGTGCTATAGAAACACATGTATCAACTTAACTGGCCAAAGTAGCAACGATATTCCAGAATATAACGTTTGGTGCCATATGAAAAGGCGTTGCTCTGGCAATTCAAAGAATAAAAGAGACGAATCTTACTCCAGGCGGGGAATAACCGTTTGCAAGTCGTGGCTAGAATCTTTCGCCAATTTTTACATTGACATCCTCCCCGCCCTAAAAGAGACGGGGATTCCTAATTGCGTTAGCAACTAAGCGGTTCCCGCTTCACTGGCCTAGCCTTGAGAACGTAAGTTCTCGCAGGTCTTACAGAGCCTCGACGGGCAGAAGCCGCTAGTCCAGCGGCCAAAATGTTTTTCGCAGCGTTAACGTCACGATCATGTGTTGCGCCGCAAGCGCAACTCCAAGAACGGTCTTTTAACGTCAGCATCGTTTTTTCTCCGCAACAAGAGCACGTCTTGGAACTCGGAAGCCAGCGGCTCACGATTTCCAGTTGACGATTACCCCATTCGCATTTGTAAGCGAGCATGTCGCGGAATTGCCGCCAGCCTTGCTCGCCAATGGCGCGGGCTAACTTGCGATTTCGCATCATGCCTTTCGTATGCAAATCTTCCAGCGCAATCGTTTGGTTCTCGCGAGCGATGGAAGTTGAGAGTTTTTGGAGAAAATCATTGCGCACGTTGGCGATGTGTTCGTGCAGACGTGCGACTTTGACGCGAGCCTTCTCGCGACGCTTGGAGCCCTTAACTCGGCGCGAATGTTTGCGCTGCAAGGCGGCGAGCTTTTTGCGTAACTTACGAATCTTTGCGGGCGCTTTAAACTTGCGGCCATCACTAAGAGTAGCGAAAGTTTCAATGCCCAAGTCAATGCCAACGCTTGCGGTTGACGCTGGCAATTGGTTGCCAGCTTCGAGCAGCGTTAGCGTCACGAAGTATTTGCCGCTTGCTTCTTTGATAACAGTAACAGTCGTAGGTTTTGATTGAAGCGCAAGCGTCCAAACAACGTCAACGACGCCAATCTTCGCAAGCGAAAGCTTGCTATTTTTATAGGTAAACGCCCGCTCTGTGAACTCGCAAGACTGGCGGTTATCGCGAGCCTTGAACGTTGGAAAGCCTGATTGACGCTTGAAAAAGCGTTGGTAAGCGCCTTGCAAATAGCGCAAGCTCTGCTGCAATGGCACGCAGCTAACGTCGTTCAGAAATTCATGCTCGCGTTTGAAAGATGTGAGCCACGCAGAGCTTTTGTTATACGATGGCTTGTGTCCAGCCTCGAACTCCGCCTTGCGCCAAGCGAGAGCAGCGTTATAGACAAAACGTGTGCATCCGAATACCTTAGAAAGCTCAACTTGTTGAGCTTTTGACGGATAAAAGCGAAATCTGCGCTTGACTTTGTGCATTGCTTACGTTATAATAACGTTACACGTATGCAACGCTTAACTTTCCCAACTCGGAGGCGAAAATTCCTCCCCTACCTAAAGGAAGGGGTTTCCTTTTCGTCGATCTAATGATATGGGGCCAAGACCATCCGCTAAGCACTCTTTAGATAGGATTAATAACGACGGAAACTATGAGCCATCGAATTGTAGATGGGCAACAATGAAGGAACAGGGTAATAACACCACCAAAAATGTTCGCATTGAATATAATGGAGAAACAAGAACCGTGTCAGAATGGGCTGATTTCCTGAATGTTTCTGCGGGCGCTCTTAGGTGCCGTATATTTAAATACGGCTTGTCTGTAGAAGAAGCGCTTACTAGAGAAATGAGGGCGAGAGTAAACTTTTGCCCAAAAGAGTTTACCGTCGATGGCGAAACGCTGCCAGTAGAAGTTTTATGCGAAAAATATAAAATAAGCTGGAAAAATGTAAGAAGCCGATTCCATAAAAATTGGCCCGACGAAAAGATATTTAAAGAACCCTTAGTGAAGAAAACTCATGCTGCGATTAAAGAAATATCCTTCAATGGAAGAACCTTATCCGTTGCAGAATGGGAAAATGAAACAAAAATAAGCGCAAACGAAATAAGAAAAAGAATCATTCGTGGCTGGACAATTGAGCGTGCCCTTACGCAGCCCATGAGAAAAAGGCCAAAAAGTTCTTGACATCTTTTGCAGCCTCTGGTAGATTGTCTTTATGACGCCAGAACAAATTTATATCAAGGAGCAGGTGGAAAAACTTCTCGAATCGTTTGACCCTCATAGCCCATATTCGGCAGACAATACCGTAAGTGGGCTAATCGACCTTCTTGAAACCGCCACAAATTTAACTCTTCAATAATTATGAAACCCTACACCCTAACCACCAATCGAATCTCCAAACACGTCACCGCCAAAAGTTACTTGGAGGCGCTAATGGACGAAGCCATTATTCTAAAACAGGGCGGCAAAAACAAATTCACAATCGAAGCATCCAATAATAATGGAAAACTGGGGGTCTATGTGAGGGCATAAAATATGAACAATCCCCTAATCAACAAACTCGTCAAATGCTGCGACGGAACCATTGCAAAAATCGTAGAAGTGACCGTGACGCCCAAATCCAACCAAACAGTTTTCCACGTTGAAACGCTGAATGGAGAAAATAGTGCTTGCTTGTTCATGAACCAGTGCGAGATTATAGATTGATATGACTAGAGACTACTACGAAATCATTAAAGACAAAACCGCCCTTCGAAACTTTATCGAATGGTTGCCAGAATTGGCTGAACATGAAAAATACTACCTAGCATTATTTGCAAGAAAAAAATACAACAAGGATGTACCATGGATTAAAACCGACAAGGCTCAACTTAAGAGATTTCTTAGTGACAAGAAGCGAATGTATGATAAAATCGCCCAACTGGAAGTCCCTATTGGAGCGTATAATTTTGATGGAAATCACGCCCCGCAAGATTGTCTAGCTTTGTATATCACGCCAAACCCTCGGGATATGTGGAAGGCCACCATTCGAAGCATTAAAGCCTTGGCCACGGTTATTGAATGTCAGGGGAAGAACAGCAATCCTCACCAAGAAGTTATTTCAGAAATCCATCGTACTTGCGGTAATAAAGTATTTATTGATTTCGATATTGATTCCAAAGACCCCGAGATAATTAAGACTGCCCTAGCTCTTGTCGATAATAAATGCGAACTCCTTGAAACTAGAGGAGGTTTTCATATTATGGTTAGGAGCAAAGACGCTAAAGCTGGTTTCTCTGAAAAAATGTGGTATAAAAAATTGACAGAATTGGCTGATGTCAGCGCTGATGCAAATGGAATGATCCCAGTTTGCGGCGCGACACAGGGAAATTTTATGCCAAAATTCGTAAATCCCCTTGACTTTTTTGTAAACAATCCTACCGTATAATACATGAGCACAACACACCACGCATTCCCCTCTATCGACCAATTCTCCCATGTACGCCGCAACGTGCAATGGAAATCTCAATATCGCGGTCAAGACGCAAATGACGAACCAATCATGGATCGTACAGCATTAATGCCGACTCTTTCTTATGAGGGAACGATAAAATTGCACGGAACTTGCAATGGAGTCATCTTTGAGAAAAATAATGGTTTTTATTGCCAGTCTCGCGAGAGAATCATTTCTCCAACAAGTGATAACGCTGGTTCTGCCGCATGGGCTAATTCTGTATCAGTAGAAGATTGGGATATTCTGAGGTCTAATTTTCCCGCCGATTGGCAGAAAGTCGCCGTTTATGGTGAATGGGCTGGCCAAGGAATCCAAAAGAATGTAGCAATCTCAACCCTGCCAAAGGCGTTCTATATCTTTGCGGCCCGTCTTATTTCAGAAAGCGGCGAAATCGAAGAATGGTTGGACACAAGAAACTGGATTATGCCAGCGGGCGTTTATAATATTTATAACTTCCCGACCTTCAAGATTGATATTAATTTTGAATCGCCTGAATATGCTATTGATCAAATCAACAAGTGGGTATTGGAGGTTGAGGCAGAATGTCCCGTAGGAAAAGCTTTCGGCGTATCTGGAATTGGAGAAGGGCTCGTAATGCGCTCAGTCACAGAGGGTTATGAAAGTTCTCGCTACTGGTTCAAATGCAAAGGACAACTTCACAGCAATTCTAAAGTCCGAAAACTCGCCACCGTCGATATTGAAAAATTTGAGTCAGAACAAGCATTTATTAATTCTGTCTTAGATGAAGGCCGACTAGAGCAAGGCTTTGGCTGGCTAAAAGAAAACAATAAGCCCCAAGACCAATCTAGCACGGGCGATTTCATTCGCTGGATATTCAACGACGTTATCAAAGAATGCTCGCTCGAAATGGAAAAATCGGAAATCAAGGAAAAAGACCTCGGCAAATTGTTGGCAGGTCCAGCCAAGAAGTGGTATTTTAACCGACTGAACAATCTTTAACAAAAGAAGTCTTGACCATTCAAAGAACATGGACTAGATTGTAAACATGATTAACTCCAAAAACATTTTGGCAGTCCTAGATATTGCCATTAAAAACAACAGCCCATCTACCCCATTGACGTTGGGATATTTATCTAATATCTTAAAGATGGCCGAAAAATTCGAACAACGAGACGCCGAACGAGAAGAACAACAACACAAGGATATCCTAGAAGAAATCTCTTACTTCGGCCAAAATTAACATGAAATACTGGCAAATCGACCCCACCAATACAAAAGATCATTGGTTGCAACTAGCGGGCGCAGATAATTCTGGGTTTGACGATGATTCGACTTTTGTTAAATGGGACGGTTGTTTGGAGCTTACTCTTGTCGCTGATGGAGAAGTTGATAAAATTCATGTTTGCGATCTAGATGTTTTTATCGCCCGCCTAGAAGAAATTAGAGAAAAAGCAAAGCAACACTTTGGGCCTACATGGCCATATTAATATGAAATACTCAATCCAAGAATCGGGCGCTCCGCATTTTCAAAATAAATTGATGCGTTATGGAGAGCACATCGGTATGCCGAATAATTGCGAATACGAATTTTGGATGAGAATCCAACAGCTAGAAGAGTGTCTCTCCCACATCTATCACTATACTAGCTGTACTACCCGCCAGATTGAATTGATTAACGCAATTTTACCACAAGAATAACATGAAACTCTACCAATCATTCGAACAAGAAGTTAAGAGGCCGCATTCCACAGATAACGGCAAAACCAAATATAGAAAAGAATACACAAAATTACGGCGCGAAATCAATCTCCAGAATGAATTGGAAGACGCAATAAATTTTGGAGGCATTGAGAATAACCTGCGTCTCACTCAAAAGCTTTTGCTCGCCAGATATAGCGAGAACGAAAAATCCAGCATCCTAGAAATCTTAAATTATAGCTATGATAGCGATAATCGCCCGCATAGGTACAAGTCTCCATTTGAATACGATGGTCAATGGATAGATGTTTGGGAGTATGAACTAGAAGATTAATTATGAGCGACAAAAGACCAGAATATATACCTAATAATTCAAAATGCAAATGTGGAATTAGCGCCTCATACTGGCACCCACACATTGGATTAAGTTGTAGGATTTGCTTGGAAGATTTCTTTAAGAATACCTTGAAGATTCCTAATTGGAAGGTTTCTTAATTCTGGGACTCAAACAAAATAGCCGCATCATAATCTGGCAATTCAAATTCCACCGCCAAATCTAGAACTTCGGGCCGAACATTTAAATCCAACATTTTAGAATTATCATTCACACAAGCAGTTGCTAATTTGTGCCAGTTATTTTTTTCTGCCGCGCAAACGACTGATTGCATTAACTGTTGAGAAATCTGTTCTTGTTGCTCTGAAAGAGATTCAAGACTATGAAGAGATTTTATTTCGCCGCGAATATGAGATAACAATTCTTCGGTGGCATAAATGGTTTCCTGAATAGTAGAAAGACTGGCCTTTGAACCACTTGGACGACCCGATGATTTCATTGGTTTTGATTTCTTTTTTGCACCACCAGATTTTGTTGGCGTGGCAGGAGCGGGAGCGTTATCTACTTGGTATTTAACATTAGGGTCCATTGGAGGAGCGGCCTGTGGCATAGTCGGAACAGGAGATAGCGGATTCCACATTCCTTTCTTGCGCTCTGAAACATACTGTTGCTGAGAAGACATAAATTCTTCGCTCTCTGGATTAGTGAATTCGCCCGTGCGAATAGCTGTTAAAGTTTGTTCTGGAGTTAGAATTCCTAATTCCATCATGCGCGTGATAACTCTCCACGTTTGAGTTTGATCGTCGGCGCTGATTGTTTTGAATTTCGCCGTGGGAAATTTACGCATTCCGAGAGATTTGGCAATGCGCTGGACTTCTGGTTGGAGCAAATCATTCAAGAAAGCATTTCGCGCCACATTTAATTTCTCAAGGAAGATTTTTACCTTAGTTTGTGTGTTGCCATACTTTTCCTCGCCGACTAGAACATTTTGGAGACCTTCTTGGATGTCTTGGTTGAGGATTTCGTATTTTTCGGGGCCGAGAACTTTCTTAAGGTCTGGAATGATGAATTCAGCTTTTGTAGTCCAATCGGAAACCAATACGCGGCCAACACTTTCATTTTTAAAAAGGTTTTGCATGGCCGTAAGATTAGCAGGGTTGATACCACCTTCATCTGGCTTTGCACCCATTGTAATAAGAAGGATGGCATTTTCTACCGTGCGTAGAATTGCTTGATCCATTTTCTTGAGTTCGAGCTTGGCGTTGATGTCGTCTAATACTGGATAACCAAATGGAACGGCGAAGGGTTCGTATGCCATTTTTGAGAGGAAGCTAGTAATTAGCATCTTCGCATCCAACTTTACTCTCACGCCATCAGTTACCCATGCTTTATTCTTAATTGCATCCTGAGCTTCTTGAGGAAGATTTGCGAGTATTTGGCGGTCTTCATCTGTCTGAGGATTCTTCAAACGCTCTAGTTCAAAGCGTGAAAGAACTTTTTCATATTGGCCGCTCGAAAAAGCTGTTGCTGCTCTGGACACAATATCATAAGGGTTGAGAAAGATATAGGACACTGGAATCTTATTTGACCCCGCAACTTCTCCGTCCGAACCGTAAACCTGAGTTAGTTTGATAAAATCTTCCGCCTCAAATGGCGCTTCGATACGATAAACAAACACATTACTCGAACGATAAAATTCCAAGAAAAATTGTTCCGCCACCTTGCCGATTTTAACTTTCTTAGTCCATGCGGCGAAGAAATCGCGGGATTTTTTTGTGCCGCCATCGAAATAGATGGGAGAGTTGGCCATTTCAGCCATGAGTGAGATGGCGTTGCGGAAAACTGCCACGTTAGCATGTGCAAGCTGGCAAAGGTGAATAGCATCACGAATATCTACACAATCTTTCGAGTATCTATAAGGCAAAAGTCCTTGGCGGATACAGGCAAATCTCTCGGGGTTGCCAATAAGTGCGGCGGCATTTACTCGCTGGCCTGTAGAATCGGTTGTAGTCTGGCTTAGACGCGCTCCAATGGAAGCTTTGGCCGTATGGGCTAGGAGACTAGATGAGGACATGTAAAATGGATCGCCCGCCGTTTCTGGCTTCCAAGATTGAACTGCTACATTGGGAAGTGCTGCATTAACCTGCTCGAACTGGTTCCAATATTCCTGTTTTTTCTTTACGTAGGGGCGGGGCATATAATTGATTACACAATAAGTCTAAAAGTCAGAAATTGTTGACTTTCTCTCTTTCCCACAGGAATCCCTTGTGAACTTTACCAGTTTCGGTATAATATAAAAGTCCTTGAAGGGACATTTTTAAACTATCGGCGGCTTCGCTTAGTAAATCCCAAGTTTTTACCCTCTCTAGCGTGACTGGATCAATTTGATGCAAAATTGTTTTGAACCTTTTCTTATTAACCATATTCAGCTTAAACTCTCTGGTTTTACACACCTTGCGAAGACCATCCACCAATTTCTTTCGCGCCTCTGGATTAATGATTCTTTTAATTTTCTTATTAGAACTGCCGATTCTTCTTTTGTGCTCCTCAGACAAAGGAATCCCGCCCCTATCACGGCTATATTCGCAAAGATTATATCCAATTCCACGTTGCGTTGCGCGATAAATTTTAATCCAAAACGCCTCCCTGTCTAAAAGATAATTGTTATCGACTCTGGTTGGGTAAATTTCTATGATTTCCAGCTTAAACCCATCCCAGCCGTATTTACGAATTGCATCGAGAATGAAACGCTTTTTACCCTTTCTGATATCTCCTACGTAATCAATAAATCGTTGGTGCATATCGACACTTTTGCCGATATAAACTTTTCCATTCGCCTTGTTAGTCATTTTATAAATACCAGAAGATTTAGGCATTTCCAGCCGCGTAGAGATTTCAATCATGAAATATACTACCCAGAAAATCTCTAAAAAACGGATGCTACGCAAAAAATGGAGTAAATGTCGATTGAATCTCTTCTACGGGCATCTTTTTCATATCGTAGAAGATTTTTCTTCCCCAGTTGGCAAGAACTAACGCGGAATATAAATCTTTTCTAGCGCGATTCGCGCCCCTCTGTTGTTTTAAATTTTTTGGCAAATCAAAACTCTGGTGTCCAGTAGGCGTTGATGAAACCTCAATCATTGCGCATTGAGTTCTAGTAAGAGTCATTAAATCTTTAAGATTTTCGACAAAATCAACCACAGTATGCGTTTCGCCCTTTTCTTCTCTAAGAAATTTTAATCCACTAACTTTTTCAGGGTTAGATGTTTGTCTGACAAATTCAGAATCCATTGCGCCACCCGCGAACATAATATCCTTCGTATCAAATGATCTTTGTAGCAATTCATTTGCAGAACGAATCCATCCTGTAGAAGGCTTTCTCAAGAAACAAATCTTTTTGCCACTCAAGTTATACTGTTGGCGGATTTCTTGGATGTTTTGCTGGTATTCCTCTGGATTTTCGACCTCTACGTCGATTGTTTTGATTTCTATTTTTGCGGATTTGAATAATTCGCTTTCATTACATGAAGAAAGAAATTGAGCGCCGCCCATAAAGTCCATTGTAATAAATTGAATATTAAAATTAGTCAAGAGATAATAAAAGTAAGCAATATGATCCTTTGGAGCGCCACCAGCAATAGCATAAGGATGGACACAAATAGCAGACTCGCCTTCCTTGTCGATCTTTAAGACGTGCATTGCGAAGTAGTCGGAAGAATCGCTCTCCGACCAACTAGAATCTATGGAGCAGATATATTCATCTGTCTTATTGCCAAATAGTTCAACTGATTGACCTTCTCCATCTGCAAAAGTACAAGCTAACATTTTCGATATTTTGAAGAATCCAGATGAATCAGAAGTGAACGTACTTCGAAACTCGCGGTCCATCTGCGCTTCTGACATTTCCTCTTTGGCTTTTTCAAGTAGAGATGGATCATATAGGGCGTCTGGAACAGCATCGTAAGACATATGAAAAATACTATAATGTGCGTTCTTGCTTTCTCCAGAAAGAATTAGCTTCTCATAGTTTTTATACATCGTATAAAGATGCTCAAACTGGTAAGATGCAGAAGATAGGCCAATAATCTTATTGCTTGGCCAAACTTTTCTTTCCGATTCTAACATCTTGCCTTGACTAATTAAATTGGTTTCAGCATCATAAACCTTTTTCCTCTCCGTAGGATTGGTAACTACAGCGAGGAAGGGCAAAATTACTTCGTTCACAATTTTTGCGGGCATCAAAAGAAGTTCGTCCATTACCATCACTTGGAAGCGAAAGCCGCGAAGTTTTTCGCCTTGTCCAAGCGGTAGAGCCGTTATCTTACTTTGACCTAACTCAATATTCCACTCATCATTTTGCAGGGACACCTTGGTTATACACTGATCTAGCAATCTGGCTTTAGGTGACTTACGAATATCTAGAATCTTTTTCATTATCCCCTTGCTTTGACGAAAAGAAGCGCTGAGCACTCCAATATGGACGCCCTGATTTAATGCAGCATATAAAGCTAAGAAAATACCGCTGGAAAAAGTTTTCGATGATCCGCGCCCTAGTATGCCTAGAAAATAATCGCTTTTCATCATCGTTTTTACCATCATAGATTGGAATGGAAACAGCTCCACTCCCATCAAAACGTCCACGGCAAACTGAGTGTTTTCCTTAAAGAAATCGTACAACCAAAGCTTAGCATCTTTCTCCTCTAGATAACCATCAGCCTTAGCCAGTCTGCCATTTACGTCTTCCTTTGGAAGGGGGGGTTGTGCGCCATTAATCCAGCTCATATTAAAATGCCCTCCAAGATTCGCCTTTTAAAATATCTGAAATTGTACTTTGATTAACCTTGAATTTAATAGCTATTGTTTTCTGAGTTAATCCTTTCTTGCTTAGATGTTTTATTTCTTCCACATTTTCTGGGGTAAGTTTTGTTTTATACCCATCATTTCCACCCAAACGTCCCTTCTTCTTTCCAATAGACAACTCGTCTAAAATACCATATTTTATAGCAGCACGATAAGACCCTTCCTCACTTTTCCTCCACTCCTTAATAGAAGAAAATTTAAGAGAAGACTCTCTTACCTTTTGTTCGCTCCATTTAATAATGCTACCACCCAAAGCGCCCAAACTTTTTTTATCATTCAATAGATTCCAACCATTTAATTCATAAAATGCGGCCCAAAACTTTTCCTTTTCCTTTGTTTCGGTTGGGTAGTTAGTTTTATGTTCAAGGATTTTAAATTTAAAAGTAAAGCCCATCGAAATTTGTTTATATACTGGACCATCTTCCATATGTGCCGAGAATCTCTTGCTGACATTCCCAGAAAGACCAACGTAACAAGAATTATCATCGAACTCAAAAACATAAACAACTCCACCGCTTTTATATGGATTTCTCATCTCAGTCATGTGGGAATAGCATTCCTCTAAAATGCCAAATCGGATTGCCGCAGCATGAGCGCCCTTAGACTTAACCCTCCAAAGATTTTTATATTTAAATTTTTTAGAATCCGCCAAAACTTCATCTTTAGTCCATTTTTTTCTTCGCTTTTCGGCCATTATGTTTGTCCTCCTATAAAATATTGTATATCCACATTAAAAAGTTTATCACCCAAACATAATAGCTTGGGAATTATTGCTTGACTATTTTCCCTGCTCCCAGAAAATAAAAACTGCAAAGACCCCGCGAACTCAGCTTGTAGCAGTCTCATATTATGCGCCACATAAGAGATGTTCGGCTTGTGATACGACGCTCTAGAAAGGCTGTAAACATCTTCTAGCGGGCATTCTATGACAACCCATAGATAACAACCCTGAGTTTTGCATCTTGTAATTTCGCGGCGAAATCTTTCGAGGTTATTCCCAACTAATGTGCCGCACCAATCATCGAAGCTCTTACGGTCAACAAATGTATTTTTAAAGTCGTCTCCGCTCGTTGAATAATCACCCGTATCTAATTTCATAGATTCGCTATTCGCGAATACCAACGGATTTTGCTCTCGCGTGTCGATCCATACTCTCCTTTTAGAATAATCCTGCGCCCATGAATCTGGAAGTTTGTTTGTAAACGGGGGTTTAACACCAGCGACTTCACAAATCTCAGTGTATGATCCAAATAGATTCTTGTAAACTTTTAGTGGCGGCAAATTTGCAAAGAATAGTTCTATTTCATTAGGAGCAATGGATAGTTTTTTACTTTTTACTCTATCCTTAAGCATAGTTAAGGCTAAATCCTTGGCTTCGTTTGGATCGGCCACTTCAAACCATTCCAACATATTTTTGCGGCAAGAGAAATAGCTAGAAAAGTATTGTTCTTTGTCCTTGAATTGAATAGATTCTCCAGTAAGCCTATCCTTGCGAGGGTAATGTTTGCAATAGTAGTCGGCGATATAAATACCATGCGCCTTTAGATGGGTGTGAAGGCTTCTTTCGGCGGGAAAGTCTTGACCACACTCTTTACATTTAAATGACATCTTCCTTGGAAACCCCCATAATGCGGCATCTAAATTCTTCCATATTTTCGAGGCGATTTGCCTCTTCTGAGATAGCGGCGCGTTGAAGTTCTGCCAAGCGAAGCATATTTTTTCGCTCCTGTTCATCCTGAGCCAATTGAACGATGCTTATAAAACTAGTTTCGTCTTTACCCTGGCTTTCAAGCCGTTTAGACCTATCTCCTTGGAGCTTTTGGATTCTCTTGTCGATGCGATTTTGGCAATCATTATATTCCGCAGTTTTTGCGCGTAAAGTATCCGAAAAGCGCTGTGTTAATTCTCCAGCGTCTTCCATTCCCTCGAAGAATGAGTTTAGAGTAGAAATATGGAACGACAAACACTCTGCCGTAACTACGTCTTTGCAAAGATTAATGTAGAGGATAATTTCATCGGCACTCAAATCTGGCTTATCCCAAGTAGACGCGATGAATTGTTGTTCGAAGAGGTCTCTATCCTTTTGAGAAATATAAGAGTCACAAACTCGAATAAATCGCAAAGAATTTAAGTTCTGCTTTACCTTATCCACATACTGCTTATACTTTCCCGAAATCTTTTCTGGATTCAAGTCAATGCCGACAGACTCATTAATCTTCTTAACCACTCTAGCAATATCACTCGGCGCATAATATTTCCCCGCATCATTAGGCGCGTCGGGCCGATAGTCGGGATTTTCCTCGCGCATGAAAGACAAAACCGCACGCCATTCTTTCGACAAATTATTCACGCCCTGCCCAAAAATCTCACGGGCCATGGAAATGGTTGTCTTATTTTGGGTCATCCCGTCTCGAATAAGCTGCTTATTTTCTTCCGTCAAAGAAACGTCTGGCCCAGGAGGAGCATTGTGTTTGGTCTTGTAATTTAACTTGCTGGCCACCAAAAACTTGCGCACGGCAATACCTTCGATATCGCGCCCGTCTTTTTTATCATTACCGCAGACAACTTTTGTTAAAAGGTTAACGTCGGTTACACCCTTGTTGAAGTTATCAAGGATTAGCTGCTTCTGGTTTTCGTCTAGGACGTATTCTTTTTTGCGGGGAGTAGCCATGTGTTAGGGCCAAAATTCTGCGATGTCGCTGTTTTTGATTATTTCCTTGGCCTCTTTTTGGAGGCTGTCCTTAAAGGCCGTGAGTAGTTTTTTCTGACCGTATTTGTTTTTTGTGTTTTCTTTTATGTTTAAGATTTTAATGGCTTCTTCGTCTGAGGTTCCGTCTATAAACAAGATATTGAAGGCGGCGAATCTCTTTTTACTCATACGCTTTTCCAACTCCTCAGAAACGCGGCGCATTGTTTCCTTGAAATTGATTGTGTCGTCGATTTTGTTGAAGACTTCCTGAGTGTGATTCTCAAGCTCCAAGGGCATTTTGATATGATAGCCTGCCTGTTTGTTCTCTGTCCATTTCTTGTATAAGGGGCATTCCGCGCACTGTTCACGGCTTGGGGTTTTTTCGCACCCTTCTTCGCCCATCGAAAACTTGCATTGAATGCACGGGCGGGCGTAATTTGTATAGTTATTACGCAAGAGGTTGTAAATCTGCCTGCTCATGATGCGCTGAATCCATGGGGCGAGCTTTCTTTCTTGGTCCCAAAGGTGCCACTTCTTAAAGATATGGGCGCGAAGAATTTGAGCTACATCTTCGAAATCCATCCATCGAAGAATGGTAAGAGTCCATTTACCGCGCCGCTTGGCAATTTCTTTTTCGATTGAATCGCTGCATTCTTCGTAGGTCAACATTAGAATGATAGACTGCGTGGTTTAAATTTAGACGGCCCAAAACCCGCGCCACCAAAAGAAAAGGTTTTGCCGAAACGGTCTTCTGTTTCATCCATCGCCGCGACTACGGATAAAGCAGTAATATCTGGTAGTTCTGTAATATCGCTGCCATCGGGGTCATCTTCGACAGAAGCTTTAGATGCTTTTGCTGGTTTAGTCATGGCGTCCAGCGGATGTCCGCAAGAACCACAAAACTTGGAGGTGGCGGAAGCCGAGGGCGTTCCACAGTTAGGACAGTATTTAGCCATAATTAATAATAACAAGCTAATTACACTTGTTACAATTATAACGCTATGACTTGACCAATATAGCTGATCGTTTCGTTCTTTTCGTTCAATACGGCGGAAAAACTAATATGCAAAGACACTCTATTCCCATGAGCATTGACGAACTCTACCGTTTCTTCAAACTCACAACCATCTTTAAACGCGGCCTCTAAGATTCTAGAATATCGCGCCAATTCTTCTGTTTTGATAAACTTGCGCCATGCAAAACCAATGAGTTCGTTAGTTCCACAGTCCAAGAAACGGGCAAATGTTCTATTTGCCCAAGAAATGCGCGAATGCGTATCGCAGAAGAAAAAACCAAGTTTAGAATCATTTAATAAGGCTATTTGACGACTCTCAGTGGCGATTTGGCGGTTTTCTATGCGGCGAATAGCATCTACGGGCGAACTTCCGCCATTATAACTCAACTTTTCGCGCACAAATTTGTTTAAATCATCGAGCGTGCTCTTTAATCCAAGGATTTCGCCGTCATTTCTAGATTGTGCGGCTTCGATTTTATGGGCGAGTTTAATCCAGTCGATTACTTCTTGGATGGGTTTCCACAAGATTTTCGCCGCCTTCCAAAGGAATCCCAAGAACTCCCTGTACTTAAAAATCGTCAATAAAACAGTAGAAATCCCAATAACTAGCTGAGTAATTAGGGTAATAAGTTCTTGATCCGCAACCATATTAATAAGTTACAGGAAGATTAGGAAAATTTCCTAGATTATTTATGGGTTGGGCGAGGAATTGACTCGATTCTTTCTATAATAAACTTGAGGATTTCTGATCTCAGAATATCGTCCTTGGTAAAATGAAAATGAAAAATACCCCTGTCTCTAGCCTCTTGGTCTGAAAAAGCTTTGATAAAATCGGCGAATCCAGACTTGTCTGCGGCTAAATCAATCTGCGCATTGTCTCCAGCGAAAATAATCTTGGTGTTTTTACCCGCTCTTGTGACGCATGTGATTATTTCCTTGAGTACTGCGTTCTGGCACTCGTCAAAAATTACAACTTTATTATTCCAACTCAACCCGCGAAGATAGTTAACGGGAATTGCTTGAAGCTTTCCTTTCGAGAAAAGTTCTTTCGTTGAGGAGTCGCTGAGAATTTCTTGACACTTTTCTTCCAATGGAATCTGAAAGGGGCCAAATTTTGATCCAACTTCACCAGGAAGGCTTCCCAAACTCTTAGAGCCAGATTCTTGGAGCCAGATTCTTGGATAGTGCGAACGTATAAGATATCTTTAGTCCAGTCTCTTTCGAGAAGATGAAGGGCCGCATAGATTGCCAAATAGCTCTTGCTTGTTCCAGAGCACCCAGACAAAAATACCATTTTTGTATCTTCATCTAATAGACATTTTAAAATTTCTTGTTGTTTTTCGGTAAAATTAAACTCCTTTTGTTTGAAATCAATTCTACCCCCGATGAACGATTGAGTCTCTACCTTGGCCAGCTTAGCGCGTTTTTTGAGTGGCATATACTATATTACAACCAAAAACCCAAAATAACTATAAAACTTCTAATATAAGGACTCTTGAATAACTACGACCCCACCGACACCGTTATCTGGATTAACTTCCATCGCCTGAGATGTCACCTTACCATTGATATTAATATCAAACAATCCACTCTGCGCGGCAAAATTATTATCCGCAATAAAAGAACTAAACGGAGAAAACGACAAATTCAGCGCAGCATTGTTGCCCGAATGTGTAATTATCTCCCCCACGGATTCTCCTTTGATCGAAGTTTCTCTAGTGAGATTAGTGAGTATAACCGTCGATGGAACACTCGCGCCCAATCCGTAAACAGCCTCTCGCGTGCATGAATAGTTGATGTTAATCTCCAACTTGCTTTGCGGCAGAGATGTTCCCGACCCAGAAACGCCCATTGCTAATGCATGAATTGAATCCAAATAAGCGCCAGACCCGTTTGTTGTCAGGAAATTCTGAATATTCGCGCCCGTAAAAGTTTGGCCCGTTATGCTGGATAAATCAAAGCAATCGAACCCAGCCTTCACGGTTGCAGGTTCTTGCGGCGAAATCTGCAAGCTTAAACTAGAAAGATAACATTGTTTCAAGAGGAAATTGCCAAGCCTGCACTGGTGACCCGAAACAAAATCTCCAGTCATGCCAGTAATCAGCGCCATCTGATTATTTGCGTCCAAGAAAGAATTGTCGCCAATCAATAAATACGCCTCGAAACTCAACTTCCCCTGTTGTGCTCCAGCAATGCCGTAATCATTGGATACCCGAGGAGAACCAAAGGTTTTCGACGCCTCTAATTGGGCGTCGGTAGAAAAAGAAACCGTTTTCGCCGCAAAAAAATGACTTCCCGTATTTGGCGCGGTATTTTCGGCCAAAAGATTAAGAAAAATGGGACAATTTTGGCTTTTTATAAAAATCATTTGACAAACGTATTCCTTAAGGTAGATTACACGATTACCAAATGATTAAATACTCAACAAAAGACATCCGCAAGGTAAACCGTCTATTCTCGCCAGACGAAAATGCTCCGATTATTGAATTATTCATAGATTTTCTTGAAACGAACCCATTAAAAAAGCGATCATTAATCCCTAAAGGCGGGAACGATAATATTATGACGCCGCCGAAATTGGCGCTAGATATCGTCAGATATTTTAACCCAAGCGGCTTGATGCTCGAACCATGTTCGGGGGATGGAGCGTTTTGGGATGCAATGCGTTCTGTTATTCCAGATGGAGAACCATTGCCAGACGAGTTTGAAATTTCGAAGGGTAAAGATTTTCTTTTAGCCGATTTAACGAGCTACAATTATTCGTGGCTCATTACAAATCCGCCGTTCTCCAAGATTCGCAAATTTCTAATTAAATCAATGCAAGTAGCAAACAATATTGTTTTCCTTTGTCCCTCAAACCATCTGTTGGGACTAAAAGCAAGAAAGCGAGACATCTTACAGGCGGGATTTCATTTCCGCGAAGTCGTATGGGTGGAAAAGCCCGTTGAGTGGCCCAGCAGCGGATTTTCATATGCGGCGATTCATTTATCTAAGGAAGCGGGCGATTGTAAATTCTCAGAATTAAAATCATAAAATGACTATTAAAGACTATCTTCCGCCCATTGTATCTCTGCTTTATTTAATTACGGCAATAGATTTCGCCCGCCAAAAGGAATGGGCGTGGTGTGGAATGTGGTTTTCTTATAGCCTTGCTAATATTTTTCTCGCGCTCGCTGCATACAAAAAATGAAAGAACCACCAAAATTCATCCAAATTTGCCCATCAAACGACCCAGAATATTTGTTTTTTGGACTAACGGATGGCGGCGAAATCTTTGGCCTTTTAAAGGGTAGTATGAAAAGCTATTATGATACCAAGAGAGTGCCTGACCGTTGGTGGAAAATAACCGCAGAATACAAATGAACAATCTCTGCGGCTTCAAAATCATCGAATCCAAAACCCTTATCATTCGCTACCAATACCGCTTCCCCAAAAGCAAACGCCGCCGCATAAGGAAAAAGTGGGAAAAAGACCAAACCAACTGGAAAACCAAACCCGATCCTCAATATTACCTTCTAAATAATCAAATCATCTGTCATCCAGTCATGGCCGAAAAACTTAGGCATCAAATGTTGACAACCAATAATTCTTATGCTAGATTAGCAAATGTCGAAGAAACTCAAAAGGTGCATAGAAATTACCCGCTCTCTTAAACCCAAGATGCAAGACGGCAAAAATTTCCATGCGAGTTTTCTCTATGATGGGCCGAGACTTCTTTCTATTGGATTTAATACCTATAAGCACGAACATCTTGCGCATAAATTCGGCGAATATCCTCCGACACGCGGCGGCAAAAATTACAAACCCTGTAGGCACAGTGAAACTGAAAGTTTAAATCGCCTTAAGAAAATCCCTAAGAATTTTACAATGGTGAATGTTAGGATAGACAATCAAGGAAATGTAGCGATGGCACAACCATGCAAAAACTGTCTTGCTGTTTTGCGAAAATTAAACCCCAAAAAAATCATATTCTCAATAAATGAACATGCTCACGGAATCATTAAATAACAAATTCTCCCCCGAACAAATTCAACTAATCGAAGATTGCCAGAAAACAATCCAAGAATTACAAGACCGCCAGTTAAGGGCTTATAATGAAGTCGTGCAGTTATTGCCGCCTTTAAAGGCAAACGAGATGTCCAAGTTGTGGGATTTTATCTTTAACGATGAAGCATATACGATTTCGCTTGACGAGAAAGGCTTGAAGGTGCAAAGTATATTTCAAACGCATGAGTAGAAAAATCTCCACCAATCATATCTCCGCTTGGGAACTCTACCGCGCCATCTGCCAAAAACATGGCAACACTAGATTCACCGACGAACTCTATCAATGGTGGGCATATAAAAACAACACGCTAGGCTATGTAACCTCGGCAATCGCTAGTTTGCGGGCGATGCCAGAGCAAGAAGCCATTACAGTAATGACTCACGCCTATTTTCGCCTAGAAAAGAAAACAAAAATGTCATGGCTAACATGGCTTAAAAGAAACAACATTCCAATCGCAAAAAACCCCTTCGACAATTAATGGACCTCCAAAATTTCACACTATTCGCCGCTGCTGGCTCACTCGTAGCATTCTGGCAGCAAATTAAGGGCTTTCTTGTTAGAGTATTTTCATTAGTCGTCAGATGCGATACAATTCCGCACTCAAATGTGGCAGAGGCATTCTTGCAGGAGATTTTGCCCGACACAAAATTAATCAAGTGGGGAAACAACACTTACTTATCAGAAAACAAATTCTTCCCGCGCCATAAACTTTGGGCGAATCTGTTGTTTTGCTATTTCAAAAGCTATCCCGCGCTCTATAAGAAGCGGCCAATTATCTTGGCGGAAAGTGGAGAATATGGACTAACCGTTACCTATATAGTAGGAACTTTCCCCATGAAGGAGATTCTTGAGAAAATAAACAAAAAAGAATTCAACAAAAACATCGAAATTTACTCGGCCAAAGTAAATAACTTTTATGTTTGCGACATTTCAGGAAGCGATGAAGTTGGCAATAAGTCTCAATCAAGTCAACCAACATCGTCTGGAGTAGCCGTCGAAAACCCATCGTCTAATAATCGAGGAATATTTTCGCGCACATACTCCTTAAAACAAAAGGCGGTATATTTTGGCGTTGATTATTCTGGCGTGGAGGCCGATAAACAAGAAGAAAAGAAAGAAAAAGACTATTTTTGGTCCAAAGAAGCCCTCCAATTAGACGGCGAAATAAATTTCTGGCTCTCAAACAGAACGTGGTATAGAGAGCGCGGTTTAAGCTGGAGGCGCGGCGCATTATTATGGGGCAAGGCTGGAAGCGGGAAGTCCAAACTTGTTGTCAAATGCGCCGAAAAGCATGGGTTGCCAGTGTTTAGATTAAATATTTCCAACATGAGCAATTCCGAGTTCTCAAAAGCTTTCGAGCGAGAATCGGGGGATGGACATATTATTCTGATAGAGGATGTCGAAAGTGTGATGGAGGGCCGAACCAATTTGCTTGCGGCGGGAACTCATACGAAGCAATTATTGTGTTTCGACACCTTCATTAATGCTATCGGCGGGGTGAAAAGTGCGTCTGGAGCATTTGTGGTATTGACCACCAATCATCCAGAAAAGTTAGACGAGGCTTTAACGCGCTCTGGACGTTTGGATGCAAAAATAGAAGTCGGCCCATTATGCGAAGAGGGGCGGCGATTCATTGCTGAAAATATTTTGCGTGACTGGCCTTTAGAGATTGACAAAAGCGTTCGCGAGTGCGATAATATGGTTGCCGCAGACTTCGAGAATCACTGTATTGAATTAGCAATTAGAGAAAAGAACAAAGAATTACATGCCTAAAATCGTCCATTGTAAAAATCCGCACAGTCTTTACGTCGGCAGGCCCAAAGCTGGCCAAGAATGGAGATTTGGAAATCCATTTGTTATAGGTAAAGACGGAGATAGACAAACTGTTATCCAAAAGATGGACAACTGGCTAGAATCGCGCAAATCTTTCGGCAATAAAGACGCCACTCCCGAACGCCGACAATGGATTCTCGACAATATTCATCTTATTCGAGAGGCTGAAACTATTGGTTGCTGGTGCAATTATCCAAAAGAAGATTGCCACGGAAGAATACTAATTGAGCGGGCGAACAAAAGCGTTGATAAAAAAATAACGCTCGCAATCATAGGAACTGCTGGCCGTGGCGAGGACTATAATAAATTAACAGCCAATCATTACCAACAAATGATCTTGGCCGCAAAAAAGGTTATCGAATTAGAGCGCGTCACTCACCTTGTCTCTGGCGGCGCAGCTTGGGCAGATTTTTCGATGCACGAAAGCGATTTACCCAAGAAGATATTTCTGCCCGCCAAAGAAAAGGACGTAGAAACGGCGAAATATTATCACCAAAGGTTTTTTGAAAAAGTTCCAGATTGCACAGATTTCGATGATGTTAAAAATGCCGAGATTATCTCTAGCGGCGGATTCTTAGATAGAAACATTCTCGTAGCTAATGAGGCGGATTTGTTTTTAGCCATGACTTTCGGCCACAAAAACGAAGTAAAAGACGGCGGCACGAAACATACTGTTGATAACATGCTAAAACAGGGTAAATTTGGGTATCACCTTTGCCTGACGGATTTAAAACTATACAAAAATGCAAAATAATTACATGCCAATTCTCGAAAAGAAGCGCCGAGCTAAAAAGCCTAAATCGAAAAAGATGAATAAAAACGATCAACCGCCCGCACCATCTTTTAGATGCGATACTTACTCCAAGCCCTATTCATGGAGAGAGTAACATGAAAAATAACAAACCCAAAACCATTTACCTCCCCGAAAATGCCACGCACGCGGGTATTGACATCACTTATATCAAATCCAGAAACGAACTAAGAATCGGCGGCTGGTTTGATTCTATGGTTGGGATTTCTGGCGGGTCAATTCCACTAAAAGATTTCTTCTTCAAGTTGGGAATCACAGAAAAACAATGCACTAAAGCTTTTAAATAATATGACCGTCAAATTAAAACAACCCCGCCCCGTATATAATCTACCAGAGGGATATGAATTTACCGTTGACAATTTCGATGACGGAGAGTATAGTCTCATGGCCTTTTACCAAGGATGGGTAAAGAATTTGGACGGCCACGAATATTTGGCCACATTTGATCAAGAAGATTGCGAAATTATTGACTGGAGATAATATGAAAACCTACAAACTAAACCTAAACTGGGAACCCGACGATTGCCATTATTATAATGCCGAAACCTACTGCCGTATTTGGAGCGATCAAACTCTCGCCGTAATTAACAACGGAGAAAATTACTACAATGTCGAAATGTACGACAGGGAGGGAAACGAAATGGAAGGAATAGCTGGCGGCGAAACTGTCGAAGAGGCCCAAGAAAATGCTAAAATTTGGCTTGACGAACAACTATTAAGGTTTATGATGGAAGTCCAATATGAACAACCTAAAATTTAGAGTCTGGGAAAGCGCCGTGGGGTTTGAAAAATTCTACTATGACATGGACGAACTGTTTAAAAACCCAAGCGTTATTCCATCAGAAATCTTCAACGGGGAAGACAAGCTTCTTATAATCAATCAGTGGAGCGGATTGAAGGATAGAAATGGTAAAGACGTTTATTCTGGAGACATCGTTCAAGAGCAGTTAATTGATGGCGTTGGATTTTGTGGTCAAATTTATTTCGCCGCTGGAACTTTTATGATTGATGGCGATGGGCCGCTATACGATCATACGCATAGTCTGACGCCAGACATTCTAGAAGATTATCTTGTCGTTGGTAATATTTATGAGAATAAAGAACTTCTTGCTTGACAATCTAAAAATCTAACCTATAATACAAAATGACAGAAAAGGAACTCACCAAAATTAGGTTTTACTATCGAAGATAGTGGTTATAAAAATTATCATAATGGCAACTTGGAAAAATGCTTTACTATAAAATCAGAAAGGCTAAACGAAGGATTCAGTGTTTACGAAGACTTAAAAGATTTAAATAAGTCTAAGGTGAAAAAAAGAGAGGAATTCTTTTTTGCTCGACAACTATTTCTTTCTCACGAATATCTTATAGAGACGAAGCTAATGCCTTACTACCTCAAAATTGCCCGAGGCACAAATCTCAAAGAAATAATCGCAACAATTAAAATCCCAACAAAATAATTCAAATACCAAAAACACATGACACACTACGATCAGCCACCAGAAGAAGTCCACGAAATTATCAACAAATTAATCGACGATCATTATCCTGATTTAAAAGAGGCAGCAGTTAAAATTGATGTGCTCTTTGCATTCAATGATAAAACTTTTGCTGTAAAATGCGGCGGGTATCCAGCCTTGGCTGTAGTCAAGATTAACTCTCTCAAAGCTCGTTTTAAGGGTCAGGGAGATGCAGAAATCATTATTGATGGCGATGGTTATGAAGCTATGTCAACCGAACAGCGCGAGGCAGTTTGTGACCACGAATTGCACCATATCCTCGTTCAGCGCGATAAGGAGCAAAATATTAAGCGTGATGACCTTGACCGTCCAAAGTTTCGGATGAAAAAGCATGATTATCAATTAGGCTGGTTCAGAGAGATTGCAGAAAGACACGGCCAAAACTCCCCCGAAGTCTATCAGGCCAAACTTCTTTGGAATAATGATGGCAAAACATTTTTCCCGCAAGTATGATTAATCTCATCAAACGTTGCTCAAAGACTGCCCTGAAATTGCCGTTTTCTGTTGCTTGGGATGTAATTAGTCTCGGTAACATGGGAGAAGGAGCTTCTACAGCAAAGGTTTTGGCCGAACATAAAAGAGAAAAACAAATAGAGGAAATAATCAATGGACAAATCAAATATCCTAAAAATACACACTAAAACCCGCAAAGAAGACGGCAAATTGGTAAAATACTTTATCACCAACGATTCTTTCGAAGATGAGTATGGATCATTGAAAAGCGATTATCACGCTTGGCGGCAGGAACCTCGGAAAGAAGCAAAGCGGCTCACTAGTTCAAACTACTATAATTCAATAGACGACGCATTGAGACATATTGACTTTGGCACATGGATTGATTGCCCGACCTGCAAGAAGCCTCATTATAAATACATAAAAGATAAACGCGAAGTATGAATAACAATGAAGAAACCCTAAAATCTTTACTTAATAAAAACATCCGAATCCACTATTCGGGAGCGCATAAGATTTTTATTATTTCGGGCATTCTTTTAAAAGAGGGGACATGTTATGTTGTAAGAAATGAAAGCGGTTACTCTTGTTTTGGCTACGAAAGCGTTTTGTCTATTTTAATGAACGACCCTTATGAACAAGTAATTTGGGCAACCATTTATTTAGAATGATTAAAACAATCAAAAACTTCTTTTTTCGCCGCGCCCAAAAGAAAAGACAAAAGTTAGGAGGGCGACACGAACTCTGGTTTTTAGACGTAGTGATGGCGGAGCGCTGGTTCCAACATAATTCTGAAACAAGAGGCCGTCCCCATCCGTTATGCCGAGGAACACCAGTGGTAGAAATACATGATCCAAAAGTATGATTCTAAAACTAACAAATCAAGACCTTTGTTTTTTCCCCGATAAAAAAGACCTTTGTAGCCATGGAGAGCTTGACAATGTAGAACCGTTTAATATCAAGGGGTTCAGCCCTCGTAATTTTGTCAAGGGTTTTCTAGAGCGCAGGGGCATTCTTAAACCAAGGATTGAAGAGGTTATGCTGGCGGAATTCTCTAGCGTGGATATGCATGTGGATAACCTATCTTCCTCGTCGTGTGGATCAATAGCAATATTTCTAAGAGGAAGCGGCGAATTATTTTATACCCTTAAAATTCCTAATAAAAGAAACCAATTTATAACAATGAATAAAAAAGTCCAAGCGGGTGAAGCGATTACCTTTGATTTTCATTTACCCCATCAATTTAAGTCAGAAGAAAATTGCATTGCTGTGTTGGCGGATGTGAATAGGAAACAGTTGGAGAAATTGATATGAATATTACCTACGACGAAAAAGGGCGAATCAAAAACTGGTTCTCCAATATGTTGCCCATGGATGAGCCTTATGAATATCAGGGTATTCTATACAGGACATCTGAAAATTTCTATCAGGCAATGAAACTGCCAAAGGATAGAATAGATTTGCGGACTGAAATCGCCGCCATGAATCCCTATAAAGCTAAAACAGCTATTCGAGACAGGAAAAAATACCTTTGGCGCGAGGATTGGGAGTCTGATAAGTTGGCTGTGATGGAATATATTCTGAGGATTAAATTCGCCAAAGGAACTTCTTGGGCCGCAAAGCTTTTGGCTACAGGCAATGAGGAAATTGTAGAATGGAATAATTGGAATGATCGTTTTTATGGAAAAGATATTCGTACTGGTGTCGGAGAAAATAATCTCGGAAAGCTTCTGATGAAGATTAGAGATGAGTTATTATACTTGGAGAGATTAAGTGTAATAAATAATAATGACTCATCTATTCATCATTTATCTAGTAACAAACAAAATCAATAACAAAAAGTATATTGGACAAACAATAGTATCTTTAAAAAAGAGGTGGCAACGACATTGTTGGACATGCACTTTGCAAGCAAAAAGACAGGCTATAACAGAGGCTATCGCCAAATATGGGAAAGAGAGCTTTCAAATATTTGAGATTGATTACGCAGATTCTTTAGAAGAGGCAAATCGAAAAGAAGTTTATTGGGGATTATTTTATAACTCTTTATCTCCAAATGGATATAATTTAAAATTAGGCGGTCGCAAATATGCTAAAATGGCGCAGGAAACCAAAGATAAAATTTCAAAAAGTAATAAAGGTAAAATAATCTCCAAAGAGACAAGGAAAAAATCTTCTTTATCTCACAAAGGCTTTAAGCCGTCGCAAGAAACTAGAGAAAAATTATCAATAATAAATAAGGGTAAAAAACCACATGAAAATACAGTTAGAGCTGCTAGCCAAAAAAGCTCAAAAAAATATTTGATGATTTCTCCAGATGGGGAAGAAATTATAATAATTAATATGAGGGCATTTTGCAGAGAAAACAATTTATCTCTTCAAATGATGACGAAAGTGTGCTCTAAAAAAGTCGCTTCTCATAAAGGTTGGAAACATATAAAAACATTAAATAGAATGAACGAAGAATTAGGCTCAAGAAGAAAACCATTAAAATGAAAATGATAACTGGACACATGGAGAATAAAGGTGAAACAGTATGTCGGGCTAGAAATAGCCTTCTCAAGTGCGGGTGCAATTCTTACTGTATCCGCCAATTTTTTAACGCATGAAAGCCTACAAACTGGAAATCCTAATAGTAAACCACGACGAATTAACCGCCGACGAAATTGTATCGGAACTTGAGAGCAGTAGATTCACTAATCGCTGCATCAATCCACAGGTCATGGGTATAGCCGAAGCCGATATTGGCGAATGGGACAATGATCACCCATTAAACAGGGTAGATTTGCAATACGCAGAATACAATAGACTATTCAAATGACGGAACTCGAACAATCTATGGCTCAAATAGCCAAATTAGACAATCATCAACGAATTAAAGACCTTCAATCCCTCGTCTTGGCGTGGGAAAGATTTTCGGCGCAAATACCAGAGTGTTTCAGGGAGGAGATTTTATTTCGCCTGAGAAATACTATGAGAATGTATCAGTGTGAGTTGAATTGTTTGATGGCGCTGAATAAATCCCATGAATAAATTTCTACAATTCATTTCCGCCGAAGAAAATAGACTCGCCCGCCTAAAAATCTTCTGTGATGCCGCGCAAATAAATTTTCCCGCCGCAAAAGAAGAAATCGCCAAAGCCTGCAACAATGCTCAATCAGAAGGCTTTTATCTTTCGCCGCAAGAAATTCAAGATAGATACATTTACTACAAAAACCATGATATTAATTGCTCGCTAGGAGAGCCTTATTTTTGGGAGCTTGTTAATTTTATTAAGAAACAGTAATTTATGAGCCAGTTTTTCCTCCAAGCAAACTACCGAGTATTACCATCTTTTGCGGAAGTGCGAGAGCATGAGGCGGCGATGATTCTCAAATCTGAGAATACAATAATTTTTCGGCCCTCAAGCCATCATGAGATTTTTGATTCGAAAGGGATCATCGTCTTCAAAGATGGCCAATGGGTCGATGCCTTAAAAGACGCCCTATTCGAGGCTATGTTTGAGCGCGGCGAAGATTATCCAGTAGCTTATGTAGAATCAACGGGCGTTCTTGGATTGGGCAAATGGATGAAGACGGAAAAATCTTCAACCCTCGATTGGTCTAGATGGTTGGGCGAAGAAGAATCTTATATTGAATGGACAGACGTTCTATTATCTGCCACAAAAGAATTCGGCGATTTGTCTAGGGAACAATACTTGAGTTGTTTATTGAGGCTCGAATGGAGTCCTAGCGTAGATTGGGAGAGTGGAATTGATGAGGGGTCTTTTGAAATTGTTGAAGAAATTTATTCTATTTAATAACCCGTTATGTTATCGGGAAGGTTCCAGAAAATAAAGGTCGGCACATTTTTTTAGAATTTAATAGGTAAATGCATAGAGTAAGTATCAAAATTTTCTGGAAAAGACACGGGTTATTCCATAGGGGTAGTATGTATAGAATGCGGGTGAGAGACCAATCTTTGGATAAAGGTTCTGAATTATTAACCTTACTTAAAGAAGTAGAGTACCCCTAGGGCTTTTTCTTAAAAATTCTTCGTAAGAACTTTTCAAACAATGGTAGGCATCATTCCCATGGTGTTCTCCCTACTACTGTTCCTCGCGCCCTCGTAGAGCGCTCACCTAGGCGCGAATCACCCCTCTAATGACTCGGCAACGGCATGAGTGACAGAGCACGTAGTCATGATGCACACGCCATAGAATACGCTGGCAGACAGGCCATAGAACACGATGCTAGGAGTGGCGGGATACGTGAGCAGGTTAGCGGCTGAGCAGATAAGGCTAACGAGCATTCCGATCATAAGGCCAGCAGCGATAGAGTAGAGGGAGAGGGAGGCAAGGCGATTCATAAGACTATATAATGGACTATATCAGCTACTCGTGCAAGTGATAAAATGAAATAAATGAAAAGAAAAAAGCTCCACATGGAACGTCCCGCCCCTAGTCGCTTGGCATAGGTGGCTATCCCATGGCAAGCAAAGCAGGCTTAGAACAGCATAGATGATAAGACTAGTCTATCAGCTTGCGATCACGTAGGGATTGAAGCAGGCGCTTCTTAGTGGCTCGTTTGTTGGCGTCATAGATAGGAGCCCTAGGACGATGATCGCCTGTATCAATCACCCATGAGCGACCATTAAGAGAGGCGACGTAATAGCCTGCAAGCATGTAAGTCATGGCAGTTTAGCCTTTCTCTTAGGGGTGTTAGCTCCGAGAATGAACGCGACACAGGCGCGGCGCGTAGTGGGGAAGGCGACAAGCTGCCGCCATGTGAGAAGCAAGGGATGGGATGGGAGATACATAGTAGGTGAAAAATGAGCCCGATAGATGTCTAGTCTATATAAGGGCAAGGGTTAACGCTTAGCGTAGGCGAGTATGCCAGCACATAACGCGAGGATAACGATTAGTAGCTCCATGGGTGAGGGGTTAGGGGTTAATCGTTATAACCCATGCCCATGCTGGCGAGGGTGTCAGACACATCACGGCGGGAACGCTGGGAAGGCAGTCTGAACGAATGCTCGCGCATAGAGTCTGTGCGCTTGGCATAGGCATGCTCGCGAAGGGTGTTTTCTTCGTCCTGCTCTTCATCGTCCTGATCTTCATCACTCACGTTGCAATCAGAGCCGTAGGCGCTAAGCCGCGCATCATGCTCACGAACACGGGACATATCGGGCATCTTGAACCCATTAGGCGGGGCGGACACAGTGCGTAGATCGGGGCCGATTTCCTCCATGGTGAGAGACGTGCGGCCATCGCACAAAGCAAGGCGTTCAGTTTGGGAAAGATAGGGAGCAATAGTTGTATTCATATCATTTTAGTTTAGTTTGTTAAGAAGCGTTTGTACGCTCCATTGCATGCACCCCGCAGGATGCATGCTAGGAGATTACCTAACGATTAACCAGCGTATCCCACTGCCACCTTGCTCATAGATGCGCCAAGCTTGTTCCACTCGTTACGAGTGTCAGTATCAAGCAAGCCTTGCACGAAGCGCGTTTTATGATCCGCAGCGCCAGCGAATTCTGCTTTGTACATACGCTCCGCAGTATCGCTTTTCTTCCCCGTCCCCTCGCCACTAGTCCAGTATTCAGTACCACCGTTTGCAAGGTCATAAAGAGTCCTGCCCGAATTGCCTTTGCCACGATAGGCAAGGCGGGTGATTTCCTCCGCCGCATTAAGGGAGCGCGTAGCAAGCTCATCTTGCTTATCTTGCATGCTGGCAAAGTAGCCAAGGGGGATGTTTGCAAGCTGGCGAGTGTCTGCATCAATCTGAGCAAGTTCTTCCATGCAACGCACGAATTCGCCCCGCCCCGCCATGATGGCCTGAATCATTTCAGACACATGATTGATCTTGAGACTTGCATTCTGCGTGTGATACACGGAAAAACCGACTTCCCCTTGCGCCTCAAGACTCCAACGAAGAGTATTCATACACACGATGCGAATCATGGAATCATAGGCTCGCAAGCCAAGCGTGCCATCATGCGAAGTCACAAAGTTAAGCGAGGTTTTAATCGTTTCGTCTCCCGTTTTCGTTTTCACCCGCAAATCTTCCCCGATTGACACACTCGCGAAACATTTTTTTCCCGCTTCCAAGGTGCCAGCACAAGTAACAGTCGCGCCGTTGTCGAGAACATCCGCCAGCGAATCACGGAGCAAGGCGAAAAGTTCAGCATTTTCGATAGGACGATACGAATTTTTCGGGATGTGAAGGGGGACAATCTCGTTAGAGGTACCAACAAGATCAGGACGGCAGAGCCTATAATCAGCCGCGAGAATCTTGTGATTCGGCATGATATAGGGTTTTTCATCCACCACAAAGGAGCATTGTCCTTCAATGATGCGGGGGGAAAGGGCGAAAAATTCGTTCTCTCCGATGGATTCGCGCAGGGTGGCAAGCTTGTGCCATTCACTTCCCTGCGTGGAAAAAATGCAATCAACTGGTTTGACGATTCCGTGAGACATAATGTTTTTGTTTTTAGGTTTACTTTTCGCGTCCTAAGTTTGGAGGGGCGCGAAAATAAAATCTAAATGGTTATGATCTATATCTTGCACTCTATCCTTTGTGCATGGGTGGAACGCGACTGGCCACAGTGAGATTATCCGCGTGTTTAAGGGATTCTGCCCTTCGGTCGCGTCCTTCGCGCCGTTCAGTTATGTATAATGCCACATATAGAAACAGAATCAAATAGTTTTTCATCTTTGGGCAAAAATAAATCAATTTTCCCCTCCCTATATAAGAGAGTATATATCTACTGTTCGCCCGAACAACTCAAAAATGCGAAATCGTTTAAAATGTTTTCGAGTATCTCCATAGCGTACAAGGGTATCGGCACGCAAAACCCCCTTTAAAACGCAATCTAGCGGCTAGTAACTTTGACTATGGGGAATATCTTATGGAGCGCTGTTCATGTGAACATGTAGTAGTAGCAAAATAATAAATCAGATTCTTTCTTTCGGCGGCAAAAAATAAACTAGATCATACTCCTATACTAGCCTAGGTGAATTTCGTATGTTGACAATGTGGCAATCTATCGTATAGTTTTCATGGACGAAAAATTTGCCGCCATCCGATTCTTGCCTAGAGCAATTTTTTATGCGCCACGTAAGATAGCTCTCTAATACTACTGCTTAAGAATACTAAGATGCTAACCTAAGAGCGCCGCTTAAGTTACCTAAGTGATTAACGTAGATGGTTTGCCTACTCATCGTAGGTCGTTGACCTAGAATGTTTTACGCCGCTAGACTGGTCAGTCTAGTAACAAATTGATTGCTTTATTTGCGTTCTATATTATTTGCAGCAAAATGAATTAGTTTTTATTTGGCCGCGCATAAAAAAACGGCGATCAAATTAATGACCGCCGCTCGTTTTATTTTTAATTCGGTTTATTTGCCAGCATACTAGACCGATTGGTCTAGTTGTACTTAAAAAGCAATTCGCCTTTTCCGACTTTTTCGGATTTCATCCACGTATTCAAAATGCAAACTCCCTTTTTGTGAGGGCGGTTGAAAAACTTCTCATTCGAGACTTCTAGCAGGATTTCCCCACTATTTGCGATTTCTCGCGCCTCAGATTCAGAATAAAGAAATTCTTCGGTTGGAAATCCTTGGGCATTGATCGGCTGGAATGATTTATTCATAATAAGAGTATATAGCGAATTAATCAAAGGCGCAAGTATTATTTGCCACCTACGGAAGAAATCACCGTTACACCTTCCATGATAGCATTCTCACCCATCATAGTAGTAAAATTCTTGGGATCTATTTGAACGCACGTAGGGAAAATGGCCTTGCCATAACTGGCAGAGAAGCGGGACGCAATGATATTCGCGACTGCTTCGGCATGGCCAATAGAATCAATTCCTTCGACGGTAACGGTTTGCTGGTTGGAAAAATGAAGAGTAGCTTTCATGGATTCAATATATCACATTATTATTGGCCGTGCAAGATTTATTCTCTTATTTCTTTGGCCATGTGAATACCCTCTTGCCATCGGGGAAAATAACAGTTGCGCCCCATTGGTTAAAGGTAGTGGAGAATTCCCATTTCACCACCTCTTGCACGGGATAATACCCATAATTACGCTGGAAAAGATTGGTATCTGGCTTGGGCGGATAGGAGAGAATCATGACAAGAGTATAATCTATTTATTTCGGCCCGTCAAGGATTAAATCACCTTTTCCACCACACAAGATGAGAAGCAAAATCCAGAATCTTTTTTAGCGTATGCTCCCTTTTCCGTATAGGTGTAAGCTTCGTGTTTCTCTCCCTGCCAGTAATTCGGCAGCTTGTCGGAATTCACGCGACCCGTATAATATTTTCCGTTTGGGAACTTCAAGGCGTACTCAAATGTGAATGATTCTTTCATGCCGTTACAATACAAGAGTTGAAATGATTGGTCAAGCATTATTTTGCGCCGAATTCATCAAAATCATGTGACGCGGCCCTTTTCTGATTCGTCCAGCATGTAGAGCACATGTATTGCCTATGTCCATGGGGATCACCCCACCATTTCGCCCATTTGTTTCCACACTCACAGGGGACAGTCGGAGGAATTGATTTTTTTGGAGAGTCTTGTTTCATGGGAGTACAATATACTATCTATTTAATCGGCGCAAGTTGTTTATTTATTCCACCCGCAGGCGGAAAGAAAAATCTGTTTGTTAAAACGTGCATTCTCGCTAGAGAATTGATTAGCCAAGTCGAGAGCGACAAGGCGTACGCCTCCTTTGACATCTTCCGACGTTTCGCTTTCAAGGCGGGATTTGATACGGGCGGCGATAGCGATGTAATTCTTTTTGCTCATATTTACTTGTGATTGAATTGTTTATCTTGGCGAGGATTCAATATAGTCTGTTATTTGGGGCGGCGCAAATTGTTTTACGCTTTATAAACAAGATAGTTTTCACCCTTGTAGCAATAGATTCTCGTATCTTCTCTGACAGAATCCCAAGGGAGGCGACTACCCAAGGCAAGCCAAGTACCCGCACGCCATGCCGTTGAAGCTCGTTTGTAGATTTTATTTTTCATGATTCGAGAGTATAATGCTATTTTATTATCGGCGCAAGGATTATTTGCTTATTTAATCCACGATACACTAGCTTTGCACACTATCAGAAACGAGTTTATCGTGCATAACCAGTATATTCTAGAAATTATAACCATTTCGCGCCAGAATCTTCATGATGAGAAAAACCACATCGGGGCGGCCATTGTGCATAATCATCTTATCATGGCTATTTACTTGGAACGTCGAAAACTCGCCTCTTATGGAAAGCGGGAACTCTGACACTTTGAAATGCGTGGGGTGATATGTCGCGGTCATGGGTATAATATAAACTAGATTATTCTATGATACAAGAACTATTTGCGGCCAATTGTTTTCTCAAATTTGAGAATAATCTTCTATTTTGGGCCGAAAAATCGAATCGTTTAAATTTGTCGCGAGTATCAGGACAGCGGCCAAAATTACGACGCGCCAAAACGAGAATAAAAGGGGTTTATTCGATTCTTTATCCCGCAGGGATGCCCTACGGCGAGTAATTATAGGTTATTTATTTGGGCGGGTCAAGGTTTATTTGTCTCGAAGAGAGATTTTTGCAGCATAATAGGCTGTATCTTCCGCATTTTCCAACGTAGAACCCAAGCCATCACAAAGCTTTTCGCCGTCAATGAACACCCCGCAAGAGAAAACATTTCCCGCGCCTTTTGTGATTGTTTTGGCGTTGAATTGAGTTTGGATGTCTTTTGATGTTTTCATATAACCAATATAGCGGTTTTTATTTCCGCCGCAAGGTTTATTTTGTTTAAATTAGTGTATCGGGAGGGATTCGCACCCTCAATCAACGAATTATGCCTACCACTACGGTTTTCACCGCCAATTCCTAAGAATTGTTTGTAGTCTGGACTATGCCTTAGCCATTTTAAAGGCTGGTGATTATAGTCTCTACACGTCTCCATTTCTGGATTTCGCTCGGCGTTGGGAGTTTATTGATTCGAGATATAATTACCCTCTCTATAGGTGGATCAATAAATTAACCGTTCACCGAATTTACACCTTACAAATAGTAAGTTTCCTTACTACCGACCCATTTTGAGTTCGCTGCTTTGACTATTAAGCTACCGATACATTTTAGAAATATTTGGTTGAAATTTGGCGCTCCTGATAGGGTATGATCCTACATGTATCCAATTATCCTTTCTACCCGTTAGAAGCGGGAGGGAATACAGGAGCATTTGAAATTGGTACCCCTTCCGAGACACGACCTCGGACATTCAGAATTTTTAAGATTCCGCTCTCTGCATTGGAGTAAAGGGGCGTTTTTGAAATTTGTTTTATTCTTTATCCCGTAAGGGATGCCCTGCGGCGAGCACTACTGCCGAAAGTAGCAAATCATAGACCGCGACGAATCAGGATAACGTGCGACTACTCGCTGAGCTTCAGATTCTGTTAAGTTCTTTTCGAGAATTGTGCGGCGGTTGGATTTGCGGCCAATTTTGACGACTTTGTATTTTGCTTCGTTCATGTGATTAATATATAACAGATTGTCGTGAGAGTCAAGCGCCTTTATGATCTAAATCGTATTCAGCCTGCAAATCTTCTTTGTCGTTCGTTTCAAGAATAAACGCATCAATAAAACCCTTGGCGTGATGAGCGCGAGTCTGAGCGCCAAAGTCGAAAGAGTATTTTTCAATCCATTCGATTAGGTCTAGAGCATGTTTGAGGTTTTCGTTCATGAGATATATTAGAGTATATTTGAGAGATTGTCAAATTGTTTTGTTATTATTTAACATGGAAATTTCATTTAAGGATATTCACGATGCAATTGTGGCGGAAGCAAAATATGGGATTCCATTCCCATACCCAATGAAATCGAAAGATAAATCATTAAAGATAGAGCCGAAAACTGAAATAACTTTTTCAGTTTTAGATAACTCTTTAAAAATAGACGATTTTATCGAAAGAGACGAGATAACAGAAAATGATTTCGATTTTTCAGCTTTAAAAAAAGCTAAACCAAAAAAGCTGAGAAAAATTAAACGAGATATTTCGACAGAGCGGGCAAAAGATTTGATTCTGGAAAAGAAAAAGGCGGGTTGTTCTAATTGCGGTTATAACCGATATATGGGAGCATTAGAGTTTCATCATCTAGACCCGTCTACCAAGTCTTTTTCCATAGGGAGTAACGCAGCGGGAAAAAATTTAAATGAAATTCTAGAAGAGCTTTCTAAATGTGTTTTGCTTTGTTCTAATTGCCATAGGGAAGTCCATGGCGGATTAATTAAGCTCTGATTACTATTATGCGTTTATTTATTCAGCATTCCGCACTTAAAAGCAGTAATAATAAGGACAATGCCAAGCCAGAATCTAAATTGATTTAATTTGTATTCCGTAGTGAATCCATAGACGAGGCAAACGATAAGATAGATGATATATGGCGTAGTCATGTGTTAGTTTGTTGATTTTCAGTTGATTAACTTTAGCGCGTGTTTGAGAGATTGTCAAGTATTATCGGAGAATTACTTGTATTTTGCAAGTGTTTGGAGTTATTTGGGAGATTTAGAAGGCAAGTAGATCATTACCAAATGTTATCAACTCCCCTCAAAAAGTAATTGCGTTGTTTATGTCCTAGTAAGAGTATATCCCTTGTGTTATTCCTATATGTATCTTATCTACTTAGTCTTTGCTCCCATAGTTCGCTAGACCAATCACCCTCAGTATCTTCTGAGGGTTTTTCGGTGACAGTATAGCCTTGTTTCTCATTGTAATCGACTACTACGTCACGCCTAATTGCGCGTTCTAGATTGTTGTAATTCAACGGTTTATCTTCCGCGCTGGAAAGATTGATTTCAATATTTTGCGCCACCCAATTTCCAAAGTATTCGTAAAATCCCCTTGTAATGGCGCTCTTGATTTCTCCCACATCAGGGAGAGCCTTAAGATGATCGGGCGCTTCAATTTCAAGAATCAGTTTGTGTTTCATAAAGCAATATACTCCCTAAAGTTTTCTCGGTCAAGCTCTTTTCCAAGTCTTTTTATTTCCGCCGAAAGTTATTTTGTTTCTTTATTTTCCGCCGAAAGGTTTTGGTTTGATTGTTTAACATGACGGGTAAATTCAATTGGTTTTAATCTCCCACGGCTTTTCTGGCAATTCGGCTATTTCTAACCAAATACCCTTTTTTATCATGTTTTGATAATATGGCTCGACCTTTTCCCATTTTGATTCTGAACCATCCTCGAAAAGATAGCGGGCATTGAATTTATCGTCAAGCTCGATTAAATAACATAGTCCAGAGCGAGGCCAACCAAAAAAGAATTGATCCTTGTGGCGGTAAAATTTATTCATATCTTTATTATACTTTAATTATACTGGCACTCAAATACTTTCATGATAAAAACCGTATCGTAAAACTCTTTTTCTGAAAGAGAAGGATCAGTGCATTCTTCTTTTACGAAATCTCCGATTTGTGAAATCGCATCTAAAGTCATTCCATATGAATCTTTATTGCGAATGGAATGTAAGACAGCGGCCAGTTTTAAAGCAAGTTCTTTATTCATGTGATTTTATAGTTTAATTATTCTGCCGCGTCAAATGATTTGCAATTAAATCTGGCGTAGTCTTTATAATGAGATTTTTTTCTATTTTTGTTTTTACAACGATAGAAACGAATTAATGCCTCGTACGACTTAATAGCATAACAAATGGAGTTCCCTTTTTCCTTCAAGGCTCGCCAATCTTTCAATTGGTTTATAATACACGGTGGAACATTCATACAGCTATTATGCTTCAATTATTATAACCCGTCAACCTCAAATCACAATTTCAGCAGGCGGGGCGGCCAATTGATTCTTATGCCATTTTTTAGCGGCGCGAATCTCTTTCATAGCCTTGTTAAGAGTCGGCGCTACACCCTCGCGAATCACGCCAGAAATACCCTCTTGGCACAAGCTCCAAAGGTGGCGGTCAGAGGAGAGGGTATTAATTGACGGGTCGTATTTGATTTTGTTCATGACTTAATTATAATTTATTAATCCTTGCTCGTCAATTTAAATCCGCCCCAAAGTTTTGGGTTTTTTTGTTTCAGTTTTTCCAATTCGGCGGGCGTGATTGGATTTGTTTTTTGAATCCAGTCGAGGGTTTCATTTTTGGCCGCTTGGTTGGCGTGGCTAGACCAGAAATGTTGTGTTTGGGTTTTCATGTCTTAAATATAACTTACTTACTCCGCCGAATCAAATTGTTTCTTTAATTCTTCAATTTTTGCTATGAATCGGGCATACAATTCCTCGCCATCCAGTTCCCGCCCGAACACTTTCTTAAAATGCTCGCAATCACGCTTTAGTTCGCCCTCAGCGTATTCTGGCGATTCATCTGTGCAAAGATGCTTGAAGCCGTCAAACACGCCACAAGCTTCATCTTCTGGCCAATTTTCGGCAGCTAATTGAAAGAGTTTCATGGGTTATTATAAGCGGGGAATTTCAACCCCGCAAGTTATTTGTTTATTTAACCAATCAAGCCACCTTGTAAGTAATCGCGCCACTCTTCAAACTCGCGATACCTTTAAGCTTGGCAAAATGCTTCAAATCTTCCAGAGTTCCCTGATATGGCCCCCAAACAAAGATTTTGCTGCGAAAAGCGATTGGTTTGATCGTGTCGGGCAGTTCGGGCAGATTTCCTCTTTCTTTCTTGCTAAGAAAGTTCCACATCTTTTTAGTGGATTTCACGCGGGCGGAATTCCAAATGGATTGTGCCTTGATTGGGCTGCGAGGTTCAAATGTCGTATTCATAGATGCAATCTATAACGGTTTAATGATTGAGTCAAGCAATTTCCGCCAAATCTTTTTTCATTTGTTCTGTATTAAAAAACTTGTTAAGCTTTTCGGCCAGCTTCTTACATGCGCGGAAGGTCTTTTCAGCCGTGCGGGAATCTTCGTCATAGCCGTATTCGCTGCAAAAATCCCCGAACGTATCAGGACAATAGATGTCATACGAGAAGCAGGCAAGTACGTCGTACGCTTCTATTTCAGTCTTTCCCGCCTTGTAATCGTTGACAGAACCAAAGAAATCCGCCGAAAAACTCTTTCGACCCTTCCGAAAGTTAACGACAAAGTGATTACGCCTTTCATCTTCACCCCATGCAGCGGTTTTGGTATTCGCCAGCTTGAAGGAAAACTTAATTCCATGCTTGGCGAGGAAATCGAGAGCTTGTGTTTGGTAGTTCATAGAAAGAATATAGCTTATTTATTTCCGCCGTCAACCATTAAAATGAATATTTGTCGAGTTCGTCGATTTCTTTATTGAGAGCGTCAATTTGAGCGTTCAGGCTGGCGATTTGTTCGCCGCCTGGTTCTTCGTCCCGCTCTTCTTCCAAATCTTCAATTTCTGACTCAAGATCAGAAACAAGCTGGTCTTTCAGATTGTCCAATTCGTCACCGTCGTAATATACTCCATTTACTTCAATATAGTTTTCGCTGTCAAGCCAGTCATTTTTGCCGCAACGGTAGGCGACTTCATCCAGTTCTTTAAGCGCCGACTTGTGCAAAAGCTCATGCCTGCAACGGTGCAATCTGGATAACAATCGTCTAGCATATTATCGTATGCTTGGTCAACGTCGATTTCTTTAAGGTCTGATTCGATTAGGGCGAGAAGTTTTGCGTTCATGGGAATATTATAGGTTAATTATGGGTAGGGGTCAAGAACAAACTCTTTCAAATGCAATTTTCTGTAACCCAATTATCTAAACAGCCTTTGTGATTGTTTTTCCACTCGCTCACATGTTTTGCTTGACGGTAATCTGTCGCGCAAGTATGACGAGCGCCACAAACGCAAGAAAAGATTGTTTGTTTTCCTCCCGAATGGATAATTGCCGTTGATTTTGTGCGGCGAGCGCGAGGATTAAGCTTGCGGTATATTTGGAGAGATGTCATAAATCAATATATTGGATTAATCTTCCATGTCAATATGAAGTTCTTTTTCTTCTGTCACTTTTAGTATCAAGTGAGGATTTTGTCGCCTTTCGTCTTGGAATCTCTTTATTGTTGAGTCAATATCGTCAGTTGAGAAAAATTCAATCCATTTTTCCAATCCAGCGCCCCAATAATAGATACGATATTTGTTCATGCGTCAAATCATTTGTATGTTATCCACCCCAAAATTAAAACAATAATTACAATAAATAGTTCCATCCTTAAGAATCAATCAATATAAGTTTGTAATTCCGCCACTCTAAAATCCTAGCTTTCAATCCTTCTTGAATTTCGGCCTCGGAGAAGCCTTTCTCTTTGGCCCGCGAACAAAAGATTTTGGCCGCTTCGGGTTCTTCGGCCTCGTTTTCGATTAGGATTGTTTCGAGGGTGAAAAGTTGCATATTTACAATGTTGCGCGTTGAGCCAGTGTTTCGCTGATTCGTCCAGCCCTTCGCATTCCATCTACGAAATCCACCCATGCACAGCGCACAGTGGCGGAATAATCGTTTTGACGATAAGATTTGCGATAGTCAAGGGAGAATTGTTTGCCGTCTGTTTCCCAGAAGTATTCGCGGAGGGATTTTTGTGTCGTGATCATGGGATAAGATAGACGAGTTACGCCATGAGTCAACTAGATTTCTTTGCCGAAAATCGCTTCTAGTGCTGAATGCACTACGCCTGGGATTACTCCAATGCGTTCGCTTAGAGCTTCTACGCCGCTTTTCCCCTCCTCAAAATAATCCTCAAGGATATAGCGGGCGCTATAAATTGCTTGGTCTTTTTCGTCTTCTGACATTTCTTGGATGGGTTTTCTATTCATAAAGTAAACCCCATTATCGGGGAACTATCCACTGGTTGTCAACTATTTAGTAGAGAGATTCAGCTAGACGGGCCGAAACAAATAATTGAAACCTGACTATTTAGGTCTTTCGAGTCGTGGAGTTTTTGGGTGAAAGTGTTTAATCAGCCTCAATAATCCGCACGCTATGCCCATGCAGGGTGAACCCATTCGTTGAGGTATTTTTGGGCGGTCTTTTTGCAGAATTTTGTTTTATCGCGGTGGCTCATGATGGCGATTTGGCCGCTAGGGTAATAAATTTCGAGCGAGTATTTTTTGTTCATGGGATTAATTTAACTCAAGTGTCAGGCCGCGTCAATCATTAACTCTATAAATCTTCTTAATCCTATGTTGGCGGTCGTTTGTCCAGTCATGTATTTCGCCGCCCTTCATGGCTAGGATATGACCCGACACTGTGATTAGATATTTACCATTGAGTCCAAGCTTTTGCAAGGATTTAATCGTTTTAATTTCAGCAAACATAGCTCTATCAGTCACATCATCATATGTTTTGCCTAATTCTTTAAGAGCGGCGAGGCTTTGTCCCGTATGTGCTCCGTCACCATTTTTTCTACCCATTTTTGCCATTAACAAGTGTGCGGCATCATAAGTCAAATCCGCCACTACAGCAAGAGCTTTTACTGAACAGTCTTTCTTTTCACCGCGAGAATTGCTAGATTTACAGAGAAGCTGGAAAAGGTCGGAATGCTTGGGCTTATTCATGAATATAATATACCTCACATCATCTTTTGCGTCAACATCTTTGATTGCAATTCTCTGATTGCCTGCCATAAGATAGGCGAGTTGTGATTGCTGCCAAATACAGAATAACCCGTATGACCAATTTTAGCAACGTTTTTCCGCCCGAAACCTAAAGTTTTAATAGGAATAGAAACGGCAAACTGTTTTGCGGCCCGTTCAAAATATTCCCAAACGATCATTTTGCCCTCAGAAAACTCCTTTAGACTATTTTGATAAAGCTGTTCTGCTTTTTCGCGTCGTTCTTGATTGCGTTTTTCAATTTCGGCGTCTTGAATTGCTCGTTCGGATTTGATCTTTTCGCGCCGTTCTGCCTGTTCCTGTTCATAGGTCGAAGGATTATCAATATAACCTTGCCATTTGGGGAGAGTTTCTTGAATGAAATCAAAGTGTTTATCCAAAAACTCTTCAATATTTGCAATCAAACAATTCTTCATCTGGCAAAAATATTCGCCAATCTTAACGAGAATCCAGCGAGTATTTTCATCGCTGTTATCTGAACTGACAACAATCTTGCCCGTGTCAGTTGAAAAGTAAATGTTTTTACCAATCGGCCCAAGATAAAAAGTCTGACCGCGAAAAACTAGCGGCTCAAGCTCAATATTTCGTTCTGCGAAAACAATCTTGGCGGCGAAAAAGAAAGCAAATTTGTTCATGAGTTTAACATACTCGTTAATTCCTAGTCGTCAATCACATATCAAGATTTTTGCAATGGATTGCTAACCTTAGCCCAAAATTTATCAATTTTGCGAATCAATTTTTTCGAGACTGTCAGGCCAAATCCCATCGTCAACCGAATAAAGTAAATAGCCAATAAATTATCATGTTTAAGCAAAATCTTAATGATGCTTAAATATCGAGCGTCAGAAATTAACGATTTAACTTTTTGTATTTTCATCCCGATATTATTATTTAAGCGGCAATTAAATCTGTTTCGCGTGTGATTGTAACAAAATCTTTATCTCCGCACCATTCGATCTGGTATTTCCAGAACGCTCCATCTTGAAATACGTCAGTAATTCTTCCAGCCGTTCCCTTTATAATCGTAGAATGTTCTGAGGCAAAGATTTGCTGGTTGAGAATGAATTTGTTCATACTCTTAATATACTCACTAAACAATTAGAGTCAAATCCTTTCCCACACTACCCAGCCAATTTTTAGTTTGCCGTATAAATAAGGTTTAACATAACAAGTTTCTGACTTTAGAGCGTCCGCATCTTTTTTCCGCCCAAAATTGCCTACAAATTTGTAGTTTATTCCATGTATTTCGAGAATTTCGCCTATTTCTGCGAATCCAAAACAGAATTGATTATATTTGCTATCAACAATATAGCGATAATTCGCGAATAAGAGATTTCGCCTTGCGCCCGTGGATGATATGACTATTATTCTACCGCGCCAAGGATTTTATTTAATTCTTCAATTGATTTCTTTAGAGCGGCAATAAGCCCTTCGTGAAATCCTGAGCAAAAATCTTCTGTTTGCTTATCTTTTTCGATATTATCAATATCTTTTTCAAAATTTGCAATTAAAACTTGAATCTTTTCTTTCATAGTGGTGGCCAAAATACTTCAAACTTTTCGCCGTCTGATCTTTCTACCATACCATTCGCCCGAATAAAGTCAAGGTCTGGCGCATCAATTATTTTGGGCCGAAAGAAAAAACAAATCTCAGGAATCAAACCTAAAAACAAACCGCCCAAAGTGCCGAGGATTAGGATAGTTTTCATATTAACTATCGCAATTGCAAACCTTTATATTATCGGCATAAACCCATACAGCGCATTTTCTGCATCGGTATCCAGCGAATCCAGATGAACGCTGAAAAACCCAATCACCTTTAGGATTAAGGCATTTAATATAACGTTCAGCAGCATTAAACCACGCCGTTACATCTTCTTCTTGTGTTGTATCTGGATCATAGTAACCAAATTCTGGATATTGATTTCTAAAGGCTACGGCAATTTCGGGAGAAAAAATTCTATCGTACTTATCATCCCAGCTTATATCTGAATTAATGATTTGTCGCGCTTTATCAAGAATAGATTCTTTTGTTGATTTTTCTTCTTCAATTTTATTTTCCGCCGTTGCTTGCCAGAAGTTTTTCAGTTCATACATTTTGATTGCCAGCTTTTCATAAAGAATCGCAATTGGTTGATTGGTCATGCGCCAATCTTTGATAATTTTATGGGCGGCAAGGTCTTTACAATAAGCTTCTTGAACCCATTTGGGCATGTCACTCCAGTCTCTAAGTGGGTCGGGCATATTATTCAGATGGTTTTGGTTCAGTCAGTTCTTGACACTTGGCGTCAAGCTTTTCGAGAACGTTCTTAATGGTGACGAACGATTTCTCAAATTCCTCTATATCATTTTTGCCGCCCTCAATGGTTCTTTTGATTGATTGAATCCAATGAAGAAGTTGGGGAAGCTTTTCTTTGGGTTTATCGCTGATAGCGATTTCTGCCATTAGTTCAAAGACAGAATCAAATTTTATTTCGCGCAATGATGAATATTTAGCCATTGTCTCCCTCCTATCGACAAAAGTAAAAATATCATATCCGCCTCTTGAGTCTCCGATATAGTGGTCTTTGAATTTCATGGGTATATTGTATATGCGTTTTATTTGCCAGTCAAGGATTATTCACGATAATAATATGTTTCGCCGTCATAGTCAACAGTAGAATAGTCCTGTTTTAAGCTTTCCGCCGCAAATTCCCAATTAATATAGCATGTGGGCCAACTATTTTTGTCGCTAATCAATCCAAGGCTGTCTGCCTCTTGTTGTGCAAATTCCTCAAATTCGCTATCTGGAACTAGGGAAACATTTTCTGCCCATGATCGGCCAATATCTTCCCGTAGTTCAAGAAGGTTTTTCAGTTCATTGCCGTCAATGGAGCTTTCCCATTCTTCTTGAAAGTCTTGATCAGTTAATTCTTCATTGGTGACAAGAAGGCTTCTTGCGAGGGTCTCTTTATCCTCTTGCGTCAAGCTATCTAGCCACGTTAGGCGTTCAGCCTCCAATTCGACAATTCTATCTTCTAGGTCTTGTGTTTTGAGAATGTTCATGTGTTTATTATAATGGCAAATTTTTAATCTGTCAAAGCGTAACCATAATTTCTTTACCCCATATCTTAATCATCTTGTCTTGTACGCCCTCAAGCCAATAACCATTCAATCCTTTTGGATCATTTTTAGCGCCGACTGGACAATATACTTTCTGAATTGCTCCAACAGTCACGGCCTTGCCGCCTGCATATAACTTACTACGCCCCAAGAGCTTAGCTGTAAATTCAATACATTCGTCCACACTATCAAAACTATGGTATTTGCCGTTCTTAAAGATACCAAATATATTATTCTTTTCCCGCGAAAACTTGCTATTTCCATTAGCTGATTCGTGCATGCAAATGGCCGCAAAGAAAATCGGGCAGAGATTGTTTTTTCTAGCTTCGTCGATGAACTTTTGACCCTTTCCCTTTAGAACCCCGCCCAAAACATCATTTAGTCTGTGGCTTGTAATGATTGAATGTTGGCGAACATCGTAAGAGCTAGAGACTTTTACGGCCTTGGTTTGCTTAATGGATTTGGCTTTTGGTGCGAAGACTTTCTTTACTTCGCCAGCCATGTGCTTGAAAGCGTCGATTAGCTTAAATTTCTTTTGTTCGGCCTTTGCTTTAACAGTTTCGGCGTAGGAAAGATGAATTGTCAATCCGAGACACGCGAGGATGATTAGGTAAAAATATTTCATGGTTCAAGATAAATCGCTTCAATTGTCGGACAAGAATAGCCATTACCTACATTGTAGTGATGAATTGCCCTTGCGGCAAGAATTTTCTTATCTTCTAGGTTTAAAGCCACGGCAGCGAAACACAAGAACTCTTTTTCTGATAAGTTTTTTAGATTTCGGCTCCATCCCTGACAACCAGTGCCAGCGATTTCGTTTGCTGCTTGGTATCTCTTGTAATCCCAACTGCTGATTCTATCAGAGTATGCGCTGGCTTGTTTCGCGCCGTCTGTGACTTCGGCGGAATAGCTTTTTTCGCCGAATCTAAACGAGCTTCTGCCCTTATATACAGCATATTCGCCCCATGGGTTAGTAAATTCCTTTTGTTTGCCGCAATTCTTTTCTTTGGGCCAATCTTTAGATTCGCGAATCAATGATCCCTGACTCTGCGGATTAGAATAATGGCAATAATGAGATTCGGGCAGCGCCGATAGGAAGGTCATTTCCATATTATTACTTTACTCTTTCGCTTCAAGTATTGCAAGTTGAATCTGTGTAATCGCCAGCGAAATCATCATCGTAATCATCATAACACGCTCGTTCGGATGCTCTTTGAAAAGCTCGCCAACGCCCCAACCAAGAATTAGTCCAGAAATTAGTCTCATATTATTTCGTTCGTTTAACAACTTCGTTAGTTACTGTAGTCTTAATAATTCTTTGTTTCAAGCCTGTTTTTCCCTTTTTATGCCAAATTTTACATTTATTAAATAATTCAAAGGCGCGTTCTTCTGTCAAGCCCTCATGTTCTGGAACCCAGCGCCATTGCGTTTGGTAGCTTGGCCATTTATGCTGGAGACAATAGGTTGTTGTTTGCATATTAGTTGATAATCCACTGTTCAATCATTGCCAACAGGGGGATTAATCCGACAAACAAGCAAATCAGGTTATAGAGTTTCATGACTTCAATATATAATGCTTATCTCAAACCGTCAAGTTCAAAGATAATAATCCTGCTGTTCGCTGATATAAAAGTCTTTGCCGCCGATTCTGCTTTTTGGCAAAACGAATCGTTCTTCATCACAACAATCTTGTTCTAGCTCTACTTCGCCTGCCCACCACATAATCGCCGTAAATCCTTGAACGCAGCTTGATTTGCTGACTTTGCCCAATTCAATGTCCCGCGTTTCTGCTTCTGGGAAAGTTTTTTGAAGCTCTTCAACCATTTTTTGATAGTAGGGAATTGTTTGCGGACAATAACCTACCAATACGTGAACGCTTACAGATTGCTTGCCAGAGTAAGGACGGACATTATCGGTAAGGAGCTTTTCGGCTTCTCTACGAAAGTTTTCAGCCTTATTAACCGTTTCTGACCATCGTGGGGTATTGGCAATATCATAACCCCCCTTTCGAGCATCGGCATAAAGCTTTTCAACTTTTGCCATAAGAACGTCGTGCTTTTTAAGAGCGGCGGAAAATCCAATCGTGAGGTTTTCGCCCGTGTTCTTTAGATGGTCCTTAGCCTTGTCAACAAGGCCGTGGAGATTGCGGTAGAGATATTTGCGGTAGTTCATGTTCGGAAGATATACCAACTTTATCCCATAATCAAGTAATTTCCAACACATTCTCACACTTGATTAGAACAAACGGAGACTGACGCTTTTCGGCCAATTCTTGTTTCGTTTTGGGTCGCGAAAGTTCAGAAGCCAACAGGTCTCCTATGATTTGATCTTTTTCAACGATTTGGCCGTTTTTATAATATTTGCTTTTGGGCTTGTTCCCATCTACGACTACACCAAAGTATTTTTGGTCATTAAATCCTCTGTAGAATTTGGCGTTTCCGTCTTTAAACGATTCCTTCATGCCTTTGGGAAGTTCGGGCGCATCGCGTTCGCCCGATTCGATTCCTTGTTTGACGGCAGACTTGGCGCTATAGTCGCAGAGCTGGCCCTGATAGATTGATTCTTTTTCAATGATTGAGTCAACGCCTTTGCGGGTTTTGCATGGGCGGCGGATTTTGACAGTAAAGAAACAGCCCGCCTTACGAACGGCGAGAGATTGGGCGATTTGTTGTGGGGTCATATTGTTTTATAGATAATGCGAACAATGCATCCTAAAAACGTTAATACAAGGCATAAATTAAGAACCGCAGTAGTAATGGAAACAACATCTATAAGGCGCAGTTTGCAAGTATCCCATGGCGCTCTTGTCCAAAGATAATTCAATCCAGTAAGGCAAAAATAAATAAAAAGGACAACAACAATGTGGGAGGGATTATTTAGATTAATAGTTGACATATTATTTTTTAGTTGCCAAAAATATAGAACACAAGTTTTTGAAAGCAAGTCAATTTTTGGTATTCGTCCTTATAAATACCATAGTCGTGCAAACAGGATGGTTTGATCCATTCGCGATAGATGCGTTGTTTATGGGGGCGCATATTGTTAATCAACCCAAACTCCATCATTCCATTGGCCGATAAACAAACATGGCAATTGATCTTTTCGGCTGATAATCATTACATCGTATAATTCGCCGTCAATATTCTGGCGGAAAATTCGCTCAATTTTATTCGATCCATATGGAGTAGGCCATTTAGGGAACATTCCTGTTGCTTTGTTTGCTTCTGTGCCGAAGGAAAATTGGCCGTTTTTTAGGGTGGCTTGCAAACAGCCGATTAGTTTGATTGGCTGAGGCTCTTTTGGTGGTTGAGTGTGGTCGATGATTTCCATGTTATTTTACAATTACTTTAAGCTTTTCGTCTCCTTCGATTTCAAAATCCATATTGGAATAGTCTCCGCCACCAGGAATAGGGAGAAAGATTTCGGCGGTTTTCATTCTCGTCTAGCCAGCCCATCTTTTTGAAGGCTCTGATTAGATCGTTTTTGGAAATATAGAGGCGGGAGGTAGATTTGGTAGTTGTTTCTCTGTTCATAAGATATATTACTTTAGACTTTTGGCCGTGTCAATTCTAATTTTCCACTCTTTTGTATCGGGTAGGTTGACTTTTCTATCCAACAGATGAAATACAAACGTTTGGGCCGTTCCTTTTTCTATTTTTGGGCCGAGGGGGAGCTCGGGGTGGTATTTAATCCTCATATCCTAACCTAGCCCTGCGAAGGGAATGCTGCAAGTTATATTTTTCTACAATGTCGTATGGGCTGCTGGAGCTATAAGCAATAACTTCTAGATCGTTGAAAAGAAATCTAACCCTTACTGGTTGGCTGTCTCTCGCAACTTGTTGGCGGGCAAAATTGATTGCATCCTTAGAGACTGAATAAATATCTCCGCCGCTGCCGAATTTGTAGGTTAATTCTTGCATATATTACCAGCAGTTCTCTGAGTAGAGGGTTCCGTCTGTTGAGACTTTTTTCTTGATTTGGCCATTCTTTTCGGCAATTTTCCAAGCTTCCCATCTATCGTAGAACCTTCCAAATTGGTCGATAAATCCTTGGTCCGAATTGCGCCAAGAAACAAATCCTTCGGAGGCTTCAATTTGCGCTCTCATAATGGGGTCAAAATGTCGTGCTCCACAAACGATTCGCCCGTTATTTTTATTTCTATTGGCGGCGCAAACAATCCAAGGCTGGATGTCGGGACTAGGTTGCCATTTATACAATTTTGTGCGGCAGATATTTCCTTGCGATGTAAAAATACCCGCTTCTTCTGTGACACAGTAAATTTCAGCCCATTTGCCACCAACAATTACAAAGTCGCCAGTCTTTAATTCAGTATTATGGTCAACTGTTAAATGCTTCATACTTTTTGAATCTTTAATTTTTCGCGCCATACCGAGGGTTTTCTCATTTGTTTCCAAAGTTTGCCAAAACGGCGGGCTTCCCCATAAGACATTTCAACAGAAAGTTTTAGCCACTCTGTTTGCCCCTCCTTTAAAACAAAGACTGCATATAAATTCTTAGGCTTTTGCATCTTTAACCATAATCTGAAAATCTTCCCACGTCAAAGGAGAATAAGATTCTTCCCCCTCTTTTGGTGGTTCCAGCCGATAAAGAACGGAATAATCTTGGCGCGGCGAAAAGTTTTGGGCCGTTCTGATTCGTTCCTTTAAATCATTTGTTTTGCTGGCAATGGCAGCGGCCACGACTCGGAAAAGTGGCGATTTTGTTCTTGGCTTAAGTGATTCACGAAGTTCGATGTTGTCGCGAAACAGCGGAATTGGCGGCAAATTCAATTGCTTGATGAAAATTCTTGTTTTGTGGCCGCGCCCGAGGCAGAAATATGGAGTGATTTTCTTTGGCCGCTCTTTGTCGGATAGGAGGTAATCGCTCGCCCGATTTACTTCGGAAACGAATACTTGTCGGTCGTCTGGGATTTGGTTGGTCATACGAGAATATACTTTTGTTTATTCATCAGTCAAACTTTGTTTCTGTTTACTTCATCTGTTAATTCACAAACAAGGTATTCGGCCATTTCTTGGGTAAGAAAAAGATCGTGTACGCCATGGGGATTTTCGTCGCCTTCATGCATAAAGGCAAGCATGATGTCCTTGCCGTGTTTTTCGCAGCCATAACACCATTTGCCGTATGCGCGGATGTTTTTTAGTTGGAGTTGCATATTAAATGTTCTTGAAGTTTTCGAGAATTTTGCGGCCAAAAGAAGTTATCTCTCTCTTCTGGTTGATCTTCATGAAGTTTGTCTTGAGAAGATTGATTTCGTGGTTATTAACGAGTGCCATGCGAGACAATCCCGTCACCGCCCTAAGCTCGTTAAGAGAACATGGGCCGCGTTCTGCGAGAATCTTGAGGATATTTAGCTCAACACTGTCGAGTCCATGAATTTTAATATCATCCATCTTTAGTAGAGCCTTCCAATCAGCGGCGGAAAACTCTTTTGTTTTCTTGATTGAGCAATAGCGATTGACCTTTTTGGCCATATCAACTACAGAGCGGGGTGTTCCCTTGGTATGAACAACAATTTCTTCCGCCAAATCTGAGTTAATTGCAATGTCGGGGAAACGATTAATCAGGATATTTTTTAGATCGGCGTTTGAATATTTGGCGATGGTTACAACCTCAAATCTGTCGCGCAAAGGGGCGAAAATTTTGTCTGGTTCACTGGTTCCAAATAGAAAGATTTGGTCGCGCAAATCAATGGTCAAGCCATTATGCGGAATAGTTCGTTGCGGCCCGCCATCTGTCGCAAAGATAGTAAGAAAAGAATTAACAATATCAAAAGGCAAATTATGCGTTTCATCTGCAAATACCACTCGTTTCTGTCCCACGATTTCATTCTGAAACTCGGGCGAATCAAAAAGGTCGGCGGCTTTCTTGAATTTGGCGCAATTAATTTCGATCCATTTGTATTCCTTGTCCTTCTTGTAAATGGCGCGGCCAAAAGCTTTTGCCACCATGGATTTGCCCAATCCCTTCGCCCCCGCGAAAAGATAAAATGGCAAAACTTCTTTCGCCGCAAAGGTTTGAAGGCCAAAGTCGAGCTTTGCCTTGAGGGATTTCTGACCTAGGATTTCTGGGAAGTTGTCGGACATGGGTATATGATATATTAATTACTGCGCGGCGTCAAATTGTTTTTACTAAATCACGCGCAAAGAAAGCCCCTTTCTTTAGGTGGGGGATGAATTTGCGGTCAAACAAAAAACCCGCCAATACACGATCCGCTAGGCGAATCTAAGAGTCGCGAACGTCTCTCGTATTGACGGGTCAAAACCTTCTCTTTGCGCGGACTATCGGGCGAGGTCAGGAGAAGATTTGTTGCGGGATTGCCGCCATTAGCCCAAATTGTTTTTCTTGCCTAGTGGTAAAGCTTATATTGATTATAAGCAAATCGGAATTTCTGCATATTGTCATACGATGTAAGTTTTTCTTCTCGCATTACCTTGAAGATGCTGGAGACGGAGCACTTCTGTTGGCGCATGGCGGAAATAATTTTAGCCTCAGATTCGGCCATTAAATTTTTTGGCCTTCCTGCGTTTCGGATTTTTCCCGCCGAAAGAACTTTCGCCCGTTCGACTAGATGTTTGATGTTTGGTGGTGTGGTGGTATTCATATTATTTATTTTACTTTGTTGGTGAGTATTTGTCAAGATTAATTTGCAAGAGTTTTTGCATGCTTATATCGCAACCACTGCTTGGGTCTGCCGTCTGGATAGGCGAAATCTTGCATTTCTTGCTCGCTATAACAATAAGCGGCGCATTCAAAGAATCCATTATCTGCCACGCAAACAAGATTTTCTTCCCATTTTGAGGGCGGCGAAATGATTTCCGCGCCATCAGCAACAAGAGCCTTGGTTTTCCCCAACGCTGGAAGAGGGTTTTGCTTTGAGTCGATGTTTAGGTATTTGCTCATATGTTTGTTTATTAGATTATTTTTTTGCATAAGCAAAGATTAAATCGGCCACTTCTTCATTAATGTTTCCTTTGATTTTTGGGTTTTTGTATCCATTAATGTGCTTAAGAATTTCTTCTTTCGTTGCGCCGTCTGGATGATTTGAAAATGTAATCAATCCATTCAAGCCCGCCAACATATATTTTTGATATCCGTCTTTATCATATGTCCAATTAGCGGCCGTAATAAGAACTGGCGATAATCCGCCTTCTGCTGTGATAATGTCGCCAATTTGAAAGTCGGTAAGCTTGTCTGGCTTGTTTAGTTCGGCTCTCAGGTTTGAGAGTTCATTTTCAATTTCTTGAATTCGGGCAGTGATTTGATCTTTATTCATATTAATTATTGACGAGTTTGTTTAGGTCGTTGTTGATGTTTTTGATGAATTTGGCGCAATTATTATTGAGTTTTTCTAGAATTTCTTTTCTAGTGGCTCCATTCCCACAAAAATCAGACCAAATATTCAGGGCGTTAGGACAGTTCCCAAGTTCATATCTATCCGAATTGTAACCAGCGCTCAAGATAAGAACTTTCGTTCCTTTCCCCCCTCCATATGCAAATACATCGCCGACTTTAAAATCGACAATTTGATCTGGCTTGTTTAATTCGGCCCGAAGGTTTGAGAGTTCGGCTTCGATTTCTTTGATTCTGGTTGAGATTTGGTCTTTGTTCATGGGATATTGTAGGTTAGTGATTGAAGATTATCAAGTTATTTATCGTTTTCGCCCTCGAATGATTCCACAGCAAAAAGTGATTCTTCTGGTTCGTCAAAGTTTTCGACCGAGAACGATGGTTCTGGCGGCGTTTCTTTTGTTTGTGGCGCGGAAAAGTTGGTCATTGCCTGTTCTAGGATTTTCTTCTCCAGCGAAACTCGGCGAACGTCGATTCGCTCGTTTGGCTGATAAAGCTTCATTAGTTCCGCGAGAGTCGGGGAAAGATAGGATTGGGTGCCTGCTGGTTTGCTCATATATTTTAGCGTGCGTTGTTAATAACAGAATTTAATTCAAAAACCAAAGACTGCAAATCATTTTTAATCTTTGTCAGGGCGTCGGGTTGGTGCTCATATTTTTTAATCAGTCCTCCAATAAGGTATTCCATGTTAAATTGCCAGTCGGCGGATTTTTCGGCGCAAAGCGCAATGTCAGCGCGGGGATTTCCTGTCAGGCAGGGGCAGATTTTGTCAAGTAGTGCGGATTTGTTCATAAGTTTAAAGTCTAGTAAAGTCCTCGCCATATGTCAAGCCAGAAATATCAATATGTGGATCAGTTTCGTCAATCTCTTCGCCCGCGAGAAATTCCTCACTTTCCCACCATGCATTCCAGCAGCAACCATCGCCACAAAAACTTCCATTATCAACATAAATACTACAATCGCGAATTAAGGAAATCATATTTTAATTTTGGCTGAAAATGCTATTAGCAACTGGAACGAATTGTTGGATTCTCGTTTTCTTTGGCGGTAAAATTTTTCGCGGCCAGCCAGAATAAAATGATTCGGGTGCCTTAATCAAAAGGCAAATCGGGAAAATCACTGCCGACAATGGAATAATAATTGCCAACGCAATAATCCACAAGAGTATGTAAAACAATCTATTTGCGAATAGTTTCATGATATGGGATAAGTTTGTTTGTTTTTTGGCAATATTTATGGGGGATCATTTTTCCTTTATGCGGCAAAAGTAATGGGCCGTGTTTTTTAACGAGGGGCACTAATTTTTGTGTTGGGGAAATGAGATGGTGCATTATTTTTTGAGCTTTTCCAATTCGATATTTGCGATGAGCTTTTGGGCGTCATTGCGGGCATCTAGCAGGAGGTCGTTTAGAGCCTTCTCGTAGGGTGTTGTCGCGTCCTTGTCAATCAAGGAGAATAGGGCGGCTTCAATGGCTTTGAATGTGGGTGTGGACATGTGATATATTAAGGCGAAAACCTTGAGTGTCAATATCTTTTGCGGCAATCTACGTTTGGACAAACTGCATATCCGTGGCGAGTGAAATTTAATTTATTTCCACACACATAGCAGATACCGAATAATTTGTAGAATTTGCTGCGTAGTAGTTAAATTTACATTTGAGATGGCGGAGGATATTAAGCGGTTTCCACAAGTTTTTTCAGTGTTTCAAGATCGAAATCAGCAGCACCAATTGTTACTTTTGTGGCTGAACGATTACCTTTCGTTGTGGCTTTATCATTGAGTAGGTCATATGCCGCCTTCAATAGAGACTTGTCGATTCTGGCGCAACCAAAAACCCAAAAGTCGCCTTCATTTTTAGCGATATAGGATTGTCCACTATGATTGGTGACAGTAATTTCTTCAACCACTTGAAAAGCTGCATCCATAAAAACAGAATTAACCTCATGCATATTCCTTTCATGCAGAGAAATAACGTATCCATTTTCGGCGAAAAACTTATTGTGGAGTTCTCCCTTCGGAGGATTTTCTAAATGAAGATTTACCTCATCTACTTTATGGATTGATCCAGCATTATAACCGATTAGTCTCTTAATCTTCTTTCCCAGTAACTTTTTGGCCTCTTCGTATTGAGATTTAATCTCGTTAAGAGTAATTTCTTTCTTTTTAGTTGGAAATTTTTTGTTCCAGATTTCTTTGGGGACGCAAAAATCTCTTTCTGGGAACGACCCTTCCCAACCAGTATCGTCGATGGTACCATTTTCTCTAATACAGCAAAGATTTCGAGTGTAACATATTTCATTATCGCTTTTCCAATCTAACACTAATGGATAGTCTGGATCGCCCCTACCCACATAAACATAAGTCGGTGGGCACAGTTTCTTATCAATTCCTTCTTGTTTTAGGGCGGCGTAGTCTCGGGTTTTGTTCATGTTATTGTAGGCATCTAGAGCTTGTTCGGCGGATTGTTTTGTGGGGAAACTTACCAACTTATTTTTCTCTTCTGTCGAAAGGTTTTTGTCGCCCCAATCCATGACATCCCCCTTGTTGTTTAGGTATAGGCTACTTCCGAAACTGACATAATAAGAATTGCCATTATTATAGGTGGCGATTTTTGCGTTAGGATATTTCATGTTTTTAACTATAGGCGGTCTTTTTCACCCTGTCAAGAAAAAAAATAATCTTTTGCCAGCAAGAAATCAAAGTTTTCCTGTAATTTAAAGCATGAAAGGTTTGTTTAAAAAATTATCTTTTCGACTAAGAAAATGTGTAATTTCATGTATATGGCTAAAGAAATATACGACTGTATCACGAAACAAATCATCACTGCAACCAATAAAGAAATATCTAAATGTTTTTCTATTGATCCATCTCTTATCTCTCATTTGAGAATGGATAAAAAACACAAAATAGTTATTGATAGACTCTGCCTTTTAAAAGATAAGGAGCGATTAATTTTTACTCTTGTTGATATAAACTCTAAAGAAGAGTTCGAGTGTTTAAAAAATAAAAGTATATTCATTCACTTAAATATTCCATACAATGATAATGAAGGAAAATACGTTTATGAGATGAAGTCTGGTAGGCAAAAATTAGCTAGTATTGGAGGAAGAATTTTTTGTTTAAAGGAGCGGTCTGGAGAATTTTCTATAAAAAACATTTATAGAACAAAAAGCTCGCATTTATTTTCAGAAGAAGTAAAAGAATTCAAAGATAAAGTCAGGGGGAAAAGGGATATTTATCAGTCACTACTTAAAGTGATTCATTATTCTCTGGCGAAAAGAAAGGCTATAAAGCGAAAAAGAACGATGAATTTAACAGGATGCAGTCTGGATTTTCTCTATCTTTACATTGAAAAGCAATTTACAGAAGGGATGTCTTGGGACAATTATGGAAAATATGGATGGCATATTGATCATATTATTCCATGCAATACTTTTAACCTTTTCGATGAGAAGGAACAAGAAAGATGCTTTCACTATTCAAATTTAAGACCACTCTGGGCCAGCGAGAATCAATCGCGGCCAAAGGATGGATGCGACATGTTTGGTTATGGATTAAATATATGAAAATATCATCAAAGGCAAGAAAAATTCTAAAGAAATTCCCCGAAGAAATAAGAAATTATTTTTTAGAAGTGGATGAAAAATGCAAACAACATGGAGTAACATTTTTCGTTGGCGCTGGGAAACAGGTTAATTCGTGTGGTGGTAGATCAGGTGGCTATTTTGATGATTGCAGAAAAATTTTGGCCGTATCTATTGGTTCATCTTTAACATCTTGTTTTCAAACGCTTCTGCATGAAGTTTCCCACTTCAAGGGTCAATGGCTCAATCCTAAATCAATCTGGTACAAAGGTAGAATCCGTCATGGGCATAGTAGGTTTTTTTCTTATTTGTCGGGTCAAAGAATTTATAAAAAACATGCTGCTATCGCCGCCGCTTTGGCCATCGAATTAGATTGCGAACGCAAAACAGTTCGCGAAATTAAACGCCGCTGGACCAAGTATATTGATTTGGCCGAGTATCAAAGGCAGTCGTCGGCTTATCTTTATTCTTATTTATATATGGGGGAGACGGGAAAATGGCCCGTTGTTTCTTGCTGCATTCGAAAGATCGCCAAACACGCGCCAGACAGTTTACAGAAATCCTACAAACAGATTCCGCCGAAACTTAGGATGGCATTTGACAAATATCTCCGTTAAAACGTTTGGCGCGATATTCTCAATCTTAAGAATTTTTGGTTTTCGAGCAAAGATTCGCGAATATCTTCAAGGCGGCGGTTTTCAGCGTCTTGTTTTTCATATAGATCGTTCCAGTATTTTTCTTTTTCAAGAAGTTTAATAAGTTCTTCTCGCCTCAAGCGGTCCTCTTCTTTTTGTTCAGCGCGGTATTTTTCGAGTCGCTGAAAATGGGGGAATAGGAGCAAGAATTTTTTAAACATATTAAAGAAGCGGCTGAACGATTCGAAAGAGATTGTAGAACATAGCAATGATAAGCACCGCATTCCCAATAAACCCAATTATAATTTGAAATCCAGATTCGGGCGCTTTATATTCTATATTTGTTAGAATTACTCCAATCCAGAAACTAATAAAAATAGAAGTGGCGAAAATAAACCAGTGTGCGTTGTTAAATGTTTCCATGTTGTTAAGAGTTGCGATATTCTTCGGTGGTTTGCCATGTCCGATTATTCCATGAGGCTGTGGCTCGATTTTTTCTCGCTTGATGGGCATATTGCCACGCTTCATCTGAAAATTGGCACCACATGGTTCCACCATCAGTGACATCAGCATGACAAATACGACCATAAGAAACAAACCCCTCCTTCTTCCAGTTTTCCATGGTGTCGTGATCAGTTTTGTTCATCTTCCTAGTATCTACTCTGCCAGAATAATCTACAAGGCGAGTTTCGAGATAGAGAAGTTGCGATTTTTCATCACGGGTGAATTGGTCTAGCGGTTTCATGTGTATATTCTAGCCCAAAATCATAAACAAGTCAACAAAAAATCCGCCCAATGGGCGGATTTCGTGGGTTAATTGTTGAGAGTGAAGATTATTTTGGAGCATCTTTATTTTCTGCCTTGCCAAAATTCAGGGCTAAAAAGTTAACAAATTTTCTGGCTCCTTCGATATATTTATTATCGGATTTGCCGAAAATTGTCGCGATAGCGGCAGCCGATGCGACTACGGAAGCTAGGGCGGTAAGAATGTCGGAAGAATGATCAATGAGAAACTGCATATATTTAAAGGATTGTTATATCCTATATTACACGCAATATTCTCTATTTTCCCTCAGAATACTCAACTTCGTGGATATTTCCTGTGATTGTCCAACCTTTTAGGATGCCCGAATAGCCCATGGTATTCTCAATCCCTTCTGGATCAATAGGAACCATCATGAATCCGCCGTTTTTCCATACTACTTTACTCTTGAAATCAAATATGCTGTACTGTTCGAGAATATCGCCGTTGTAGATTTTTTTGCCATTTTTGTCGAAATAGCCTGTCCATGGTTCGACAATAAAGTTTTCAGCAGGCGAAAATGTAACCGTCCAGCCACCAATGATTTTATTTTTCAAACCAACGATTTCCCCATTGTGAGCAATGGTTTTGGAGGAATCTTCGTATTTGGATTCCAGCTTGTTATAGATTCGGAAGTACATGGCGATATTATAGCTTAATTTTCTTTCTAGTCAAGAAAAGAGCGGCGAAATTAATCGCCGCTCTTAAATTAGTCAGCCGCCCAATACTCGCAAAAGGATTTCATCCGCCAAATGGATGCGTTCTACTTTAAACTAACGGCTGATTTGGTTACGCCTCCTAGAATTTGCATCTAGGCTAGACCCGTTTAAGCGACAGGCTCCTAACTACTCGGACAAAGCGTAATTTAAAAATCTTACAGAGAAGCAAGTTGAGCTTCGATTTCTTCAACCGATTGCCCCTTGATTTTCTCCATTTGCTTTTCTTCGAGAAGTGCCTTGAGTTGTGATCGCTTGGCTTCCTTGCTGGCCTTATCCTTGCGAGCTTCATCTTCTGCCACGCGGGTTTCGAGGACGTATTTCGCAATCTCGAAAGAGATGTCAAGCTGAAGAGTCGATGCGCTTCTCTTGGCAAGGAATGATTTTTTGCCCGCCTTCTGAATCTGTTCTTCGAGAGCTACGGCTAGATTATCGAGGAATTCAAGGGGAACGTCCCAAAGATCATCTACGTTGAGCGATCCTTTGTTGGAGTTAAAGCGGAGTTTGCGGCGAGATGCCTCAATGAAGAGGTCGTTTGGTGTAGTGCTCATATGTTTGTTATTTTAGTTAAGAATTAGGTGTTTGTCAATAGGTTTTTAGAACTTAATTTTGATGGTTCTTTTAAATTTTCCTTCAATTTCGGCGACTAATTCGGTGCGAATGGTATCTGAGAAGCCGAGTCCAGAAAGTTCATCGACAACTGGTTCTACGGCTACCTTGCTACCCAAAATTTCAAAAACCTTGCGATGTTTTGAGAATTTTTCGTCCAAGAATTCATTATAAATGCCGCGAGTCTTTTCATCGGACTTACATTCATCCAACATAAAGAAGAAATGCTTGTTTCCAACCGCTGAATTCCAGAAATTAGGGCTAAGAGTGACCGCCTTTACATTATGAAATACGCCAGTAGAAATTCCCCATTTATCTTTTGAATTGTATTTTCCAATGCTTGCTCTAACAGGCGTAGAGAATTTAATTCCAGTCTTTTTAGAAAAATCAAAAGAAACGATTTCTTTATTTGGAGCATTATTTGTTTCGGATGACCAATGGCAAGTTTGACCATCATATTCGATTTCGAGAGTGTACCCTTGATTGGATGCGCCGCGTTTATTGTAGTTGTTAACGACGACTTTATAATTTCCATCCTTTGGTAGGGATTTCCAGTAAATGTTTTCAACAGGGTCTTCTCGGATGCCGTCAAGACCATTTGCATCAACATCCAGAGTAGCTCCACTAGCGCCATGTCTAGATGAATAATAAACATGCTCGCGATTTGGCCCTTGAAGGTGCAAATCAAGATCGTCAGTATTATCCCAACTGAGACTAATTCTCATTACCCCATCGACATTTCCACCAGCAGCTTTAACGCGCTCTTTGATACTGTCAGCAACATTCCCAGAATAGCTCCAAGAGAAATTATTGCCCCATTTAAAGAGTGTTTCAGTGTCTTCGAGATTTTTCGGCCCAACAAGAGAAACAAAATTTCCCAAATGGGTGTTTTCAACTAAGACTTTTACCAACTTACAAGTAGGTAGAATCTTTTCCACAAAATCGCTAATCGAAACCTCTTCTACCTTAGCGAAAGATTTCGGATTTACTGGCGCGGCATTCTTCAATTCATCAAAGATATTCGTTTCAACTTTCTTCGGACGATAAACAAACAAGCTATTATTAACGTTTAAATCGTTAGTCGAGAGCATGCGGCGATAGAGAGCGCTAGTCAATCCTAGCTCATCCAAAGTCTTTTGAGCATCTTCAATCATTCGCGGGGTTACGAGCGCCGTAGGACGCTTGTAGTTCGTAGGAGCAACTACTTTTTCAAAAGAGCTTACGGCCTTATCAAGTTCTTTCCCGTCGCTCAAATCATTAAGTAACGTTCCGATAGAAGTATTCCGAATGTGCGAAACATTTCCTCCGACTTTCGCCGATTCAATCCAGCAGAAATTATCCTTGTGTTGAGTATTTTTAAGTTTCTTATATTTTTCTTTTAGGGCGCGAAAATCTGAAACGGTTTTCTTGTGTTCTTCGCCGCGATAAAGGGAACCTTGGGCGATAAGTTCAAGAACAGTATCTACTGCATCATCTGTAATTTCTTCGAATGAACGCTTTAATACGTTTTTGCTATCCAAAGCGGTAGCTTGCAACGGGCCAAAATCTTTCTTTACGAAAGTCGGGGGCATTTCAATGTTATAATGATCCCAAATAATTCCCCGCACGCTATCTGGATTTTTTTCCACGCCGCATTTCTTTTGTTCGGCGAAAAAGATTCCAGTAATCGGCAGACTCTTGATATACTTGCTAAGAGCTTTGATCGGTTCGGCGTATTCTTCGTCCGTCGTTATGAAGTCCCAAAGTGTTATTTTCTCATTCTTGCTATTAATTCCTACGATAGACCCATATTGGCGAATGAACGATTTGCAGCAATTGCAGGTATTTTCTTGCTTCTTATCTTCTGAGAAAGCGTTTAGATAAGTTTGCCAGACTTCATCGCGGTTAGCATTCACAGTGAAAAGTTTTCCAGTTGCAACGATTTCGTTGAACTTGGCTTGCATTTGGGTTCTGATGTCTTTAAACATAATGTTGTAAATTAGTTCTCTCGGAAGGAGTTGCACCTTCAACCTCCACTTTAAAAGAGTGGCATTCTACTGTTGAATTACGAGAGATTTTGTTGAGGTTTTTAGTTTACTCTGAAATCTTTAATTGTCAAGCAAATATTTGATTCGCTCAGGCAGCAACTTAACATCTCTTGGAATTTCGTGCAAATAGTCTTTTAGAATTTCGCGCACACTTTTTAGTGTTTTAAATTCTGATTCAATTGCTTGAGTAATAAAAGTTTCTGTATCAAAATCCTGCGGCGGAAATGCGGGCAGGAGATAGGAGAATTTTTCTGTGAGATTCATATGTTAATGACTTACTTTCCGCCCAATCCGCAAGCTATTTCTTCCAATTCGGCGATTTTTCTTTTGGCGGCGAGATTTTCTAGTTTTAATTCGTCGATAATTTCGTCGGCATCCTTTAATTCAGCGAGTCGTAATTCGAAGCTTTTACAAAGTCTATCAATATTATCTGCATCATTCGCAACCAGACTCATGCCTGCCACATCGGCAAATTGACTAATGGAGTCTTCAATGGCATCCCAAAGATTCTTTGTGGTTTCGGCGTCACCATCAAAAGCGTCTGTCCATTCTTCTAGTTCGTCTTTGTATCCTCTGAGGTCTTCGATATCCGAGTTTAAAGTAGCAATTTCATCTTCTAAATCGCCGATTTTCCCCTTTTTAATCTCGTCTTCTAGCGACTCATTAATCAAAATCTTAATCGCTGCCGTTCGTCCAGTCACAAAATATGCCTTAATAATAGGATTTTCGCGCCCATCTGGATATTCAACCAGAACGGGAAGCGGCGAATTGTTGATCGTGGCGGTCAACTTGATTCCGTATTTTTCTTTGCCTGTTTTGCCTTGTAATTTAGTCATTCAATGCTTCCTCCCATTCGGTGAATAGTTTCTCGCAGTGGTCTTTGACAAATTCTGTGATGTCAGTGACTCCGTAACCATCTGACCATGCCACGGCGGTAATTTCATTATAGGCTGGAATTTTTGGCTCCCCAAGGCTATATTTGTATTCGCCCGTGGCTGGTTCCTCGGGATGATATTCAACCTCGAAAATCAAACGAGGGTCAGATTTATAAATTACTTGCATATTTTTATTCTTTTTGCGCCCAAATAAAACAGAGAAGTCCAAAGGCAATTAATCCTAAACTCGGATGAATCCAAACTAGCCCAATCATTATACTGGCTACTCCAATGGTTGTCCAATTCATTGCGCCCCTTTCTGTTTAAAATCCCTCTCGAAATCCTCTTGAGACGCGCAATATAGAAACCCACCTACACCTTCGTTCCCGACAGTATAATCTTCGGGCGTTTCAATTACCGAACAAAACATCTTTCTCAGCGGTGGCGGCTGCAAATGATCTTGGGGGATGGTCATAAGGAATACTGTGTCTTGGCCGAATCCATACTTCCACTCGTCGGTAGAGTCTGGCCATTTGTTTTTGCTCTGTTTGCCGTCTTTGCCAGAATCAAATTCGGCGATTCTATGGAAAAGAAGACCGCGCAATTCTGGCTGACTGTTGCCTACATAGCTATAGATTTTGTTAGGCAGTTTGCGGCCAGCGGGGGATGGAGTGTTTAAGGACATGTTGATATTGTAGGTTATTTTGGCCGCAAGTCAACTAGGAATTCGCAATTTTCTCAATTTCGGGCCAATTTGGGCTGAAAGATCGAGGCGCTTCCCAATGACCAAGATAAAGGTTTGTCTTTGGCAATCCATTCATAAGGAAATACGCGCCACGCTTAATGGCTGCGACTTTGCTGTTTTTATGAGTGCCATCGAAAAGAAGTTCGAAAATCGCATGATCTTCAAAACATTCTAATTTTGCTCCGAATACCCTGCCTGCATAATCGTTCCAATCTTCTGCTTTTCTGGGTTTAATGCCAGCAAGGGGGCCGTAGCCGCAAAAACAAGCACTAGTCGAGCATTCGTTATAGGTTGCATCTGCGGGATATTCATTTTCTTCGCTATGGAAAGAGCGAATATTAAACTTTGGCGGCGGGATTGAATCACGCACAAAAATTGTGAGTTTCGCGAGATTCTTGTGTTGGGTTTTGGTGAGGCCCAATTGTTTTGCTGTTTTCATATTTTAATAATTATTCACCAATGTTATAAAGCTTCTTAAGTTTCGCTAATGCAGTAGCGACTCCTACTCGTCTTGAGAAATGGTCTTTCGCGTAGCATGTAGCCTGAACAGTGATTTTTTCTTCGCCGTTCTCCAAAGTTAAAATTGTGGCCCCGCCCTCTGGCAGATACTTGAAATATGGAATTTCGTCTTCTGATACGTCCTTATTGACCTTGCGAACATATGAATCATTATGCAATACAGGATCAACCTTATAGCAATACAACCCATCTTCTCCAATGTCAAGGGCTTTGACCTTGCGAAGGTGCTGGATGCGACAATGATAACCCTTGTTTTTCAGTTTAATAAGGGCTTCGGTGTTTGTTGGTGTTTTTGTGTTTTTATTCATAAGTTTGTCAGTGACAATAACATCGTATCCTTTGGCTTGCAAGCGGTTTTGCCAGTCTTTTGCTGAAATTTTATAAAATTGACGAAAAGAAGACCCCTTTCTTTAGGAAGGGGATGAATTTTCGCATTGTTTTAGGAAAGTTTGTAAAGTTAAGTGTAACTATTAGTGAATGACGCACCGCGCATACAAGTATCGCATCTATCCAACAATTTGTCAAGAGGAAATCTTGCGTAAAACGATAGGATCGTGCAGATTTGTATATAATTGGGCGCTCGCACAAAAACGCGAAGCTTGGGTTACGAATAAGAAAAGCGTCACTTATGGCGCAACGTCGCGAGGTTTGACCGATCTTAAGGATTCTCCCGAACGCCAGTGGCTCAATGATGTATCGAGCGTTTGCTTGCAGCAGTCATTGAGAAATCTAGATATGGCGTTTAATAATTTCTTTAAAAAGAAAAACGCTTATCCATCGTTTAAAGCTCGTAAAAACGGCGGTTCTGCACGGTTTATGGATAACGCTTTTCGATTGAAAGAAGATAATCTTTTCCTCGCTAAAATGAGCGAGCCTATCAAAGTTCAATGGTCGCGCCCTCTCTCGGGAGCACCAAACTCCGTTACCGTATCGCAAAACGCTGCTGGCCAATGGTTTGCTTCGTTCCTTTGTGAGGAAGAAGTCGCCAAGCTCCCACCTTCTTCAAACAAAATCGGTATCGACGTTGGCATTGAACATTTTGCGACTTTGAGCGATGGCCGCAAGTTTTCGCAGCCCAAGCGCATTCGCCGCTTGCGTAAAAAACTAGCCCGCCTTCAACGCTTACATTCTCGCAAAGTAAAAGGTTCTAAAAACCGCGAACGCGCTCGCAAGAAAGTCGCCCGTGTTCACCAGCACATCGCAGACGTGCGCAAAGATTTCCTTCACAAACTGTCAACCCAACTCGTTCGCGAAAACCAAGCGATTGCGTTGGAAGACTTGGCGGTGTCAAACATGGTCAAGAACCGCAAGCTCTCTCGCTGTATCAGCGAGCAAGGCTGGCGAGACTTTCGCACCATGCTAGAATACAAATGCGAATGGTATGGACGCGAGCTACACGTTGTAGATCGGTTCTTTCCGAGCAGCAAAACGTGTTCGTGTTGTGGGGCGAAGGCCAGCTTTGGCCTAGAAACAAGGCAATGGACGTGTGGCGGCTGCGGCGCTGACCACTTAAGAGACGTTAACGCTGCGAAAAACATTTTGGCCGCTGGATTAGTGGTTACTGACTCTGGAGTCGATGGAAGACCAACGAAGAACTACGTTCTTCGCGGCATTCGGCAGCGAAAGAGTAAAACTGAGTCGCGAGGCTTGGAAACTTCGTCTTAGGATGGAAAAAATCAAGAACGCCCGACAAAAGATGAATGCCGCGCTCTATTCGTGGCAAAGTTCAATCGTCATCAAGAAGTAGTAGAGCAACTAATAGCGTTTCTTCAACAGAATCCGCAAAATTCAGATATTTAAGCAAAATTGGATTAATGATGTGTGACCAACTGTCGCAGATTTCCGTGTAGAGTGATTTTAGGTCGTTCAGCATATGTGTATTTGTTAATCTTCGCAGCCTTCTAGTTCCCAATCTTGGGTGCCAATGATTTCGTCGTCTGTTTTCATTTTTGATTAAGCCAGTATTCGGCGTATTGAAGAACGTCTTTTGCATTCCGCGCCTTACACAATTCGACTATCTTTTCTAGGTGTTCTTTTGAACAGTCTTTTAAATGGACGTATTTTGTTCGCTGTGTGCCGTCGATACCCTTGGTTCCCCAGATTGCATTTTCTGCTCGCCATTCAAAAGATTCTGTATCTGGAATTTCTTCGGGAGAAAGAATTTTTACGTCTTTAAGATCCCAAATTCCATATTTACGATTAGCGGCGTTGTCTCTATAGTCGTTATAGAGTTCTGCAAAAGACTGAGGTACTTGGAACCAGATAGATTTTCCGTTCCAACGATTATATCCACCATATTGTAGTGTAGATGGTTGTCCACCATCGGCCATAGCGCCTTCGATAGCGTTATAGTCATGACGAGCCATTGAGGCTACTACTTGTTTGCCGTTATGATATCCGAGTAGTTTCATATTATTTCGTTTCGAAGATGTTTCCCACGATTTTCATTTTATGCCAGTTATTCCAATAGGCGGAGTAATTTGCGCCGCTTCTGGGTTTATCGCCCTTGCCATTTGAATTAGTCATGTTTTTCTGTCCTCGCCAAAAATAGTTTATATAGTTTTGCCAGCGTTTCTTCCGAACCAACATTATAATATTCGATAAGTTCTAGCGGCTCTTTCTTCCTATCGACTCCAAAGATAATATAATCGGTCATCTCAGATTCTAAATGGGCTTTCGCCAAGGTTATTGCAAAGGTTTCTTTTTTGGGCTGTTCAGACACAGAATTTATGGTAAAATGGTTGGTTTTTTCTTTTGTTCAACAGAAAGATACACCAGCTTTTGCGGGTGTCAAAATATTTGAACTCGCCGATGGTAATTTGCCAGCCTTTGGAGCAGCGATAGAAGTTAAAAAAGCTAAATTCCATCCTTGATTAGTTCTTTTGCGGCGGCGATTACTTTTTGGCCGACCCTATGACGCGCCAGATAAGCATTGGCGATTTTAACTCCGTAAAGATTGAGCATTTCGCTTGGGTGTTTATCTTCAAAAACTTGGGCCACAAAGCAGTTGTAATATTTTGTTGTTACTAATGGTTTAATTTGTTTTGTTGCCCGCCAGAGGATTTCGCGTTTCCAGCCTTGGTTTTCGTCCTCATCCTTAATTAGCTCGTCAAGATCATTTTCTGGGCCGACTTGATCGTAGTTTTTGTTGTGGGTGATATTTTTTCGTGCTTTATCTATGATTCGCCACTTGGCGAGCTTGTATAAATACTTCAAGACTCCCTGATCGTTTGGATTCGCCCGCCCATCTTGGATTTTCCGCCAAAAACCATGAAGGATGTCTTGAGAAATGTCTTCGCAGTCTGCAAGTTGCAGACCATGAATGCGGGCGTAATCTCTGATCTTCGGAAAATGCTCTTTATAGAAGGGGTCAAAATTAAACATACAGAATATCTGAAATTGAAATCTCGCCTTCGAGGGGTTGCCAGTTGGAGTTGTCAAGCTTGGGATTATTTGCTCGCTGACCCACATGAAAGCCCGAATCTTCTTCCGCCGCGAAACATATAATGGATTTATAATTTCCGTCCATTGGATTTGATAATACCCACAAAGACTTTCGGGCGCTGTCTGTATAATAATTTACCATACTAATTCGTGAATTTCTTCGATTTTCTTTTTACCCGTCAAAACATCTTTGTAGGTGATAGCGTAGACATTAAATACATCCATAGTATCCCAAACATGCAATGGAACATCTGTCTTTTGGCGGAGGAACTTTTTTTCGACTTGTTCCCAGATTGGTTCGGGTTTAGATGAGAAGGGCCACATGACTATTTATTCAAATATTCAGATGCCATAAGTTCTTTCACGCCATCGTTGTTTCCAAAGAGCCAGAAGGACGATCCTTCCATATAAATTTCATCGTCTTTTTTCTTGAGACCAATATATCCATGCTCTCGGATAGCATCAAAAATAAGACACTGCGAGCTATCTTCTGTGACAATATTAAGACTTGGTTCATCGCCAAAAAGTCTGAGCATCAATGAAGTGCCTGCGCCAATTCGCTCTGGAAGATCGCATATTTTGTTGTAAAGAGCTTTTCCCTCTTCTGTTTTCTTCGAAACGATGAAACCTGTTTCATCCCATTTTTGTTTTTTAGCCTTGATCCAAAGCTTATTTGGTTTTTTATTTTCGGCGAAAAAGAAGACTCCGTTTCCTGTTGCATCCTTAGCTCCAATTTCGGCGATAAACGCCAACCAAACTTCTCTAGTAACTTTTTGATCTTCAAGGAGGGCGAACATTTTTACGGCCAAGGGATGTTGTTTTGGAAGGTGGAAGTAACTAGTCATGTGTTTTATTTAGTGGGAGTAACTATGGGCGTGATTTGATTGTTGTCAACCTACTATTTAAAGCTCGAAAGTGTTTGTTCCAAATCTTCAACTGTTTGAGCACTATGCCAAATTTCTCGCTGGATAGGGTTAGAGATATAATCGCCGTCGATAGTTTTTACAGTAGTGGCTGGTGCAAGAATTAAGACTTTCGGCTGGTAAATACGTTGAACTGCCGTCATTTGTTCTTTCTTAGCGGCGCAAGAAATTAAAAGAAGGGTTGTTGCTAGTAGGATTTTCATATTACAGATTAAATTCTTTCTTAAGGGCGGCGAATTTTCGTTTTTCTTCGGTTATTTCATTGATCACTAAATCTGCTTGAGCTTGGGTTTCTTGTGTTGCGATTAGCCTAAGTCTGGCGCGTTCTTTTTCCATCTTATCTAGTCTGGCATCTACTCTCTCTTCAATATCGAAGAACGCAAGCTTGTTCCTTAGTGTAAAGTATGCTGTTGCAGCCTGACAGAGAGCTTGAAAAGTATAAAGAAAGGTCATATTATGCTACTTTAACAGAGTTAGCAACAAATGTCAAATCAAGATTCCAATCATTAGCAGAAATCGCCCGCTTCATATCTGCGGTACGGTAGATGGTATTCCTAAGAATAGGATTGCTATGATATTTCAACCACTGATGGCGCGTGTCAAGATATTGGGTAATCCACTGTTTTTCATCGCCACCAGTTTTTGGCGTCATGGCAGGGAAGCGTTTTCTCAAAAATGAGAGGATTCCGCCGCTGTGAATATAAGAATCGTAGATTACGAGTAGCGATAAGTTTTCTTTGAAGCTATTATTATCGGCCCAAAGCATTGCTGGGTTCCAGTATTTATCGTCAAATAGCTTGTCTTGAACTTCTCGCATAATGGGATCGTTCCCTGCCTTACGAATAAAATCATGAAATTCTTTATCGCTTGTCCAATTTGGATTTGAAACACTCCATTTTAAGCATCGAGAGATTTGTTGCGCGTATTGCCCATTTGCTTGCACATAGCGTTTAAAAAGCTCTGGCAGATTACCATACTGAGTCGCACCACTTCGTCCTGCGGTTAGCTGTTTGACCTTATTTGGGCCGTCGAAGAACATATCAACTGCTCCATAATTACCTTCCGCGCTCCCCGTTTCGAAACAATTTACTATTTGCTGTATTTTTGTTTTTTTGATCATATTCTGTTGTTTTAAGCAGCCCATTATTTATAAAGAAAAATTGTTTTGTTGCACGATTTGCATCGTTTGATTACTATTTGTCGGTCTTCTCTCTCAAAAATGAGAAAGTCGCACTTGTGGCGAAAAATACTTAAAAATCTTTTGATTGCCGAAATCATTTAGTCTTCCAACTTCACAAACCCATTCTTTCGCGGCAGACTCAATTTTTGGGCGTAAGTCATATGTTCAACAAGAGTGATTTTCTTGTCGGCAAAATATTGGGAGTATTTTACTGGGATTTTGGCGTGGGAAATATATAGCATGCTACAAACTAGCATGACGGCGAAAGTTGTTGAGATGAGTAATGGCTTCATGGCTTTTCGATGGTAAAACTCAACCCTCCGTAAACCCAAAAGTTCAAAGACTTTCCGCTCTGATCTTCAATGGGACGGCCAGAAATGCCGCCATTTTCTACATTAAAAGAACACCCAAAATCATGTCCTTCTACACAAAAGGCCCATCCGCCGCCGATTTCTTCTAAACAAATATCTTTAATAATTGTAGAATGATCGCCCATCATTGAATCGTGGTCTGTAAGAAGTCCGCCGATCCAGCTTGATTTATCTTCTACGAATTGGTCCCAGAGTGGGAATTTTGGTTTGTTCATTTAATCTTAATCTTATGTTCGCCGTGCTCATAAATGAATTCTGGAAGACCATACATTGCATCTCTCATACTGTCTATCAAAACTTCCATACGTTCGTCGGCGTCTTCGTATTCATTAAATTCAGATTCTTCTAGATCGCCGAAAATGTCGGGCAATTTTTCCTTCAAATCCTGAAAAGGAAGCGCCGCAATAGATTCTTCCAAGCTTTCGCCGTTAATTGTCAAGCTCGAAAAGTAATAAGTCGATCCGCCCTCATCATCTGATTCTTGATTGCCGTCGAATTCAAAACTTGTGGCGTCTGGCTTGATCTTTTTGATCCAGACAGACAAATCTTTAAAGAAATCATCCTCTAGGGATTGTTGGCGAGCGTTGTGGTTTTTTACGGCTTGGTTTAGGGTCATATTATTGTAGGGTAGGGTTTTTGCTTAATTTTTTGCTTTTCTTATACATCCATTTCTGCATGGGCAGTTCGTTTAACCAGTCTGCCACATTCGGAATCCAGCCGAAATCTTCAATCATATGCTGCTCTCCTAGCACTCTAGTGGGAATGTCCTTATTGTTTGAATTTTTAATTGTGGGGCCAAAAATTTTCTCCGCTAAAAAAATTCCTTCGCTATGGTGACGTAAAATTCTATGCCGATTATCACAAAAATGAGCCTTAGTTTCATCAAACCATGAATGTAGTGGCATGAAATCTTCCCATTTCCCGCCGTGAATTTTGGCAGACGATTTAGCATGATAATAAGAATGGCTCATTTAAAATTTGTTTTCTCTCTAAACAAGAACGCGGGCGAATCAAATAACTCATTTCTGGAGTCTTCGACTTCTTTCTTTTTCGCGCCGAAAAATAGATCGGGAAACATCGCCCGAAGTTGTTCTTTTTGGGTTTTTGTTTTTTCTTTTGACTTGTTTAATTTCATGGCGTTTCGACCTCCTGTAGGGCAACTCTACCACAATTTTCTTCGCTTGTCAACCAGCAAAAGAGATATTCTTGCCCGTCAACTATATCGACCATCTGGATTTCTAGATCGTAGTCGATTTCGCCCATAACAAAAGAATAAAATTGATCATATCCTACGATAGGGGTTTGTTCGCCAGTAATGACTGTATTGAGCAAATTACTGTGCGCCCCATTTGACCCGACTACTTTATATGTTTTTTGCATATTATTTATTCGTTTTCTTTCCAGAGTTTTAGAGCCCGCCCGAAAGCCTCACAATAATGTTTTGCTTCGGCAAAGACGATTCCATAGTCCCTATCGAGAGAATTGGGAATAAAAGTTAAATTATATAAAATATTAATAAAATCCACAATCTGATCGCCGCTCAGAAATTTCTTAAAATCCATACAAGCGTTTAAATCGTCAAAATAAAACGGTAGATGATAAAAATTAACCAACTCTCGATGTTCGTCAATGATATAATCTATATCGCCAGAAAAATGACCATAAAATTGGCCATTCTTTTCTTGAAAAATTCCAGTAAAACCCAAGGTCTCTGCAATCTTTAGGCGTTTTTCATTTTGAGAAAGTTTCATATTAATAAGCCCATAGTAAAGACAACACGCCATTGTGGCAGCATCCGTTTTTGTTAATAAGGTCGTCGAACGATTCTTTCCCATAGAGAATCGAATCGCCGTTTCCTAGGCGGAATTGGTTTTCGGCTTGCATACCCATTGCTTCTACCATCGTTTGAACAGCGATAGTCATTGCGTAGGCGTGTTCGCGGAGATTTAGGTCGTGGTCAGTCATGTTGACAACTTACTACTGTTTTGATTGTTCGGCAAGATGTTTTTTATCCTCTTCGGCGGAATCTTTTAGATGTTTTTCTTCCTGTTCTTTTAAATTAGAATACATATGATCATTGTGGGCGTATTCTGTCCAACCTTTCCAACCGCAGGAACATGTGGGTGTGATTTCTTGTTCGATGCCTTGGTTTTGGGAAATGCGAATGATGGTGTGGGACTTCACGTGTTATATTAGAACAAAAGACAACAAATGTCAAGGATTTCTTTGAAAAATCGTTTTAGACGTGTAATATTGTTATGATAAGGTTGTCTTCTGTAGGGGAAGATCAATCCTCCCCTGATTAGACACCAGCGAAGGCTACCGTGAATCCCCTACAGATCGGTAGCCTTTTGCTTTTTCTAATCGTAAGTTTAGCTTCAAACACGGTTGTATGCGGTTATGGCTGGGAGTGAGAACCCAAGCTCCGTCGCTTTATAAAATGGAAAATTCGCTGGGGGTTTATATATTAGGGCGAAGCAAAACAAATCTAATACAGCACTCTCCTAACCCTTGTTTCTATGAGGGGAGGGGGAGCATTGTCCGAGACTCTTTCAATTAAACTCTAATTGTTTTTTAATTGGCGGCGAATACTTTCCTTAGTATTTATATGAGTACCCCAATAAATCGAAGTCTGGCTCGTATATCTTGTAAACTTTATCCCTTAATTCGGGCGTCCAAGAAAAATTTATAGATGCTCTGTCTGAAACATTTTCTCTCGGCAATTCAATCGGCAAACCCTCAATATGATAATCTTCCAGCATTTTACGCCAATCTACACTAAGATTTTCAAAAGAAAGAATTCTGTTGGGGTGAAAGTAACTGCTGTGAGTCCACTCGGTTTCTCTCTTTAAAATTAAGATGTCTTGGGCATTTTGCTGCCACCTCTCGAAAAGAAAATTAACAAAATCCTCGAAAGAACAATCGTCTTTTAATCCATAGAGCCCGCCAAACTTCTTCTTTTTCCCGAAGGCAAAAGCGCTTTCAATTCTTGAGAATGGCTCTCTTTTTACGGCGAAAGAAAAAAATCCCCTCACTTTATCAGAAAAAACCTCATAAACATGTGCTGGAACGGCGTGACGTGTGTCGAAAGTTCCCCTGTATAATGGATGGTTTTGGAATTTGTTGATGAAAAGCTGTTTGTGTTTTTGTATTAAATTTCTTTGGCCGATTACGGATGAGAGCGATGTTGATCCCGTTTTTGGAATCTGCAATGCAATCATGCTGTGAACCCATTTATACTTGGATGTGGGCAGAGCGTCAAACATTGATTTTCTTTACTGTAATTTCATAGAGTTTTTTGCCACTTCCGTCTTCTATATCAATGGTTCTGTCTTCTCCTACGTAGGCGATAATAAGTTCTAAAAACTCATCAGTGATTTCCTTTCTGGAAAGCCAGCGTTTTCTATCTTTAGATAGTTTGCCGAGAAAAACTGGCCCCTCTCTGTGGGATTTGCCAATAGTAAAATTTGTTAAGTCCATGGTTGTTTTTATTCTAGGTGTTTGTAGTATGCGTCTAATCCCAACTCTTTCTTGCGGCGGAGAAAGTACTGTTCATCTGTCTCATTTGGGTTAAAGCAGTCGGCAACTAAATAGCACTCGCGGCATGTGAATCTTCTTTTGTGGCCGACAAATTTGCGCAGGCAAGAATCGCAGGTATTGACATAATTACCATTCTCATGGGTATAATCACATTGCCAATTGCGAACATTTTCGCGGTCAAAAAGGATTTCGGCGGCTTTATTCATATTAGCAAGAACATCCAAAATAATCAAAACTCTTCTCAGTAATTTCTCTGTCTAAAACCACGGATAAATGACGAAACAATTCTGTCGAATCTGGGACATCTCCCAAACCATGGCAATCAGTGCCATAAAAAGTTAAATCGCCGCCCTTTACTTGATCAATAAGAGCTTCGTAAGCTTCGTCAGCAGTATAAGAAGTATCGCTATAAATATTTCTTAAGGCATAACTTACCAACCATTCTCTAGAAGTTGAAGAATTTTCTTTTTGTCTGATTTTTTCAATTTTGGCGAGCGCGGGATGATCCCAATCGTGGCGCAAATTTGCTACTGTATTTGGATACATAAACATCCAGAAAGTATCGCCGCGCAAAACTTTTGTTTTCAAAAAAGGGTCAACGATACCAATATGTTTGGTCCCTTGGCAGGCTTCTCCTTTATTTGATAACCCAATATGAGCGCCAGGAGGCATGTTTTCTGCCGCGACAACAGGCATTAACGCAATATGCGTAGCATCTTTTTGCTGCGGGCCGATAATGATTTGGCCGATTTTTAGGTCTGGGTGCATGATTTAGAGTGTTGTGGAATCAATGATAGCGGATTGTTCTGCGGCGTCAAGGTATTTTGAAATTTTGTCATAAATTTCAGACCCTTGCGGGCCGCATTCGTAATCATTAGCCATCATCCATTGCTGGATTTCTTCGAGGAAGGATTTGGGGATTGTTATGTTCATATGTTCAATCTACTACTGTAATCTTCGCATGCAAGCCTTTCTTTGATGAAATTCGGGTTGGCATCCATATTCGCCTTTTGGGTCATCAATTTCCTCTACAGACATGACATTGCTATGGGCGTATTCTTTTCTCCACTTGCGGTAGCCTTTTTCTCTCGCGTCTTCTTCGTTTTTGGCCGAAACTTCGACGTAGGTTTGATTTACTTGAGAGATATAGACGCGGTATTTATTCATCTTTTTTGCCAGTGCAGGGTTCGATTTCTTCTTCACAGTGATGGCACCAGCTTTCGCCACAAAGCTCACATCCTGGCCCATTGTGATAACCATTATCGAGAACAAAGATGTCAACATCTCCGTCGCTTTCTCTCTTTAGGATATGTCCAGCCTTTTCTAGGAGGACGTGATAGGGGCGTTGTGTTTGGGCCATATTTTTTGTGCTATTTCCCTCACTTTAGCCGTTTCAACAATAGAAAGCAAGTCTTTTCTTTGTTTTTTATGGAACGTCATCCGCTGTCGCGTTCTCCCACCTGAAACCCATGCATTGTCGGTCATGCGTAATTGCGGCAGAAATATCTCCCGTTCTTTTTCTACTCCCAAAAATATTTTCAGCAGCATCCGAAATAGACTCCCAAACCTTGATTACTTTTTTCGTATTCCTGTCTAATTGACAAATCTTCTTTTTATCGTGATTTTTACGCAAAAAAGATCTTTTCACAAATTCCTTTAATTCTTCTTGAGAAAAATTCTCAAAAGCTTTTTTATATATCCATACAAAATTAGCTGACGTGCAATGAATCCCTTTGGATGTTTGAGTCGCTGAGTGACTGATTGAAGTCGATAAACAATTTTTCATTTCTTCGGCGGCAACACAGGGAGATGAATATTCTTTTATATCCAAAAATTCACTTATCCTGACAATAGGCTTCAAAAAGCAATTTCTTAATTTTAATTTTGTTTCTTCTGAATGTTTTTTCCCAAAGAAAGCGTTTTTTTCGCCGCTTTGATCTGGTTTTTTTATTGTTTTTTGTATCTTAGATGCTTTAATCTTCATCTCTTTCGCCTTATCTTCGCCATATCTTTGCTCCCATGTAAGCCCTCTCAAAAATGAGCCTGGGCTTTCTCCCCCAGAAGTTTTATTGGAAAGAGGACCATTTTTTAATGACGTACAACCAATTTTAGAAATAATCTCCTTTTCTAATTCTAAAGCACTACTCTCTTCCATTCCATCCCTAAAGAAAACAACAAAATCAATAGGATCATAGCCTTCTAACATTATCTTTTTCGTAATATTATTTTTATGCTGATTGTACGTCCTCTTAAACTCAGACTCATGAAAATGTCTTAAATATCTTCTGCCTACACCCTTGCCTACGTAATAGGGGCGAAAGCAAAATTCTAAATCTTCTCCGTATTTAAATAAGCCTTCATACCTTGGATCTAATAAAATATAGACATAAAAACCATTTGGTATGCACCGATGTATATTTTCCATATAAGAGAATTACACCAAATAGCTCTAGAATTTTTTCCAAATCTTATGCTCTAGCTTTTCTATTTCTGCGAACTCTACGTAACTAATTTGATCTTTTCTCTTGAAGCGGCGATAAATTTTGCGCAATGCTTTATGCGGACGATCCACAATTGTATCAAAATCTACGATCTTTTCGGCCAATTCTAGCAAAAGTTTTCTATCAACAATGAGAAAATCATTCTCCCTTTCGAAAACGATATATCGAGCTAACCCTCTTAACCAGCCAGCCGAATTATTAACTGACACGAATTCCAACCAACAGAACTCATCAGAAAAATCCTTATCTTCTCGCCGAATCTTCTTTCTTGCTTTGCAGTCAAAGCTCCATCTATTCCCATCTTTTTCTAGCCAGAAATCAATGTGGGCAAATTGCTCTGTTTTTGTAGCGTCGGTAACGGTATATCCTTGGTTTTCAGCGAGTTGTCGAAAAAGTTCCTCGGCATTATTCCCATCTCTAGAATTAACTCCTGAGACATCGTGTTTATTTTGGTAAGCCATTTATAATATTTAGGATTTTTTCTTTAGCTGAAATTCTCGGCGCAGGACAGTCGATGTCCCATTCACCCGTGGCTTCTGGATATAACTCATATAGCATCCCGAGCTTGTCCAAAAGACTATACGCCGACATGGGCAAATTTCTCAATTCTGGTTTAGACATAATAGCAATCTCTTAATTTTTTGCCGCCAAGAATTTCCATTATACGCTCGAAGGGTTTTTTATTACGAACTCTGTTGATGTTCCAAGCAACAACGTCGAATTTGTAGTGGTCTTTCAATTTTTTGAGACTTTCTTTTACGGCCCGAACGCACCAGATCATTTCTTCCATGTCGTTATTGAGACTCGCTCCCATTATCATTACTGCGACTTTTTTGCCGTAGAATTCGGGGATTTCATTGTCAAGCCATTTTTGGCCTTCTTGATACATGACAAAAGCCTTGTTTCCCTCATAAAAACAAATACCACCCCTAAAATTCTCATCAAAATACCTATAAATGGCCGAAAACTTTTGAGAAACAGTCCTTCCTTCGCCGAAAATTGGTAAAGGCTCACTCTTAAAGCAAAACTTGGCGAATAAACTCAGCAAATCTTTTTCGAGTTCAGGATTGCTCCCGTTAATATAGTATTCTTCTGGCATAGCAATGTGTAACCTATACTAAAGGCCCAAGGACTAAAAAATGAGGTTATCTGATAAAATCGCCCAATCTATCGACCCTATCAACGGGAATACTGTTTTACAGTTATGGCGCTTGTATTTTAATGTCATAGATGAACCCGAAAACTTTTTCAGTTTTTCCGCGTCAACGAATGGATTAGATATGCCGATTATTTTCGGCGGTGTCGCTTATACACCAATTCCTTGTGAGGTTGACCCCATTGAAAAGAACTCTCTAGGACGAATGAACCGCCCCGAGATTAAAATCTCCAACAAGAATCAACAAATAAGCCAATTAATGCGGCGCAAAAATGATTTCAAAAACGCCAAACTGGTAAGAATCCAAACGCTGCTAAAATATATTGACGATGTAAACTTTGATTCGGGCGAAAATCCATATGGAGTTCCCGACCCAAACGCAGAAATTTCCCGCGAAACATTTATCGTTTATCAAAAGCTGGCCGAAAATAAAATCTATGTGTCGCTATCTCTTTCTGCTCCATTTGATTTGGCGAATCAGACGACGCCAGGACGCATTGTATTGAGTCGTTATTGCCCATTTCAGTATCGCGGCAAGGGCTGCAATTACTGCGGCAAACCAATAGTGAAAAAAGACGATACCGCTTTTACCGTGACTCCAGACGAGAATTACAGCATATCTTCCGCCCAAAATCTATGGACTGAAGGAACAACTTATTCTGCTGGTAATATTGTGTATGTGGAAAACAGAGTTGACCCGCCTAGAACCGTCTTCGTCTGCAAGGTTGCCCACATTGCTACCGCCCTAAACAGCCCAAACAAATTGGACGGCGCGGCCTATTGGGAAAAAGACGAGTGCTCCAAAACAATTACAGGATGCAAGAAACGGTTTGTCGATGATATAACTAATCCCGCCTATTTGGGACATATTCGATTTGGCGGATACTGCGGCACAGAAAGATATAGATTTTCCCAATGACTATTCAAGAGTGTCTATCTTATTTTAAGGAACAGTCCATGCTTTGTAGGGCGATGGAAATTTGCGGCTTTTTGGGAGAGAAGGGCGGCGAATATTCTTGCAAAATTGTAAAAAACAAACACCAAAACCCCAAAGAATACTTCTCTATTGATCCGATGGAATCGTTAAGATTTTCGCGCTCTCACAACATGGTAGCAGTTTTTCATTCTCATATTGTGGGTGATTGTTCGCCGAGCAGTTTTGACAAGGTTAATTCTGATAATACGCTTTATCCATTTCTTATTTATTCTTTGGCGCAAGAAAAATTTGGTCTTTATGAACCGCCAGATCATAAATGCGATGTTATTGAATTAAAAGACAAACTATGACAAAAGTACACGTTTATGGCCTACTAGGAAAGGAATTTGGCGAAGAATTTGATTTTAGCATTTCCGCTCCAAAAGATGTTGTTGCTGCTATCGACGCAAATCAAGAGGGCTTTGTGAAACGAATTGCTGAACTTGCAAAAGATGGCGCTCATTATACCTTGATTGCAGATGATCAAATCATTGGATCGGTTGATGATTTTGTTGGAAAGCGAAAGATTAAGGAGGTGTTTTTTATTCCCACTATTTTTGGTGCTGGGGCTATCGGAGCTATTGTTGTCGGCGTAGTAGCCCTTGGAGCTTCTTATTATGCAACAGGCGTGCTTGCTGCCGTATTAGTTGCCGTGGCATTTGCGGCCATCTCTTACGGCGTTACATCGCTTCTAGCAAAACCTCCATCGTCAAATATTCCAGGAGCGACAGGTACAACGAACGCCACTTCAAAAAGCTTTCTCTTTGGAAATCGAGAAAACATCACGGCCCAAGGGAACCCCGTTCCTCTCGGATATGGCCGTCTAAGAATTGGCAGTGCCGTCATTCAGCATTCTATTAAAAACTATCCCAACAGCATCTCCACATTCGACGAATTCACTAACCAAGCAACTCAAGAGGGCCAAGCTTCCATGGCGGTCCTTAATAATCAAGAAATTTAATGAAGCACTTTTTAACCAAGAACATAAATAACCTACAAGGCGCTGGTGGGGGCGGAGGCGGTGGGGGAGGCGGAGGCGGTCCACCACCATCCCAACTTCAACCACCGAAACTAGGCAAGCTTCAAACTCTCGCATCTTATTCGTATGCTGAGATTATTGATCTTGTATCAGACGGCCCAATCGAAGGTCTTGTAAATCAAAACGGCCAATATGTTTACGGCGAAAGAATTTTTGAAAGCATCTATTTTGATAATACACCAGTCAAGAAAAGTTTCGATGTAAATTATACTGGTTCAAACTTTGTTGAAGTAACGGGTTATTCTCTGGCTCCTTTATGCTCTAAAATTTCTGGGCTGTGGTATAGAAGCGGTCAATACATCCCAAACAATTTCACAGACGTAAGAGCTTCTATTGCTACGGGCGATTCGATTGGCAATTCTGTTTCGGGGACAAGAGCGGCGATAATTAAAAATACAACATATTTCGCCGATGATACTTCTGTTAATGATCCATATCTTTCTTTGACCTATGCGCCGATTGTTCATACGGGTAATTCTGGGAATCTTTTTAATTGCCCCGACCCCTATGTTCGCGACAAGCAGATGGAAATTACTTGGACAAGAAATGACATAGCCAAAAGCATTTACAAGGGTATTGACTTATTGAAAACAGTTTCTTCCGCGCCCTCTGTATATGGCGAAGATGCCTCTAATATTGCGGGAACGAAAATCCTGCGTTATAATTATCAGAATTGGAGCGACGTAAAAGAAGCCCTGCTTCCTTACTATCTCGACCAAAGCGATGACGATTATCCTATTTTTGCCATCAAATTTGAAATTGGTTCGCCATTTAGAGAAACGCTTTATTCTGATTGTGGCAATCCTCTTGTATATTTTGATGTTAATGAAAAACAGGCAACCGTAGATTCTGATTTCGTTCTAGATAAGAACACGAGCTTTCTTTTGAAAGATGACATCTTTAACCAAGTGTTTGAGAGAATTGAAATTGAAGACGTAAATGTCAAAAGAGTAATCCAACCAATCAAATACATTGATCTTACTTATGCGGCGAAAACAACTTCGACGAATATTGACATGGCTGGTTGTGTTATCGCTTTTGGATATAAAAACGGCGCAAGCGCTCCGACAAGGGAAAGTATCGACGCGATTAAGAAGCACATTCAATCATTGCTTATCGTTCGCCCCGACAACGAAAAATACAACTATAGCAATGTGCTGGCCGAAATCCGAGAGGGTAACGATCTTCAAACGCCGCTCTCCTATTTTAAGAAGGTTCATGTAGATAAAGAATACGGCGTTAGACTCACTGGACCATTTGATGTATCCAATCAAGTATTAAAGGTCACGAATTTTAATGACGATACTGGTTATAGAATTAAAGGAGTTTATGAATTTCCTTTGGGAGCAAATATTACAAATGAGGGATCATCGGATACTAGAAACGGTCAAAGTTTCTCTTCTTACGCTGGTAATAATCGAACTCAGTTCATTGAAAGTGCATCTCCAATTACTCATATAATTGAAAATCCAAATGTTGATCAGGTTTATATTACCTTGGGCGTTAGAGCGTTGAACGATACGAATCAAGTAGATACTTACTTACCTGGGATTGGCTCCGTTCAAGCTGGCAGTAGAATTCCAGCCGTAGTAAGGTTCAAGGTGGAAATTGGCCTCCAAGACCATACGGGTAAAGATGTTCAATCTTCTGTCGAGGAAAGGATCTATCAGATAGTCGGGATGGCCGATTCAGCATCTCTTGTCGATATTGGAAGAGGCGAAGTTTCTTCTATATTAAATAATTATAAATTTCTTCAAGCTACCCGTGGAAATTCTGAAATCAATGCTTCTACGGAACTACTTTTGCCCGCAGTCACGGGAGACTCTAAAAGATTTATTAGGATTACCCGAACAACCTATGAAACTTCAAGCGTCCTTCTAAAGCGTGAAATTTCTTTGGAAAAGATAACTGAAGTAATTAATACCCGTTTTTCATATCCAGGTTCCGCCATTATTGGCACGAAGCTTGATTCAAGAAATCTATCTGCTATTCCGCCGCGAAGCTTCGATTTAAGACTCAAGAGGGTTCTTATTCCAAGTAACTATTTCCCTCTTGCTCCAGACGGCAGAGATAAGCGTCGCTATAAAACAGCAACAGATTTTGCCGCCGCAACATCGACTGATTTGCAAATTTACAATGGAAATTGGGACGGGACTTTCAAAGAAGGCTGGACGGATAATCCAGCTTGGGTTCTTTTTGATCTTTTGATTGATCCTCAGTATGGACTCGGTTCCTCTATAACGGCGTCTCAGGTGAATATTTGGGAGCTTTATAAAATTGGAAGATTCTCTGATGCTGTGGATAAAAATGGCGTTTTCCAAGGGGTCGATAACTCTTACGGCGGGAAAGAACCGCGTTATGCGATTAATATTATTTTAGCCGATAAGATTAGTATCTTCGATACGTTGAATGCTGTCGCGACTGTTTTTCGCGGAAATATCTTTTACAGTAATTCTTATATAGATTTCACGGATGACCGATTGAAGATCCCGATGATGGAATTCAATAATGCAAACGTTAAAGAAGGAACGTTTTCTTATACAAATTCGAGAATTGATGAAGAATTCAATGTCGCCGAAGTGTCTTATCTCGACGAAAACGATAACTTCAATGCCAAAGTCGCGTATATTGAAAACTCAGACGATATCAGAAGAAGGGGCGTCTTAAGCACTCGGATAGATTCTTTTGGAATCACATCTTATGCTTTAGCGAATAGAATAGGCCAGCATGTTATCTATGCTACTACGAATGAAAACCAAGCCGTAAGCTTTGTGGGCGGCGTGGAATGCCTCTTTCTGAAACCTGGAGATTTGATTAATATCAATGATGAATTAAAAACTCAACAAAGAAATTTCGGGCGCGTTTTAGACATTAATCCTCTAGATGGCAAAGTTTATATTAATGAGAAATTCCCATCTGGATATGCCCTTAATGAAATTACTCTACTCGCTCCGACAGGAACGAAAAGTTTCGATGAAATGCTTGGTATGGCCAAAGCCAGTGGCGGAGTTTCTTACAGAGATATTTACGAAAGCGACATCCCTCAAATCCAGACGTTTAAAATAACTGGATACGATAATACAATTGATTACGGCTCCAATATTTACGTCCAACCAAAGACAGAATACAACTTAATCACTTTTACTGGTGGCGCAATTACTGGGCTATATTCTGGCAATGGATCAATCAGTGGTTATACTACGTATTCTGGGATTACTGATACTGGTTATTATATAGCAATAGATTCCGACATTTCTGGAATTCAGATATTTTGGTCGCTAAGAAATTATACATCTGGCAACAGGCTAAGCACTGGAGAACCTAATCAATTAGAACCTTATTCTGGATCATGGATTACTGGCGGAGCTTTATACACGCCATCGTTTGACAACTCTAATATTGAATTTTTGTCCCGCGTAAAGCAGGGTTTTCCGTTTGGCATCACGATGTCTGGACTGGAAAAAGAAACTTATAAAATATCGTCTATTAGAGAATCAAATGTCAATGAATACGAAATGTCCGCCATTAAATTTAATAGTGGTAAGTTTGCTCAAATTGAAAGCACTCAAAACTTAGATGATTTTTACAATACATTCTCTTTCATTGGAACTCAGAGTGCGACAACTCCGACTGTTGAGTCAGTTAATACATATCAACTAGACCCACCCACAATCAATTCATTCCAAACTGGAAACTACGATGGTCAAAATGATAGTCTGGATATTTCTGGAAGCTGGTCATTAATTGATGGCGCGTCAAATTATCTCGTTAATATAATCGCCCCAAATGGTAGAAAAACAACCGAATCAATTACTGGAAACAGTTACATCCTGAACGATCAAACTCAACTTGGCTTCTACCGTCTTCTTGTGACGGCGAAAAACCCATCTCTCGGATATACATCAAAGACTTCATCTAGCGGAATCAACGTATTCTCCACGACTACATATATTACGCCGTATATTAAAAATATAACAATTAACTAAATGTATTCTGCCGCTCAAACATTTAAATACGCAACTCCACCAGCGCTTGGGACTGGCGCTGGCTACTCCTTAAGCTCTTCACCAAAATTTAATATTCTTGCTATAGATAAATATGGATTAAATGTCTCTAGTAGAGATCAATACTCTAATCAAAATAATCTATCCTATAATGTCGATGTTCGCTATTCTAATGGAACCATCGCTCCATATGGGCTTAATTTCGACACAGGCAAAAAAGACCCAAACTATACATTCACCTACGAAGACAATCTTTTGGCTTTTAGCGGTGTTCCTCAACGACAATATTCTTTAGTATTCAAGTTGTCGGAAGAATCTCCAGCGACAACTTCATCAGGTCGATTTAATGTTTATCATAATGAAGCTCAAGTCTCTGGAATATCTGGAGTTTTAGATGGAAGATTGATTAGCGGCACCACTAGGAACAGGACTGGCACTATTGATATTAATCTTACGATGGCAAATAGTTCTTACTATTCTGTATCAAAGTTTGAAATTTATACTGGTAATGCCTCTAATTTTGCCGTCGTGACTGGTACTGGTGCTGGCGCAAATAGAATGAAAAGCATCTCAATCTTTGAGCAAAAGCAAAAATATACTCTCACAATTAATGATGGCGAACAACCGTTCGATGATAGGTTTTATTTTTATAAGATTCTTCCCTACGACAACTTTGGTTCTGGGACGCTTTATTCTTCGCCGCCGATCAGCGGTAAAATGTATTCTGTTGTAGCTCCTGCATTTACGGTTAACAATGTGACGGGGAAAAACATCATTTTATTGAATGACGGCAACTACTGCATCGAGACATATCACTACGGCAATATCACTGGCACTGGATATACTATTATTGATGGGCTGCTAAATACCTCTGGGAACGTTAATTTGCATGGATGGTATAATGTGGATGCCAGTGGTGACTTCACCCAAAATCAAACTTATCCATTCAGAACTGTTAAATATTTAGCCCAAATAACAGATGGAACAGGGAATGTTTCTAGCCGAGAAATATTAATCACGGATAATAGCACATCTAGAACTGGTACTGCCTTAACGGGAATTAGATATTCAGAATATGCTGTTAGTGACAATGCGCAAACGGCTCAGTTCATTGTCTCTGGCTCTGGTTATATTAGTGGCAGCGGCGCTCTTTGCTTGTTGGCAAGAGTAAATTATCCAACTGGAACTTTTAAACTTCTACGCACTATTCTCTAATGAACGCGCAATCAACTTTTTTCGTTATCGGGCCTGAATATGTTTCGGGCGATTTCTTTTCTACTAATACTGGAAATTTGGGATCATCTGCCCAATCGTTTAGGAATATCTATCTTACTGGCACGGGTTATGGATATTCCCAAGAAGTCATCTACAATGGAAGATCGGAAGAGGTAATTACTCGCGCAGAAGTTACTGGAAGATTTATAGCTAATTATTTAACTGGCGATTTCCCAGTTCAATATATTACTGGGCTTGTCACTGGTCTAACTTTTCCTTTAGCCGCAAATAAAACTTATAAATTAGAATATCGCCTGCAATATAGCGGATCTTCCACCTCAGAAGGAATTAGTGTTGCATTAAGCGGTGCAAACCCTTGCCCATTTTTCGCTGGGAATGGCATTATTGATGATTTCAATAATAGTCCAGAGGGTTTTATTATTTCTGGATATGATTTACATGGACACTTCCATGGAGCAACGGATAGAAGATTGATTACGCTCAATGTTCTTCTTGTGAATTCTCCAACAACGAATTCTATCTCTCTCTATGCTGGCAAGGAGAGCAGCGGTATTAATACTGTTGCGCTATGCAGCGGTTCTTGGGCTACTATGACTCAGTATTAGAGAAAACTTTTCCAGCACTTTCAAAGAAACGCTTCTTTTCTTCCTTGGAAAGACTGACGTAGGATTTTTTCAGCCGCCGATAAACTCGGCGCGTAATAGAATCAACTGGCTTAACAATGGCGCGGATTTTCTTGGCGGTAGATTTTCTCATGTTTTATACTAACTTTCTGCTGAATATTCGTCGCTGTAGATTTCTAAAAATACTTCTTTTAGAAACGGGAAGTGTTCTTCAAGAATTTTGGCGGCAGATTTTGCAATATCACGATGTTCTTTTTGTGTTTCTTTTCCAGCCCGAACCATGATCCAAGTAATAAATGATCTTAGATTTCCAGTAACAAACATCCTAGTTTTAATCATCCCTTCTGGAAGTAAAGCACGAGCTTGTTCTTTTGCGATTCCTTTTTCTAAAGCTCTCTCATATTCAGCGTATGCATCCGCAAAAACCTTGTCCTGAGTATCTGTCCACCAGTCAATTAATCCAAAATCTGTAGATGGGTTGCTTGATTGACGATTTTTAGAGTCTTGAGTTCTACATTCTCTAAAGATTGGCTCTTCCGCAGCTTGCGCATATCTTTGACTAAATTCTTGAAATGAAAAGGATTTGTGCCGCAAAATCTGCCGTCCAATATCTCTCGTCGTCTCAATCTCGAAACCACACGATACTTGCTCAAAGATCGAAAAGTGCTTATGTTTTAGACAATATCTAAGAAGCTTATCAGCAGTATCAACATTTAATTGATTTTGGGGAGAACTAATTCGAGCGCAATAAGCAATAAGGCTGTTAGCCGTTTCGATTCCTTCAACGAGCGGTTTTGTAATGGAAATTAATTTAATCATGTTAATAGTCGTGTTTTAGACTTTCTTTGTATTGTTCTTGACTGTCTTTTTTTTCTAAATCTTCGTCGCCTTCAAATTTACAACCAACTGCTCGGAGCCTATCCATGAGTTCTTCGTCAGTCAGACCAGTCATTTTGGCGTCGAAATCTTCTTTGAATTGTTCGAGAGTCATATACCAATTTTCCCCACCCATATTTCGCCGTCTTTCTGGAGTTTTAGTTTTTGGTATAATTTGTCTAATTTTGGATTGTGGGCTTTGACCACCGATCCCATCACAACAATATCATACCGTTGATTCTTAGCAAAGTCAAGGGCGGCGTTCAATAATTTTAGGCCGCAATTTGATTTAGATAGCCAGATTATCTCTTGGAATGACTTTTTCCCGTGTAGTAGGTTCCATCCGCCTTGAAACATAATAATTGAATCAAGTTTTTCGTTGGACCAAACATGATATTCCCAAGTAAGAAGTTGCGCGTTTGCTATTTGGGCGAGACTTGCTTTGTCGATTTTAAAGATGTGACCAAGATTTTCATTTTCAAAATCCCAAAGTTGTTCCAAATTATCGAGTAACTTAAGATAATCAGCGGGATTGGTAATTTTATGAACATTCACATTTAATCAGAATGCCAACCATTAATCAACAACCCAAGACCAATCAGCGCCATCATAATACATAGTAAATAGATCATGCCGAATTTTTATCGTGAGGGTCTAATTTCGGCGGAGATTCGGGCAGAATCCAAGGCTTCAAATCAAGTTCTGGCAGGGGATAAAGATTCTCGAAAATACTAGGCGCGTCTTGTTTCGGGGCATCTAATTTCTTCATTTCCAAGGCATGATAATCATGGGACAAAAAGCATAAAAACGTAAAAAACCCAACCCAAAATACCATCTTCCGCATGTTAAAAAGTCTAGTATCCATACTATTCGTTAATCAATTGGCTAATTTTCCAGCATTCGCTAACTGGAATGTCGTCATAACTTGCCCATGGGGTCGGGGTTTTTTCTTTGGGTGTATAATTTTTTGTCTTCAAGAAGGCTTTTAGATCGGCCAATGTCTTGTATCCTCTCTTAAGGGCTTGAGATTCTAGATTTTTGCGCGGATTCAGGGCGTCTGGGCCGCTTGTTTGAGCCTGATTGGCTTTTGCCGTAGAATCTTCGCCTTTGCTAATTTCATCTTCTCCTACGACATTGACGTTTAAGAAATTGCGAACACAGCGAACAAACGAACGATTTTCGGCTTGCGTTTCCTTAAAGATCGCCATGGAGAACGAAGACGAAGAATCGCCGCAATTCTCTGAGGTAGAATTAGCAATAGATGAAAATGTTACAGTGTCAGCAAACGAATATTTGTTTTCGGAATGAACCGCTGTTTCGTAGTTCGGAATCCATGTAATAGTGCAAATACATGATACGCCGTTTTCAAGGTATTCCAGCTTATATTCTACGTTGGAAAACCCGCGAAGCCGCGCCAATTCTTTATACCCGCCAAGTTTGCAAATGATTTGATGATCCTGTAGGCCATCAATGGAATCTGGGATTGGTTTATTGTTTCGCTCAAACCACGCCTTGTTGGGGTAGAGGAACTTTGGATTGATCATGGATTTCCAGTCAACGAATCCATCTGGAGTATATTTGTAATCAACATTCTCAAACAACCCATATTCATTACGGCGAAGTTTTTCTGGGCCATCTTTGTATTTTGGATTGCTAATTGGAAATGCGGTTGTTTCTTGCTCGGGAGTGGCAGATGTCGTATCGGTCATAAATTAAAGATAGAAGTAATAATACTCAATATCAAGCCAAAAATCATCACTATCAATTATTCTATTGGCTTTCGAGAATGGAATGTTTTGCTTTTGACATTCTCTTTGCCACGAATGACAAAGATTCTTTAGCTCACGCTTTAGGTTTCCTGCTTCGTCGCGGACTGCCCCGAAGAACGTAGTTCTTCGATGGTCTTGTGTCTGCTCCACAGGCAAATGGCACCGCTTGTCCAGCGGCGAGAATATTCTTGGCGGCGTTAATGTCTCGGTCATGCGTAACACCACATTCGCATGTCCACTTTCGTTTGTCAAGCGAAAGATTTGTTTTTCTTCCGCAGCAAGAGCACGTCTTGCTGCTCGGGTAGAATCGGTCAATGATGACCAATTCTCGCCCATACCACTCAGCCTTATACTTTAACATATTTCGGAATATTCGCCAGCCTTGTTCGCTGATACAGCGAGAAAGTTTACGATTCTTAACCATGTTTTTAACGGCCAAATCCTCCAACGCAATCGTTTGGTTTTCACGAATGAGTTTTGTGGAAAGCTTATGAAGAAAATCTTTGCGCACATCTGAAATGTGCTGGTGCAAACGGGCAACCTTGAGGCGAGCCTTTTCACGGTTCTTTGAACCCTTAATCTTGCGAGAATGCTGGCGTTGCAAACGCGCCAACTTCTTTCTCAATCGACGAATGCGCTTAGGCTGTCCATACTTTTGCCCGTCTGAGGTTGACGCGAACGTTTCGATCCCCAAGTCAATACCGACATCTTTATCTAGCGGCGCTAATTTTTCAATCTCTTCTTCATAAAGAAATGAGGCGAACCATTGGCCAGCAGCGTTTTGAGAGACAACACATTGGTTAGATTTCCCATTTAACTTTCGCGTCCAAGAGACTTTAATCGGAGATTCAATCTTTGCAAGAAATAAATTATCTCCATTAATCCGAAATGCATTTTGAAGGAAGCGCGCAGAACCGCCATTTTTACGACATTTAAAACTTGGATAAGAAGCGCGTTTTTTAAAGAAATTAACAAATGCAACATCTAAGTTTCTCAATGACTGCTGCAAGCAAACACTTGATACATTATTAAGCCAATTATAATCCAGCACCTTTTTCGTTTCCGTCAAGGATTTGCATACTTTAGCATAAGATAGATTTTTTTTATTTTGAACCCATTCCTCCCTTTTCATATTCAGCGCCCAATTATAAATATAGCGGCAGCTACCAATAGTCCTTCGTAAAAGAACTTCCTGTTCTGAAGTCGGATAGATTCGGAATTTATATGCGCGATGTGTCACTCATAGTATATTACACTTGATTTTAGAAAAATTACTTATTTTTACTAAAATTCTCCCTTTATAGGTAAAAATAAAAATATTCTATATCTAACCAGAATTCTTGCGAATCTATAATCCTATTCGATTTTGCAAAACACAAATTTTGCTTATAATGGGCGATGCTAGGAAAGATTTTGCCGTTGCTATGGACTTGTTTCTTGGAGAAGAATTTAGCATACGGCGGAATCTTGTCAACAAGAGAACGTTCTGGATAGTCCAAACTTTCAACAGAATAATCGAAAAACTTCTCGCGCACCCAAGGAAGGGTTTCTTTATTCGGCCCCATCATCAAAACATCTAGGCCAAGACTTTTTACGTTTTTTACGTAATCGAGCGTGTAAGAGTCTGTATTTTCGGCGATTAAAGTAATGCGATGAATTTGCGACTTGAATTGTTTTAGCGCGGCAACATCAATTGGTTTGCTGGTAATAATATTCGCCCGATAACCGCTTTTCAACCAATGAAAGAGACATGGCTCATTGTGGGTTAAATCCATTCTAAAATGTAAAAGCCCATTCTTTAACGCGGGATTTTCGGCGAAAAAGTCTGGTATAATTTCCATAACCGCTTCGTGGTAATCATTACCGACACGGAGGGTTTTCATGTCCAGCTTTACATCAATATCGAGAAGCTTGAATGCCGATTGGACGATTGATTCGACTTTGATTGTGCGAATCATTTTTGGGTTTTCGACGGGGGAATAGGAGGGTTTTTTATCGCCCCAGTCTGGTTCTAGAATGATTGTCTTTTTCGGGTCGGCCCAAATCGGGCGAGCTTGTTGGCTATATATGTGACTATATAAAATAATCGTTGGCACATCATATGCGCTCGAAATGTGTACAGGAGCACTATCAATACCTATGTGAAGACTGCTGCGCTTAAGGATATAAACGCTTTGTGGCCATGATAGACCCAAAAACTGAGAATCCGTCCCATCTAAAATTGGATCATTTGGCCCGCCGATTTGATAAATCTTATATCCAAGTTGAGAAAGAATGGGTTTTAGTAGCGAAATAACTTCTGGAAAATACTCGAAGAATTTTGATTCTAATTTCCTATCATTGTGAATCGTAATGAACTTTTCGTCTTTGAGGGGAAAAAATTGTTCGTTTAATATTGGCCGTTCAGTCGGTACGACTCCGAGGTAGTTGCTATAAGCATGGGCTAAATTCATGCATTATATTAACTTAACCATTCCGCACGCGCTTCGGTATTTCCATTTTGATAGCTCATTGTTTTTTGAGTAAGAGCATGGGGATAGAAGACATGGGTGAAGTAACCAGAATGTCCATTATTGCCCGTCATAAAAAACATGTTTTCTAAAATTGGAGAATACTCCATAAGTTTATAGATAGAGGGATGTCCTTCGAGGAGAGGGAAAAATTCGGGCCGCGTGAAGAAGTAAAGGTTTTGCTCTGGGTAGAGCGCCTTAAACTTTTTCAGCAAAGAATTAATAATGATGATGTCGCCCGCGCTCTCAGGGATTACGATTGCCAGCCGTTTGTGCGCGTCATCTTTGTCTAGTAGGTCGCCTAAATCTATTGGTTTGTTATCAAGATTGGCGTTGAATTGCAGCGCCAGCTTTTGGAAATGATTGTAAACGCCCTGATAATCGTTGGACTTGCGAAGATGCGCGGCCCAATTTTTCACATGAGAAGTGTTAGCGTCCACTTTTTCGAGCATCATATTGGTAAGGATGTCGATGGCGAAGGATTCTGGGCTTAACCCATTTGGCGGGATATAATGGGGGTTTTTGGGTTGGGGGTCGAAATCACTGTCTAAAAGTTCTACGTCTGGATGTTCTAGAAACATTTTTTCTAGCCTTTCGCAAACTGCATCTGTAGAACAATAGTTCACGGCGAAATCTCTAGTCTTCTTTTCCATCGCTAGTTTTTCATTTTTAGGCATGGAATAGACTTTTTCCATAGCGTCACAAATTGATGATGGCCTTGTTGTGCTTTTCGTAAAAACCGTGTTTGGTTCCGTATATGCTTCCCAATCGAGAGGAATACCAGCACTTTCTTCTGAACATGCGTCCAATCCACAAGAATAAGATGTCGTTGCTAATATTTTACCGCACATCTTAGCTTGAAAGCTACTTAGCTCAAAACCGCCGCTGGAAATTGGATTAACTACTAGATCAGACAATCCATAGATATCACATAGGTCAGATTCACCTACTCCATGCATAATGTCAGTAGTATTAAAACTCTGTTTCGCGCCACAAAGAGGACAGTCTAGAGGTTGACCAGTAAACGGGCGAATCTCATATCCACGACAGGCGCGACAATAATAAGTCGTTAATACATCATTAGGATCGATACTCTTTTCTTGAATCAACTGTGGCAGCGGCCATCCCTCAACCCATGAACAGTGAAATATCAACTTAGCTTTAATATCAGGATTCTTTTCTTTAAAAAGCTTAAATCCATCCAATAAATTAGGGAACTGCTTTCGTAACTGCGATCTTCCGAGAAATAATGTAACAAATTGATCTTGTAAATTAAATTTCTTTCTTAACTCATTACGCCAATCTTCTGGAATTGGATAAAATTCTTCGGGGTCAATACATCCTGGCAAAGTTCTTACGTGAGTGTATCCCTTCTCATAATAAAGCTGTTCTGCAAATGATGCCCATACTAGAAGATTTTTAGCATGTAATCCTAATTCTATTTGAGAATCGAGCAACGGTTTTGAATCTATGGTGCAATGAAAATATGGATTAGTTTTTTGCGCCCAAGGTTTTTTATAAATATCTCCAAATCCCCACGAATCTTCTAGAAAATATTGAATTTGCGGCTTTTCCAACCTCATTACTTCGTCAATGCGATAGAGACCGTAACTGGCAGAACGCATTGCGCCATCTCTTTGTCCAGCGTCTTGAATAGACTGAATCTGATTTCTTTGTTCGGCGGATGGATTCATGCCGTACGCCTTCCACGGCAGTCTTTTTAACTGAGGATCATCCCATTCAACTCCATTCAAACACTCAATTACTTCCCAGCCGCGCTTAAAAAACCAGCGCATGATTCTTTTTTTTACTCCGCCGAAGCCAGTATTTAGGAAGGAGGCATTACCTTGGAATAGAATTTTCTTTTTGTTCATCGAGTATATATTAACTCATTAAGAATAACTCCACTTATAGCCTTTATAATAATGGCCTTTCCTACAAGCTTTTCTAATAGAAATATCACATATGCCAAGCTCTTGGGATGCTTTCAATGCAGTTTCATACTCATGTTTGCCGTGTTCAAGGGAAATTGCCGTAACTCTACGATTTAGATTTGGTCTAGTGTATCTCGTTTTTCTTTTGTCTGCCAAAATATTATTTACTTCTTCTTTTGAAAGTTTATCATAGGAAAAAATGAAACCTCCACACGTTTTAAATTGCCCCGTCAAGGCTCCTCTCATTGTGTTTTTATTTAGTCCAGTCGAAGACGCCATTTCCTCTATATTTAAAAAAGAAATCTCATTTCCATCCTTATCGTATTGATAAAATGACCTTTTGACCTTTTGTGTCCCAGCCGAAGAAATTGCCTTCTTTCTCATATTAAAGCCCTTTTCGCCAAATGGTAGCAAGGTATCTAAATAATATTGTTCTCGATTTATGAGTTGGTCTTTTTCTGTAATCTCTAAAATCTCAAAATAAAAAATGACATCTTCGAAATATTTAGAGCAAAACCTTTCCATATGGATAGAGTGATGCCTTCCTTCCGCCAAATCAAATTCATGCTTTTTAAAACGGGCGCGAAAACTTTTGGACGATCCAATATATATTCTATCATCTATAGAATTAGATATTTTATAGATTCCAGAATTATTTAAACTATTTTTCCCGAAATAGCAGACGAGCATATTATTCTCCCGAACGTTCTTCTTTCTGTGGCTGTTGCCCACTAGCATAAAACATCTCGATAAGCGCCGTTTGGACAAAAACTAATAATGCTTCTGCTTCTCCAAGTTCGATGCCAAGACCAATCTGTAAACTTCCATTCTTCTTAACGGTAAGAGAAAAAGCCTTTACGCCCTCAACTTCCCCCTGTTTCGGCTTTTTGGTATAGGGTTTGAAGGTAATCGTAGTTTTATCGTCCTTAAAACTATGAAAGGCAGAAAAGTCTTTGTAATTTTTGATCGAATGGATTAGGTTGCCAAGTTCGATTTCATTAAATTTGACAGAAACGCTATGCTCTAGATGATCTTTGTTGTTGTAAAAAGAACCAAGCTTCTTTACTGGGTCGTAAGATTTTTGCTTGACCCCTGACATTATGAATTTTGGGCCGTCTGGAGTTTTCATTAGTTTAAATGAAAATGCTGCGCCAGTATATTGGCCATCTTTTTCGAAGGGGGAAGGTTTCCAGAAGGATAGAGTCATAGATATATGTATTTTTTTTACACATTATACTAACGCCCCTCAAACAAATAAGTGTAATTTAATACATGAAAAGTGTCCCCGTCGCGTGGTTTTTGCAATTTCCCTTTGTGGCGAAAATCTACCCATCGGGCACAACATTTGGAGACGATTCATACAATTGTCCAACCGAGGATTGGCTAATAAATAAGTTTTACCCTTATTTTTGCAGCGAACTAGAGCGTCTTGGAATCATTGATTGGTCCAAGAAATTCGACTGTGAAGACTTTTCGGCCATGTATAAGATTCTTTCTCAAGTTTGCCACTTTAATAGTCGCGGGACACAGGATGGATTAGCCGTTGGAGCCATTGACTACACCAAAGACAGTGGCGAATATCATTCAATTAACGTAGCATTTACCAATGTCGGCGTAATATATATCGAACCACAATCAGGAAAACCCCTAAAACTCTCAAAAAATGAACAAAATTCAATCAATCGGGTACGCATTTAGGGTGATTATTTTCACCGCCATTCTGTTTTTAAGCGGTTGCGCCCAAAAGGTCAAGATGCCAGAAGTAGATTATGCCCTAATTAAAGGGTGGGTGGACTTTTTGGTTTAATTGTTGGTCTTTCGTGTAATCTGTTTTATATGGACTATTCTATTCAATCTACGGCGATTTCTTCTTTGGGTGGAAAGGGTTGTCTTCTCATCACGGGTGGACAAACAGCAACTAACACAAACGGCTTCGTAGGTTTTCGCTCTATTGACGGAACCGTTATCCTTGGAGGAATTACTGGTATAAATATGAGCGGCATTTCTTATCTTGTCGGTAGAAGTCTAACGAATCCTACGGAAATCCTCGGTCCAATCACAAATATTTCTCTAAATACTGGTTCGGCAGCTATTCAACTTTTCTACTAATATGCTTGGATTCGGACTTAGACTTGGAAAACGATTTTTCCTAGCAGTAGGGAATCCTTTAAATTTAATCAATAATTACTTCCGCCCAGACGGCATTTCTACCTATAAGCGCCCAGATGGCATAAGTAACTATATTCGCCCTTAAATAATATGCCAGACCTTACAGTATCATCCGCAGTTGACACATTTATGCAAGCCGCCAGTCAAACGGCAATGCTTGCTGCTCTAAATATTACTTTGGGCGGATCGTTTACGACAACTATTGGTGATACTTCTATAACTGGAGGGGGAACCATCTCATTAGGTGGGTTTACTCTAACTGTGGGGGCTACGGGAACGGCGGCGTTGTTGGGAGTGGCGAATGTGTTCACGGTCAACGGTGCTGCATCCACGCCTGCAATGTCGATCACGGGAACTCCGTTCACAGGCGGAAGCGCGACAACGACAAAGCCGCTGCTCTTGATTGAGCCTGCGGGGACCGCCAGCACGGGTTGGGATACGGGCGGAACGATGCTTGGGGTGAATGCACCGAGTGGGTTCGTTGGGATACTGGCTGACCTGCAACTCAATGGTGCGAGCAAATTCTCAGTTTCATCCTCTGGCGCGGTGAGAATTAACGGCACCTCAGTTGGGAACACACTGGCCTTCCGAGCCGATATAGGTTTCTTGGACATTAACGGATTTGGTGGCCAGTCAGGCACGGCCATCGGCGGGGAGGCATATCTTCCAGGTGTCAGCCTTGGTAAAAACTCAGCAGTCCGCTGGACAAATGACGGCACCGCTGGGACGCCTGACATTTTTCTAACGCGGGCCTCTGCGGGAGTGTTGTTCCTTTCTGCTGATGGCTCTGCTGGAGCCGCGTTTCAGATGGCAGAACAGACCGCGCCTGCCGCGCCAGCCGCCAATCAGGTCCGAATTTATGCCGTGGACAACGGCGCAGGGAAAACTCAACTCATGGCTCTGTTTTCAAGCGGAGCCGCTCAACAGATTGCAATCGAGCCGTAACCCATGAACATCACCACCATCATCCCCGACGACTCAATCCCAGCGTGGCAAGCCGTCGTTGACAAGTTCAACGTGGGTAGCGGCGAGCCTACTGTCACTATTGAGCAGTTTGCGCAGATATTCCGCGAAGAAGAGACGGCAAAATACATAAAGGACTATGACTCAGCGCAAAAAACCGCTATGGCCGAAAATGAGAGATTAATGGCATTAGGTATTGCTGTTCAAGCTCGCCCCGACAAACTGGACGAAATTGAAAAAGCCGTTCAAAATATTCTTTCGAAATAGAGAAACGCTCGTTAGTATATTGAATGAAATATACTCTGTCTGAAATCTTCGGCATTCAAGCGGCCCTCAATCGTCTAACCAACTACCAACAGGTAGTAAAAGACCAAACCGTAGTTACTCCTTTTAACTTTACGGGCAAAACTCGCTGGAACATCAGCAAAAACATAAGAATCTGTGAAGACGCAGTAAAACCTTGGCCAAAAGTTCTGGAAGGTCTAAAAGAACAATTTTCCATCAAGCCTCACACAAAACAAGACGATGATTCTTATATTGAATTCGTCAATCAGGCAAACAAGCTATCATCAGAAACCCAAGAAGAATGCTCGTTTTTGAAGATTCCGCTTTTAGAGCTTATCGACGATAAGAATCCAGTGTCCGCCGATGTGTTGGGAGTGCTTGAACGATTTGGACTAATTCAAGAGTGAGTTAGTCTAGCTCAATTTTAACTCGGGCGTTTTCGATAACACTAGGACGGTCTTGGACGTGTTTCTTTCCTCCACGGGCATTTTTGTACTCATCGAAGAATTTGCGTTTAATTTCGTCGTTACCAGATTGGCCTTCTCTTTTAATAGATAATTCTTTTGACTTATCGACAAGATCACCAATAGTAGTATATTTTTCGGCGCGGCGAATAAACTGCTTTTTGTCGTGAGGGTCTAGTTTAGTGTCTATACTAGCTAATGGAACATGATATAAACGCACCCATTTACCCTCTTCATCGCCATTTTTTCCTTTATAAACTTTGTTGTCGTTCATATGGAAGAATACTTCATGAACTTCTAGCGTTTCAGAATGTTGGAAATCGAAAAGGGGCATGACCTATATTAACCCTAAAGCTTTCGCCGCCTCCGATAATTTTGAGCATTCATAGTATTTGTTTTTCTTGTTTGCTACGTATTTGCCGCCATTGTAGGAGCCTTTGAAGTTTTTATCGCCGAAAAAGCCGTAGCGCTCTTTTAGGAAAGCGTCAGCCTGTTCTTTAGTGATTTCGACGGTGGACATTAATCTCTCCAAATAATCCACATAATAAAACAAAATCCTAAAACGTTGATTAGGTTATCAATATTTTCGGGTGTTATAGATTATTTTCTCCATTCAAAATATCAACCAGTTTGCCCGCCAATTCTAGACCTTCTATTTGCGGATCATCTCTTTGAAAAAGAGACTCGCTGGTTAATAGCGATGGACCCTCTTCATCATCTCCTTCGTAACCAAATTTGGCGGCATATTCAAAGACAAGATCAAACATTTCAATCATCATTTCTTGCTTTTTGGGGGCGAGTTTTTCGTAGAGTTTTTGGAATTTTTGATTCATATTATTATTCTTTAACTATTGAAGAGTTTCCCTTATTTAAGGCTTTTCTTAGTCTGTCTTTAACTTCTTGAGGTTGTCCAACGACCATTTCGGCCAAATCTCCATTGCCAGAAATTGCACCCTTGCTAATTTGAAAGATATTGGAGTCTGGATTTTCTTCCAGAGCTGTGATTAACTCTTCGATGGTCATAACAATTTAATTGTCTTTTTCTCCTCTACCTTTTTTGGCGGAAAGATGATTGCTAATAGACCGTGCTCCATTGTTAATTGGGCGGATTCGAGATTTAGCCGTTCTGGATTGGGGATATCAAACGTTTGCGTAAGCTTTTTGCCACTTTTTTGAATGACAAGAAGTTGTTTATCATCTTTGATTTCAACAAAAATATTTTCTTTCGACCAACCAGCTAATTCGAGAGTAAACTTAACATCGCCGTCTAAAGTATTTGTCCATGGACTTTTTGGAGCTTCAAAGCCAAAGCGGGACTTCTGGGCGTTTTTAATTTGTTCAAAAAGATCATAATAGTCTTTGTCGTATTGGGATTTTCGCCGACGCTCTTCGTCTGACCATGGAACTTTTGGAATATTCGGCGCTGTAGTTGGCGTAGCATCAAACGGCCACTTATCATCAATCCAAGCGCCTCCAATGAATCGTTTATTCGGCCAAGTATAAGGGTCAACCATCCAAATCGCTTGCGGCTTCAAAATTGATCCAGAATAAGGATCGGGGACATATAGGTTATCAAAAGAGTTCATGTTTTTAATTATACACTTGAGACAAGATATGGTCAAGAGAATTTTTCCAGCTATGTGTATTTTGAAGCGCCAAACCTGCGGTATTTGGTTGGCCGACTTTTTGTTCGGCGCGTTCCATCGCATCTACAAGAGCATCTTCGCTATAATGGGAATATTGACCCTGACTAAAATTCCCGCCCTTATTGAAGAACACGCCATCATAACAATCTTGCATCCCATCTGGTTCAATAAGAATACTGTTTTCTGCCGTAGCCCAAGCTTTATGACCGCCGAAATTATTTACTACACATATTTTGCCTAGCCCGCATGATGTAAAAGCTGGAATCCCATATGATTCAGAAAAACTTGCGCCGCTCAAGTCGATGTCGCAAGAATTATAAACCTCATTCATTTCGTCGTTAGTTTTCAGGTGAGGTAGGAGATTCAGATTCCAAATGCGTTTTCCTCCCAAGTCTTCCTGAATGAGTCTCTGGTTGTCTTCTGGACTAAAGAATGGATTGTTGATTACGCAAGTTAAAGCGTAGTCTTTGTTATTGCCATATTTTTTTATCCACGTTTTGATAATTTGGCTAGTGTTTTTTCTGACTTCACGCTTTCCCACCAATAAGAAATGTTTTCGCCCTTCTAGATATTTTTTACCTGCGACCTTGAAATCTTCATCCCATCCTACATTAAACGATCCTACGTTAGGGCATCCAGCAGCGAGAAAGATATTTTCTGAGTAATTGCCGCAGAATAAGGTCTTTCTGTTTAAATTTACCAAAGTTTTTTCAAATTCGGTCGAAAAATCTGTCTCATGAAACGTGCATAAAGTTTGATCGGGCGTAAGAAGAACTCGGAATGGGTCTTTCGGTTCCTGTGATTGAATATGCCAAATTTTTAGAGTCTTAACATCGCGGCCAAGATGAGAAAGTCTTTTATTCAGGGCGTCTTGAATATATGCAACTAATTCTTTTGGCGGCTGAAAAGCATCTAATTGAACTTCTCCAATGGGAAAATAGGCAAGGTCTATGTTTCGTTTCCAACATTCTCTGATAATGTTATAAGAGACTTGGCCTAGCGAAAGACTAGAAATCGGCGCGTTTAAAATTAGTTTTTCCATATTTAAATACTAACTCCACGGCCAATGATAATGAGTCTGTTGCGGACTATTTTTCTGCCAAGGCGGAGTCCAAATTCCAGAACAAGAATTTAGAAGTAGGCAAATTAACAAATATTTTTTCACTTTGATTTAATTGTCGATCCACCGCCAAGATATACTGGCTTAGCAACGATTGTCGCAGAACCCATAGTTTTACCGCCCGAAGAAACTTTGACATTACTTCCGCCACCCAAATAGCTGGGCCGCGCCGTGACGACTACGTTAGTAGTGTTTCCGCCGCTCTGGACTGTAGTTACAGAGCCTCCACCCAAGTACTGAGGGCGATTAACCGTCGTTGCTGTATCGCCTGCCAGAAGCGAAAACGAGAAGAATAGGAAAAGTAAGAGGGTTTTCATATCTTATATTACAGGCCAGATTTTTTGTTCTTCATCCTTCAATTTAATAAGTTTTTCGAGAATGTCAAATCTATTTTTGAATTCGGCATATTTTCCTCCGCCGCGAGAAATTGTAATATTTGTTTTGGGGCAGATATTCCAAGGAATAAAATAGACATCTTGAGTGTCTATTTGATACAACGCCAAAATATCAGCTTGCGCATCTTTTGCAATTCGGAAAAACCATCCTCTAGACGCTCCATATTCAGCATAGTTTGCTGATTTTACATCAATTCTAACTAAAGAATTTACTTTAAGATCATAAGGACATTTAACATAAGATGCTGACTCGCATGAAAAACCCTTTTCAACCAGAATGTTTGCCAATGATCTTTCGCCATCCCAGCCAGTATCAGAATCGCTATGCTCTCTTTTAAATCCAACCTTTTGAGCCCAAAATTGAAATCCTCCTCTCCTGCTCACTTGAGAGGAAATATCATTTCTTCCCATTTCTTTTAAACAGGATGAAGAAGGGAATTTACCAATAGCATTGCATATTAATGATAATTCATTAACTAATTTTTCTTCCGTCCATGAAATTGTGGGTTTTTTAGAGTCTAGCTGTAAAACTTTAGCCCAGTGTTTAAATCCCCCATTTCTTTGAATCTGGCTTGATAGAAAACCAAGATTACGAAATTCTAGGTCATAGCGAGATGGCATATGACCTAGTTCGTTTGCGACTTCTAAAATTTTAGATTCCAAACTCATTAAAATGGAACAAAATCTTCATTTCCCTGTTCTTGTTCTTTTGGCGCAGAAGCTTTTGTTTTCGCTGTTCCTGTAGTCTGCGAGGCACCATCTGGTTTCCCGCCGACAAAGTTAAAACTATTGGCGAGGCAAATCATTTTGCTTTTCTTTTGACCATTAGATTCCCACGTTTCCTCGTCAACGCTACCAGTAACGGCAACGAGAGAGCCTTTCTTTACATATTTGGCCGCCACTTCCCCAGCTTTATTTCCTAGGAATTTTGTTGTCCAGAATACGGTTTTGTCTTTTCCTTCGTTGGAAGCGATACGAAGTTCGACGATTTGCATTCCACTATTTGTTTGGCGGACCTCTGGCTCCGCACACACGTTCCCTACGATTGTTAATGATGTCATGTCTATTTACTTTGTTGTTTGTTGTTTTATATCTTCCACCACTATACTAACAGTGGTTTCATTTTTTCCGAGATTAAATTCTTTTTGGAGTTTTTCTGCAAGGTCTTTTTCCCTACGTTTTCTACGCCCCTCTCTTGCATTAATCATATGACTTTCAGTTTGTTTTCTTCCAACCATTTTTTCTCTCCACGCCTTAGTTCCTTCTTCTGTTCTAGAGCCTTTTAATTTTTTCTTATGGTCTTCGCTAAGAGGTCTTCCTAATAATTTTTGTCTTCTTTTTTCTATAGCTTCGGGCGTCTGTGAATTGATCCGAGCCTTTTCTGGCAAGGGAACTCCTTTTAAAGTTTCGGCTATTTTTCTTTTATGGTCTTCCGACTTTGGCTTTCCTTTGTGAATTTTTGAGAGCTTTTCTCTCGTTTCTTTGGTAATGACTCTCGCTTTAAGCGATTCTTTTATTATTTTTTTATGATCGTCAGAAAGCTTCCTTCCCAAAGAGTGTTTATTGCCCAAACTATTTTTCCCAATTTTTATTTTCGATTCTTCTGTGTGTTTATAGCCCTTTGTATTCCCCGCGATTAGACATATGTTATACATGCTTTCAGTGCTATGAAAATCAATAAACATTTGTTCGTTTTGTATTAAATCATCTTCTCTACAAAATAGAATTATTTCAAATGCAAATTCAGAGCTTCCATGTTTATTCCAAGAATTTTGGAGTTTAAAATTTTTATGCCTATTATTCTCTAAGTCACTTCTATGATCGTAAAATCTTTTCTTTAGATTTTCGGAGCTTCCAATGTAAACTTTCTTCGTTTTTTTATTCGTGATTTTGTAAATACCGCACACTACGCTACATTTCCCATTTTCTTCACCCATAAACTTAAATTACATCTTTAGTCCATCCGCAGTAGGATTGACGATAGTATTATCTGGATTTTTGCTGTCAGGATAAGGATTTGGCGTTCCAATATATTTCAAAACCATACCTTGACGCATAATGCAAGATTCAAGATCGCGGGTACTAATAATGTGCTGAGCAATAACCTCGTTAATATTCTCAAATCTTTCATCGAAAGGGAGAATGCCGCCCTTATTCATATCTTGGCGTGTTTCACACAAGATTTGCGTATGCTCCTTCATTCGTTGAAGAAGTTCATCCGCATCTTTACGGAATTGTTTGGCGGCGATGATTGATTGTTCCTTTGTCATATTATTTATTTGTTTTGCAGCAAAATTTAAATTTCTTTCCGCTCCCACATCCGCATGGGGAATAGAGTGCGATTTGCATTTTCATCTTTTCCTTCATCGAAAGAGAGCGATTTATTGGCACAAATTTGTGTGCCAGTTCTGCTGGAATATCTTCATAAGGGAGAATTTCTCCTGTGTCAGTATTCATAATCAAATATACTTGCTCATCTTTGGTTTTGCCCAAATTAAGAATTTCTTATGTAGGCTCATTAGAGCTTGCTGGCCATTAGCCATTTTGGCTGACAGGTCTTTCCAGCTTGTAGGGGTTTTGAAGAAGTATCTCTCGTTGATGATTTGGATGATTCGCTTGTCTGGATAAGTATCGGCGAGGGATTTTATTTCGTCAAGTCTTTTTTGATCTAAATCTTCGAATTCTTGCTCGTAAGAGCAATCGAATGAGCCTTCTTCTAGGGATTGCCAAGGTTTAGAGCGATTAACGATATTCATACACATCCATTTGACACGCTGGCCTACGTAAGTAGGGTATTTCATGTTTTTGGAAGGATCGTAATCCATGGTGTACTTATACATCAAATAGTCTTTATCTTCGCGCAATTCTTGCTTAAATACTTCATAATCGGAAGACAGGCTGTTAGCCAGCACTTCTGAGTATAAACCGCTGTGCAACTGTATGAGTTGAGTCATTGCAGCACTGTCGCCCGTTTCTTTTACAGCCTCAATGAGCTTTAAATCTTGATCGGAGGAAAATCTTTTTGCCATGTGTTTATTTGGTCCGCGAATAACATTCTCATCAATTCGCTCACGTTATAATAACCAAGATTAGCATGATCATCACCAAAAGTTGGCCAAACATGACGATAATTTGCTAATTCTTTAACAATTGGGTCATTTTCTTGCTCGTCTTTATTATTCGGCGGCAAAATTTCTCCGCCGATAGTTCTTTCGAGATGAATAACAAAACCACTTTTCTGCGCCCATAGAACCTCATTCTCAAATCGACCGTCATTAATTACGGCAATATGCGGCGTCGAATCGTTTTTAATTGCCAATTCTACCTTTTTAATCCAATGATCTTTATCTAATTTGCGCCATATATCAGTGCCCCAGCAACGCAATAAGCTTCTAATAATGGGTTTCTCATCATCATCCTCCGTGAAACTAGAGATTCCAAGATTTAACAGAGTGAATGGGTTACATTCTTTTTTTAATTCGTTGGCAAATGCATATTCTTTGGCACAAATATTATTTTCAGCAAGAAATCTGAGAATACAGCGGCCCATTAAACTTTTCCCCGTTCTTGCGCAACCTCCGACTAAGATAGTATATGAATGCATCTACTTATTGAACGCTGGATGTCTAACGATTCTTTCTAAGATGTCGTTGTATTGCAGATTTTTTGTATTCCAAGTAGAGGGAACGCAAATAGCGTGTCCGCCCGCAGCAATAAATTTGTCACAATTGCTAGGATAATCATCAATAAGAAGAGTTTCTGAGTTTGCCATCAGATGTTTCTTCGAGCCAAACATGCAATCTTTTGTAGAAACGCCCAAATGCTTATCCAGCCAATCTAGCTTTTGAGCAATACAATCTGGATTTTCGGATGGAGAACTCGCAATTACTACAGGAGCAAATCTACCAATAAATTCGTATAGCTGTCTTGTCCATGGAAGTTGAGGAATATTATACCAAAATCTTCCCTTATCTATTGTCGCCCAAAATTCTTTGTCTGAAATCTTAAACTTTTCGGCCATATTAAAAGATGGATTGGCCAGATATTCTTCTTTTGTTATTCTATTTGGGAATTTATCGTCTAAAATTTGAAATGCGTAACCGAAGAAGTCATTTAGCGTTCCGTCGAGGTCCGCGAGAATTATCTTTATCATAAATTATCGATAGTTGAATTCTATATACTCATCAATAATCGCGGCGATTTCTTCAATCACTTCGTTACGTTGATCCTTCTTTAGTTGCGACCACCAAGAATTGCATCCTCGATGATCAATTAAGGCGGCGATTATCTTTTGCGCGGGTTCTTTGTCCATATATTTAACCCACCAAATACATTGTTTCCCAGCATGCCGAACCTCTGCATACGGCTTGGATATCATAATCACTAGGATCAATCAAATCCCCCGCGCCGTTGTGCATTTGACAATAATGATCGCCGCCTAATTCTTCTCTTGCTTTTTGGAGCAAAGCGATAACGGAATCAATGGTGGTTGTAGGGTATGGACTATTCATAGCGGACATTCTGTTAATAACAATTGTGGCTGCAAAGGTTTTCTGAACGCCCAAATTTGGTGCCAGATTTTGCGCGTTTTAATGATTTGAGCAATATCATCATCAGATAGCTCCCAACAGCATGTGACGATTCCCTCATTAGAAATATGTGCGGGAAGCGGCAAATATTCGGGCTGGTCTTTGGCGATGATAACGGTTTGTTGAGGGAATTCAATTAGTTGCATATATTAAAATGGCTCATTTGCTTCTTCGAAGGGTTGCCACTCCAAAGACGGCAGATTAATTTTGCGGAAAGATTCTGTTTCCTCGTCGAAATCCCAGCGCTCAGAATCTTCGCAGGGGTAAATCTCACGAACTTTATCCACGATGTTATGATAAGCCCAATAGTGTAGCGAGGCTATTTTTTCAAGTTCGGCAAGTGTACTATTCATGCAATTAACATTTTAAATTTCGCCAACACATCAGACTCTTCGTTGGTAATTGGGCCAAGATTTTCCCAGCCGTATTTCCAAATACCGTAGTAGGCGTCGTCCCAGTTATCGTCTTTTAAATCACCGCAATCCTTCATAATCTGTTCTTTGGGCGTAGGACGGGCAGGATCAAACATATCTGGGTATTCTTCTCGCTCTAGAATGTAAGATTCATCTGCTTCGTTCCAAAACGCTTCATCATTCAGGCGATTATAAACTTGCTCATCATTTTCCGCGAGCATATAACCAAACGTTGCTGTGCAAGAGCTTTTCGGCCCGCCGTGGAGTACTATGAGTCTGTATAGGTTCATCGAGGTACAAACGTACACTAGATTAGTTTTCTTGCAAGAAAATAATGAGAGCGGCCAAAAATATTTTGCGCCGAAAAGATAGATGTGAGCCTTTAACAATCGGCGGACCTACAGAAGATTCTAATATTTTGCTTCGCCCGAAGGGCTTTTCTGGAATCGCGTACTACATACGATAGCGTATGTTCTCTGGTACATTAGGTGCTTCGCACATTATAACCGCTTCCATTCGTTCCTCATTCCAGCTTTGAATGAGGATTAATCCTCAAACTCCTTTAAGCTTTCAACTCGTTCCTCGTTTCAAGCTATTCATTGTTTATGTTATCAAGGAGTTTAAGCGTTTATCATTGCTATCGTTTTAATCGCTTCGCTGATGCTTTCAGCTTTTTCTCCTACTTGCCGCTTCGCTTGGCCCCATCCTCTTAGGTTTCCCCAATACTTACACTTTCTTTCACACAATCTTTCAAACTATTTTAAAAAAGTTGCCAAATGGACAAAAAGTGTCCACGATTTTAGCGAAATGGACAAAAAGTGTCCATTAAACTTTCGGCGAAAACTGAAACTCGCAAATTTGAGAATCTAGTTTTCGCGCCAAAAATAATCCAAAACACTGCAAAAAACAACTTGCCCAAAGCGTTCTTGTCGTGTAACTTTTAGACTATGGAAAAAATGGAACGCGGAAAACTCTCGGTAAAGAAACGGAATGGCAGAATCGAACAATTTAATCCAGACAAAGTAAATAAAGTAGCAGAACGAGCGTGCCAAAATCTTGAAGATGTTTCACCCTCAGAGCTTGTTATTGATGCGCAAATTAAACTTTACGATAAAGTCCCGACAGAAAGCATCGACGAAGCTCTGATTGAAGCTGCGGCGGCAAAAATTCCAAAAGACCCCAATTGGTCATACGTTGCGGCAAGACTTTCCCTGAATTGTCTCTATAAAGAAATCTTCAAAGATTCAATTACAGACGTTACATTCGTAGATGATTACCGTTCAGCCTTCATTAAGGGTTTGAAAAAAGGAGTCAAAGAAGGATTTTTTGACCCACGTTTGCTAGAATTTGATCTTAAAAAGATTTCGCAAGCAATTTCGCCCCAAAGAGATGAATTTCTTTCTCTTGCAGGCATGAAAAATCTTCGCCAAAAATACCTCTTTAAAATCGACAAAAAGATTATCGAAACGCCCCAAGCTTTTTGGATGCGCGTAGCGATGGGCCTTTGCCTTCTGGAAGAAAATAAAGAAGATGTGGCAATAGAGTTTTATAATAATTATTCAAATTTTCTAGCCAGCGCCTCCACCCCCACTCTTTTTAACTCGGGGACTCTTCATTCTCAGACGGCATCCTGTTTCGGTTCTACTATTAGTGACGACGCTAATAGTATTGGTTACATGTTGTGGCAAAATTCGCGAATGAGTAAATATGCGGGCGGTCTTGGGATTGATGTTACAAGCCTTCGCGCCTCTGGCTCCCATATTAAAAGTACAAATGGCGTTTCCAGCGGCCCAATCCCCTTTATTAAAATGGTTGAATCTATGATTAAGGCTTTCAATCAGGGTGGCAAAAGAGCAGGTTCGGCTTGCGTCTATATGGAAACTTGGCATATGGATTTCAAACGCTTTATGGAACTTCGAAAGGCTACTGGCGAAGAATGGGAACGCACCCACAAACTTAATACTGCCGCTTGGTATCCAGACGAATTTTTTAATCGCCTAAAGAATAAAGACTATTGGTATCTCTTTGATCCAAAAGATGTTCCTGAATTGCACGAAATCTACGGCAAGGAATTTAACGAAAAATATCGCCAATATGTAGAAAAAGCAGAAGCGGGCGAAATTAAATTTGAAAAAATTAAAGCCATTGATTTCTGGACGGAGCATCTTAAACTTTTGTTTTCAACTAGTCATCCATGGATAACCTTTAAAGACCCCGCAAATATTAGATATTCTAATATTCATCAAGGTATTATTCATAATACGCAACTTTGCACGGAGATTTTTCTTCATAATAAGAAGACTAAGTTATCTGAGTTAGGGGATATTATTGAGCATGGCGAGACTTACGTTTGCCAACTTTCATCTGTGAATGGAAAATATCACGTAGAGAACGGCGTTATTCTTTGGGATAAGCTCGCGAAAACGGTAAAAACTACAGTTCGGGCAATTGATAATGCTATCGACATTAATTTTTATCCGACACACGAAACGCTCGCTCATCTAAAACATCGTCCGATTGCTCTCGGATTTATGGGTTTCCAAGATGTTTGCTATGCCCTTGGAATCAAATACGATTCAGAAGAGGGGGTTAAACTTGCATCGAAGATTCAAGAATTTATCTCATATCATGCAATTCTAGCGTCCTCAGAATTAGCTAAAGAGCGTGGTAAGTATTCTACATACGAGGGAAGTCTCTGGAGTAAGGGACTCCTACCCCAAGATACATATAGAAACTTAATGGAATATCGCGGTTCGAAGACCCCCACTCTTTCAGAGTTAGAAACATTAGATTGGTCAATCGTGCGCTCCCATGTGGCAGAACACGGGATGCGCCACAGCAATACCCAAGCTATCGCTCCAACGGCTGGAATTTCTTATATCCATAATTGCGAGCAGAGCATCGAGCCGACTTACGAGTGTTTGGCCGTTTACAAAAATGACGCAGGAACAAACTATAATATCAACGCCTTTCAATGGTTGAAACTCGAACTTAAGAAACGCGGCCTTTGGAGCCATCAAATTGGTAGCGCCCTTTTGAAGAACGAGGGCAACATCAAATATCTAAACATTCCACAAGAAGTAAAAGAACTCTATGCTTCATGTTGGGATAGAGATATGAAGACTTTGATTCGCGCTGCTGCCGCACGGCAGGTTTGGATTGATATGGGTCAATCACTAAATATCTACTACGCTGGCTCTGACATTAAGGAAATCAGCAATATTTACAAACTCGCATGGGAGCTTGGACTTAAATCCACATATTATCTTCGGAATAAAGAAGCTTCTGGCATCAAAAAAATTGAAGAAAAAGAACCAGAATATAAAGAAGGTGCAGTTTGCCGAAAAGAAGAAGGATGCGTAGTCTGCGAATAATATATGAGTAAAATACTAGACGGAAATCAAGTTGGCGTAAATCAAATTATCGGGGCAAAACATCAGTACCCGCTTGAGCTTTACAAGAAGGGCGTCGAAAATACATGGAATCCCCGCGAAGTTATCATGGGGCAAGATATTCTCGACTGGAAAGAGAGGGTTTCGGAAGATGAAAAACTAATCATTAAACGTGCCCTTGGATTCTTTTCTGCGGGCGAAAGTTTAGTGAACAACAATATCTATCTGTCTGAATACCGATATGTAACAGATGGCGCTTGTCGTCGTTTTATGGCCCGTAAAGGTCAAGAAGAAGAGGTTCATAATGAAACTGTCTCTGTGTGTGTCGAAAGTTTCGGCTTAACTCAAGAAGAAGTGGCAGAAGCATACTTGAACGTTCCCTCCGTCAAGAGCAAGACGGACTTCCTGATGAGAAATACATCCGATCTTTTACAGGATAAAAACTTTGATATTAAAACTACGGCTGGAAAACAAGAGTTTGTCAAGAACTTGTTTTGTTATTACATTATTTGCGAAGGGACTTTCTTTTGGTCTAACTTTGTAATGCTTCTTTCTGTTTGTCGGCGTGGTATTTTAAGCGGCCTAAATAGTCAGATTCGTTATTCATTGAGAGATGAGGGGAATCACTTGTCTTTTGGGACTTGGTTGATTAATCTTATCAAGACTGACTATCCCGAAATTTGGACGGCGGAATTCAAAACTCTACTGTCTAATTTAATGAAGGAAGCTTCGGGGCTAGAAATCCAGTACGCAAAGGAGGCGTTGCCAAATCCAATGCTCGGAATGACGGCAGAAATGTTTATTGATTTTACTAAGTTTATCGGGAATATTAGGTTGGGAAGCGTTGATCTGTCTCCAATCTTTGAATCAACTAGTAATCCTTTTTCTTGGGTGGAAGAAATTATTGAGGCTCCTGTTTTAACGGCATTTTTCGAGCAAAGAGAGCAAGGGTATAGGGCAGCTTCGGCGTTAGAAGGAGAAATTGATGAATTTTGATTGACTTTCTCCCGCCAACATGTAATATAAGTTAATAGTAATCGAAACGCCTCTTGATAACGCGCACCAGTCGATTCATAAAAGCCTGAAACCGATACAAATAAACAAAACGGCGTAAGGTAAAACCTCTAATCAGGCAATCGGTTGCAAACGATCTGGTTGGAGGTTTTTATTTTTGACTATTTTATAGCAAGACGTGTAATTCCTAATATGCCTGAGATTGATTTTTCCGCCCAAATCAAAGAAAAAAACTTTAATTTCGCCCCGCCGACTAAAAAGTTCGGGGAATTTGCTCTATCTGAGCGGGCGAAAACTTTTCTTGAGGCCAAGGCGAGCGCTTTTAATGACGACGCAAATAAAGAAACTACTCCCGAAATCCTAGCATCTGTAATGCAGAATGGATTTGAAGCCGCCAAAAACTTTTTGCGCCCAGGAGTTTCAGACCTTCAAATGGCTGTTGCTCGTCTAAATCGCTATCTAAAATACGGCGATGCCAAGCTCTTAACCAACGAGGCGATTGATCTTCTGGATTTGGAATATTCTGTCGCATCTGTAAATATCGCTCAAAACAAACTCACAGAAGGAGACTTCAAAGCTTCTATCGAGATTGAAATCGAAGACGAGGATGAAGAGGGTGACACTTGCGATTGTGAAGAACCAGAAATGGAAGAAGTGGATGGTAAAAAGATGTGTTCAAAGTGTTCTAAATTGATAAAAAATGAACGATGAGTCAATATCCCTATTGACAAGGGAAAATTTTATTCTTTGGAAATCACAAGACTTAAGTTCAAAAGATGTTGCTAAAATAACTGGTTTAAATCTAACTACAATTTCAAGAAAAAGAAAAGGATTCGGAATAGAAAATCTTAGACCTTCTTATAAAACAGGGAAAGATACAAGGGAAGAAATAGCCAATCTATATCGAGATGGTTTTTCCTCAGTTCAAATAAAACAAAAACTAGGATTAGGAATAACAAAGATTTTCAACGCCCTTAAAAAGGAGGGTGTAAAGATAAGATCACAAGATGATAAATTTTACTCAAAGTGTAATACAGATCAGGACTATTTTGAAAAAATAGACTCGGAAGAGAAAGCTTATATTCTTGGATTTATATACGCAGATGGATGTTTAAGAGTCAAAGAAAATAGGCTCGCAATAGGTTTGTCAATAAAAGACATTGGGATATTAGAGAAGATTAAAAGTCTAATATCCCCTTCGTCTAAAACCTTCTTTGATGAAAAAACAAAATCCTGTAAAATTTTACTAAATGGCAAAAAACTAAGGACTTCTCTTGAAAAGCTCGGCGTATCTGAAAATAAAAGTTTTACTTTGAAATTTCCATGTTACAAAATAGTTCCAGAATATTTATTTCATCATTTTATTCGCGGATATTTTGACGGAGATGGAGGAGTTACCCTTAGCTTTTCAAAAACAGGCTATCCAAATATAAACTATAATTTTGTTGGAAATGAAGGCTTTATTTCTAATCTAGAATCCTTCTTGAAGGAGAATGTTCAAGGTCATAGATATTTTGGAAGCAAGGTCAATAGTAAAAAATGTTTTGAAATCTCATGTGGATCAAAAGCGGGCTTTAAGAGCATGTACGATTATTTATATGCAAATGCATCTATCTTTTTAAAGAGAAAAAAAGAAAAATTTGAAAAATGCATGGAATTAAGAAATATTCCGTATGAGAAATTTCCACAGAATGGTTTTTAAAACCCGCAAAAGCAAAGAAATCTTGCTAGACAAGTAAGTGTTAGGGCGTTAGTATAACGTCATGAACGATACTAATACTACAGACTCATATAAGCAAATCGAACACTCAGAACTTTTTTCTTCGCCCGAAAAGTTTAAAGAACTCATCGGACCAGTTAAGGTAGAATCCGAAGGCAAACCCTTCATTCAAACATCGTCGTTTTCAACGCCAAAGTGGCACCCATTCCATCGCGGGATGGGCATTATTCAAGATATTGAATTAGGCGAAAAGGTAAAGATTATTTTTGGATTTGCCGTAAATCCAGTATTACCATTTGAGACTACTCTTAAAAATCAGTGGATTCGCAACGAATTTATTGAAGAGCCTTTCGAAAGCATTAAGGCATATTTTGTTAATGGCTCATGTTTTGGGACGAAAGACGGCCCGTTAGTAATCGTTAATGGGCCAAAGGAATTTACTTTTACGTTTAGAGAGCCAGAAGAAGGTTGTAGTAGCTGCGGACAGAAAGAATAGTATGCTATCAATTTTCACGCCTCTTTTCAATGTTATCCAAAACGATATTCGTGGATGGCAAAAATCTATTTCTCTTTCCGCAGAGTTCGCAGATGAATTAGTAGTTGTAATCAATACCTCTACAGATAATACAGAAGAAGAAGTGCGAAAGATTTTGGCCCCATATAGTAATTGGAAGATTATCAATACGGCTTTTCCTAAAGAAGCTCCTATGGACGGCCAAATCAAGAACGCTGGCATGCAGGCTTGTTCCAATGAGTTCCAACTTTTGATCGACGGAGATGAGTATATGCAGAAATGGATGCGCCCATTAGTTGATAACTTGCTTTTCCAATTTAAGTTTGCGCCGCAGAAATGCATGATGCTGCCCTCGGTTGATCTATTTGGCAGTGACGAATTTTACAAAAGCATAAACCTAAAGCAATATATTACTAAAAAAGGAGTCTATCGCGGGATTTCTAATCAGGCGCGAAATCCAGATGGCACGGCAAACACTCAGATTTCAGACGGCACAGAAGTTATTGATGAGAATAGTAATATGGTTGAGTCTATTGCCATGACTACCGAATTATGTGAACTTGAGGGTGGGAATACTCCCTATGTTGTCCACGAAGGTTACAAATTTTTGGATAGTCGCTTGAATCGTGGGGCCGCGTTCTGGAATGAACACTGGATTATTACTGGAGGCGGAAGATTGCCAGCACATGTGATCCATAAAAATATGGAATCCTTTAATTGCTATCAAGCAAAAAAGCATAATCTAAAACTAGCATGAAATTCGGCTCTAAAACTTCGGGCCTTGGAGATACCCTCTTATTATCTTCCTGTTGTCGATATTTCCCCAACAAGTTTACTATCCAATTACCCAAGGGGAAAGAGCGATTCGCCTGTTTATTTCAAGGTTTGGCCGAGGTAGAAATTGTTGAAGAAAAAGACATCATTCAGATACCAGATATTGGAGAACCAGCCCATTATGCAACAATGAAATTGCGAAATTTCTTCGGAGAAATTGCTGACAGAATGGACAATCGACCACTATGTCTGTATTCCGACCTCGATAGCGAAAAATTTGCTGATGAATATCTCAAGGGAAAGAAAAAACCCGTAATCTTTGTTCCCACATGTTCTCCATTTTGGAAAAGAGTTCGGAATATTGTTCCCGTTCTAGCTAGACAAATTTACAATAGCTTAGTCGAACAAGGTTATACCCCAATCGTCTGTCAATCGTCTGCAAACTTTTTAGACATTGGAGAACACCAGTTGACAGATTTGGATTTACGTTCTTATATTTGCTTAATGCGGCGAGTAAAAATCGTCCATACTGCTAATACTGGAGATGAAACTCTCGCGACAGCACTTGGTTGTAATGTCACCTGCTATCAGCCACAAGATCATCAATGGTTCCAAGGTTGGCAGTGGAATTTTAATCACCCAAATAATACTTACTACACATGGCCTATTGCATAATAGATGAAGACGACAAACTTCATTTAACTAAACTCGCCGAATGGTTAATTCGAGACGTTCAAAGTGCTGGCGGAGATGGCGATGCATTATGGTATTCTAAAAATTATAGCGTATCAGATATTCATGCTATTATAGAACCTCTCTTGCCAAAAAACTGGAAAGCTAGTTGGTCAATTGATACTGTTTATTACGGATGTGGCCAAGAATGTCTAACCATTACAAACTCTAGCGAAGAGTATGAAAGTGCTCCGTATTATCAACAAGTTTTAATTAAATACTAAAATGGCCCGTATCCTCCTAATCAATCCGCCCGAAGAAAAATGCGGCGTTCATCAATATCTATTGTCCACCTATGGAATTTTAAAGAAATCTCGCGAGAATAGCTATCACTATCATGTTTTCAAAGACGTTCGAACCCTAATCGAAGCGGCTAATTACTATGATGCCTTTATCATTAATTGGCACGAAAAACTTTTCCCGTGGCTGGACGATGATTTGATTGCGTCACTAAAAATCCCCGTGGCTTTTATCGGCGGACATGATTGCTACCCCTCATTTGCCAATCAGGCCCACATTTTAGACGCTACAAGCTGCAATCCAGCCACAAGTCGCAGCACACCTATCCCGCGCCCTGTGCGAGAGTTTTTGCCGCTCCCAAACCCCGAACGAGTGACTATCGGGTCTTGTGGGTTTAATTTCTACAGTAAGAACTTCCAGCATGTCGCAACTGTAGTCGCACAATCATATGATGATGCGTTAATTTGCTTGCATATCGGCCAACATCCTCACGGCAATAGTATCGCCGATATCGAAAGAACAATTCAAGAACAACTCTGGAAACTCGGCAAACCAAAGATTGACATCGAAATATCGACAGACTTTCTAACCGATGAAGATTTGGTGGCATTTCTTTCTGCTAATACGGCCAATATCTTTTTGTATCCGCCATTTGAAGGAGAAGCGCGGGGAATTAGCAGTACAATTGATAAAGCCCTAGCTTCCCGCAAACCGTTTGCAATTAGTGATTCAACCATGTACCGTCATATCAATCATGAGCAAAAGTTTCTGTTGACACATTATGCGTTAGATGATATCATTAGTTTCGGCGCAGAACACATCGAACCGTTTTGGGCCGAACATTCAGAAAAGAATCTGATAGATTGCGTAGATAAAATCGTTAACAAATTGACATGAAAGCAACTAATCATACCCTTCGATGGGAAGAATCCTTTGACGACGACGATAATTCTATCTGGGAAGCATCTGGCCCCTATGGAGATGAGGAGGGTGGATGCCTAGGTAGTTGGCGATTACGCCAAAAATTATCGAACAACCAGCTTTGGTGGTATTCCGATCACGACCCAGAACTCCAAGACGAAGAAGATTCTTGGACATCCTTAGAAAAAGCAAAAACAGATATCGAAGCCCTTCACCAGTACATTTTAGACACATACGAAAAATGATTCTTATTTCTCACAGGGGCAATATTTCGGGCAAAAACTACAAGCGCGAAAACTCTCAAGACTATATCCAAGAAGCTCTAGACGCGGGCTATCACGTCGAGATGGATATTTTGCATCATGGTGGTGAATTTCTTCACGGCCACGAATGGGGAGGCACCAAAGGGAATGTTGATCCTCATTTTCTAAGTGTAAATTGCCAAAAGCTCCTAATTCATTGCAAAGACCGAGAATCTGTTCTTTTTTGCGCCGCCTCGAATCTTTCGCCGCTCAATTATTTTTACCATGATCGAGATGATTTTGCGATTTCCTCTTATATGTGGCTCATCGCTCATTCTAGGGTGGCAGATTTGATTGCTTTTAATAACGATAAAAATTTAGATGGGAGTATTTGTATGCTTCCTGAGAAATTCGGCATTTCGAAAGATGTATTGAAAAACTGTGCGGGCGTTTGTTCTGACATTATTAGCTTTTATAAATGAGTAATCAAGTAAAATTATTAGTCACGGATATAGACGGTATCCTGTGTAATAGGAAATCTTATAATAAGAATGGAGAGTGCATTAGCAAGTCCTTCGCGGATACGGATTTTACTAGCATCAAGAGGTTTCGGGCGCTAGGTATTCCAGTCGTAGCTATTACGGGTGACCCATGGAACGAAGGGTTCTTGCAAAAGCGTAAAATTCCCTATTTTATTAGCAGATGTGATGACAGGCACATTTCCAAAGAAGAATTTTTGCCAGAAATAGTAGAAAAGTTTGGCGTCTCTCTAGAGGAAACAATTTATATTGGAGATGACCTTTTTGATATTTCTATTATGAAATACTTGGGCCGCGAGAATTCCTTTTGTCCCATTAATTCACCACGAGCAGTAAAAGAGTACTGCAATGATAAATATCCTATTCAAATGGAGGGTGGGTGTATTGCCAATCTTTTTGATATGCTAGAGGCCAATAAACGAATCCCATTCGTTCCTTTCTGGCAAATCTTCCCAAAAATGCTCGAATTAGATAGAGAAGAAAAATTCTAATATGCAACCAGAAATAGATTTATTGTTGGTGGGTCATGCCGTAGAAGATTGGATTTTTGAAGATGATAAAGAGCCGCGCCAACAGTTTGGCGGCATTTATAATGTAGCAAGAAGTTTTAAAAAAGTAACCACGGGTTATTGGGGATATCCGCCGCCAAAAATTGCCATTGAACCATCTGCATATGGTCATGCGTTCGTCAAAATTGATAGGCAGAATGCTACCAAAGATGTCTGCGCAAGTTTAAATGATAAGTCGAGGAAACCAACTTTACATTCTAGCGAGTGGACGCATTACTGCTATCTAAATCAATTAGAAAATTTTGATATTTTAGCTCAAAAGGTTGGAATTGTATCGGCAGACTTATGCAAAGGATGGGCGAATAGATTTCATTATAAATATTTTGATTATATTTTTCTATCTAGTGATGAACATGATCCAGAATCTCAGTCTAAAGGTGTCGAAGATGTAATTTTCATCGCTCATTCTCCCGAAAGGGTGGAAATCTGGGAAAACGGCCAAAAACTTTGGCAATCGAAGCCTATCGAACAAATTAAGGATACCTGCGTATTAGGAGTGGGGGATCACTTTGCGGCATCTTTTATTGTCGATAAATTATATAATGGAGCAAAAGATGAAGATGCTGCAAATTTTGCTATAGCAAGGTGTAGAGATTATTTACTATACAATTGATGCGCTCTGTTGTCGTTGTTCCCATCGCAGGTTTAGGCTCTCGTTTTCCAAGAGAAAAGTGGCTATTTCCAAAACCGTTAATTCGTATTGATCATCGCTCCATTATTGAATGGACGATGGATTGTATTGATTTAGCAGATTGCGATTTAGTATTTATTGTTAGAGAGGCAGATATTAAGGACTTTTCTATTGATTCTTTTCTTAAAAAGAAATTTGGAGAGCATGTGAATATTATCTCTATTTCAGAATCAACAAGAGGCGCGGTAGAAACTTGCATGGCCGCGAAAAAGTTCATCCGTTCAGACTGTCCATTAATCATTCATTGCTCAGACGTATTTTTTACGCCCAAATTTGCGGCGGCAGAATTCCAAAGCCAAGACGACGGGTGTATTTTAACATTCAAGAGTAATTCTAGCAATTATAGCTATTCACAAGTTAGTCAAGACGGCTTCGTAACCAAAGTCGCAGAGAAGAAAGTAATCAGCGAACACGCTTCGGCTGGTCTTTATTGGTTTAAAAGGGGCGAAGATTTTATTCGCGCCGCAAAAAGAATGATTTCTTCCTATAATGGAACGGAACTGCATATCGCATTAGTCTATAATCACCTAATAGAAGATAAAAAGAAAATCTCAATCCTTGACGTTGATTCCATCGGAATATTTGGCACTCCCGAAGAATTTGATTTCTTCAAGAAAAACATACTTAAGTCCTTCCCCGAAAACAAGAGGGTTGTTGCTGTCTGCTCTGATCATTCTGGATTTGCGGCAAAAGAAGTTTTTAAAACATTGGCCGAAAAAAGAGGACTCCATGTTCTTGATTTTGGTACGTATAATACTCACGATTGCGATTATTCAATTTTTGTCAGAGCGGCCTGCGATTCAATCCTAAAAGGGGTTTCAGACTTTGGATTTGGATTCTGCCGTTCTGGCCAAGGGGTTAATATTGCTGCCAACAAGGTTAAAGGGATACGCTCTGCCCTTTGTTATAATGAATGGGCGGCTGAGTTTGCTGTTAAACACAGTTGCGCTAATTTCTTTGCTATCTCGGAAAAGTTTTGTGGCGAAAACGAAATGGAAGCAATTTTAGAAAAAGTGATGTCTAGCAGCTTCCAAGGGGGAAGACATCAAACAAGACTTATGAACAGCACCGAATGAAATTAGAAGACTTCACCCGAGGCTGGATCATTGGTAACTTTGAACCATCAATTATTAAAACCACCGAACTAGAAATCGGTATCTTGGACCTAAAAGCAGGCGATAAAGGAGACGGTCATTGGCATGAAAAGCATGAAGAATTCAATCTTATCCTATCTGGCGCGGCAAAAATAGGTAAGAATTTGTATTTTGAAGGCGATATTTTTATTTTTGAACCATTTGAGAAGTCTACCGTAGAATATATGCAAGATACAAAATTATTGGTGATTAAATCTCCAGCGACAAAAGGAGATAAGTATTATGCGTGATATTCTGCCATTCCTAGAGAAGTATGATAGTCTATACATTTTAGATTTGGGCCATCACAAAGGCGATTGGTCCCACGATTTCTCCCAAAAGATTGCGTCACTCAATAAATTCATTTACTGCGTGGGCATTGATCCAATAGATTATAATACTGGAGCCTGCAATTTCTTCATTCAGAAGGCTATTTCTACGGAAGTTGGGACGCGCAAATTCAATACCTACAGCGAACCTGGATGTAATTCACTCAACGAGATGATTCTGGACAACAAATTTCAGCGCCCTCAAGAAATCAATAAGACGGGCGAAATTGAAGTCGAATGCGATACTCTTACCAACGTATTGAATTTTCTACAGCCAGAGATTATCCATTATTTAAAAATTGACGTACAAGGAAATGACCTTGACGTAATCAAGAGCGGAAAAGAGTGGTTGGATAGTATTCTGTTCGTGCAAATGGAAACCTGCGTGGCAAAAACATCCGACACGCTCATGTACGAGAACCAAAACACCCGAGATTCTGATATAGAATATATGCTATCGAAAGGTTTCGAATTATTCGACGAATGGGATCATTCCGCCGTTTCTTGTCCAGAGGCCGATTTGATCTTTTTTAATAGAAAACTGTATGGAAGAAATTGACATCGTAATTCAAGGCAAAGCCGATGCCTACACGCAGGAAATTTGCCGACACTATTCAAAACTAAAGTGGGTCAACAATATCATCATTTCTTGTTGGCGAGACGATCCAGAGGTTAAACTGATTAATGTTTTGCATAGTATTTACCGCTCGCTACCTTTATCCAATAATGGCATAGGAAATAGAAACGCCCAAATCGTTACTTCTCATCGCGGATTGTGTGGAGTAGTTACAGATTTTGCGGCGAAACTTCGCTCAGATCAAAAGATTTCTCTCGACAGCATGAACCTTATGTACGAGCGCATGTTTGAAAACCAAGATAAGATTTCTGTTTTAGGTCTGTATCGCCCGTTTCCATTTCATCCTCGCGATCATTCCTTTTGGGGCAGAACAAGTGAATTAGTCAATCTTTTTGATATTCCCGCCGACAACGCAAAGCATCATATCCCAAATCCGCACGATTCTTGGCCGAACCCAGGGTTTTACGCTGCGAATACAAGAGCAGAATGCTATATTGCTAGTAATTATTTAGCTAAAAAAGACAAGCGCGTTAAAAGAATGGTCGAGTGGCCAAAAGAATATCTCTACGATTTTGCGCCGCGTTGGGAAGAAGCAAAAGAATTAAGCAACGAACTAATGCCAAAATATTTTACGCCCTTTCCCCGCATTGAAATGGAGTGGCCAAAACATGGGTTAAGCGCATATCCATACGAATCTTGTGCGCAATCTTATCAAGAATATTGGGCAGAATTATGATTCAACTATCTACCTCAGAAGGCAGCGCCTTTGACATCCTTAGCATCCTACAAGTTAAAGCGAAGAAATTGCCAAACTCAAAAAACGTTTCCAATTATTTCGATTGCCTTGAAGAGATTAAGTCTCAAGTGGGCGGACAACTATTTTTCCGCGTGTTAAATTCTCAGGAGTATAAGGATTTGTTTCAATCAAATTGGTCTTGCTTTGAAGCAGTAGACGCCGTGAAGGACGATTCCATCCCAGGATCAGTTATTGATGTATTGAATCATAATCGTTTTCGATTAAAGCAGGAAATACAAGTTAAATTTTTTGGAGGAGAAATTATGGAACAGAAGATTGGGTATTAAGGTAAAATATATTCAGAAAAAAATCCAAGCTTTTCAGGATCAAAAGTTTTTTGTGATGCCATTTCGAATCTCAATACGGTCCAACCTAAATGGCTTCTAGTGCTAGAATTCGGATTTCGAGCATTCATTAAGCAGCTTTTGTTTAAATTAAATTCTTTTGCGATTCTAGCTGCGTCTATACTTTTATAAGCAACGCCTTCGGGAGAAATGTAAGTATCGTATAAATGATCCATTCCTTTCCTTGTCCATCCGAAGCATGATCGACTTACGCCCTTATTTAAACAATAGAACGAGTCATAATTAAAATTATTCTTATGGCAAAAGAATGCCAAATTATCAATTCTAACCAATCTTCCATCTGGATCAAGGAGTTCTGTTGTAATTTTCGAGCGTTTCTTCACCATGAACAATTCTTCTTCGGTAAGAGTTGGAAGATGCCAGCCTCGATGCATTTTGAGCGTTCCCTTCAGAACCTTAGCTATAGAAGACTTGCTAAGATTTTTTTCGTTACAAAAGGAAATGATAGAGACGAATTCTTCTGGCTCTCCAAAGTTTTTACACATTACGATTTTACGCATGCTTTTCGGATATTTTCCAACATTTTCTGGGAGTCGATACCCTCTGTAATAAAGCATTTCTCCATGAAGGAGTTTGTAAAATGATCCTTTTTCCAAATTATTTTTTTCTGCAAAATCTCTTGGGTTTTCGACGTAAAGAGTCTGACCCTCTGAATCGACGAGATGAACTGGTTCGTTTTTAAATTTAATTTTCTGTCTGCCGTCAATTTCTTCCTTGGTCTTATGGATAGAGCAGTAATTCCCACACGTTATAATATCTCTCCCTCCCTTAATTAAACTATACATGGAGTGATAACTAAGATTTTTTTCTTGACAAAATCTAACTAAATCCTTTATTTCAACAACCTCCCACGTATTCATATCCCGTGCATATCTGGTTTTTAAGCTCCCAAGGCGAGATTTTTCAACCGTCTCTGGCAAAGAAAATTTATTATCCCCGCATCCTCTTAAATTATATCCATTTGGGCTATAAGCGTTATATTTTTCAGCATAAAAAGCTTCTAGTCTATTTAATTCTTCTATTGAAGGAACGTTTGTTTCTAGGATTTCAACCACAAAACGTTCTGGGCCATGCTTATTATAAGAATTCCTTAGCATGGGGTTGTCAGTATATTGCCACCATTTTCCTCCGCGATATCTTTTGTTGAAAGAATGAATTGTTTGTCCTATATAGCATTTCCCGCTTACGATATTCGTTATCTTGTAGATGATCATTTGGATTGTAGTAAGAATTACACACAATTCAAAAATTAATCTTCTTTATTGGTTAATATATTCAAACTATGAATAAAATTCTCATCATTGGTGCAAATGGTCAATTGGGACAGTATCTCGTTAAACACTTCCAAGACAACCACCCTGATTTTGCACTCGTTGGAACCACGCGCCATAAAAGCTACGACAAACAGCCAAAAATCTATGACGAAGCAGGAGTTGAAATCGAATCTCTCGATCTGACAGATAGCATTTCAGTTGAACGATCTATCGGCAAACATAAGCCAGACTACATTTTCAACACAGGCGCAAATTCAGCGGTCTGGGATTCGTGGGCGCTTGCCCAACAACACCTCTCTACGAACGCTCTTGGCGTACTTCATATCCTTGAGGCAATTCGGAAATTATCGCCCGAATCAAGGTTTTTAAACATGGGAAGCAGCGAAGAATTTGCAATCACCCTCGAAAATGCGAATGGAGCGCAAGACGAAACGACCCGTTTGTGCCCCCGTAGTCCATATGCCGCCAGCAAGATTTGTGCTCGCAATTATGTAGATATTTGGAGAGAGAGTTTTGGTATTTATGCCATCCAACCGTGGACATATAATTTCGAATCTCCTTTGCGTGGAGAACGTTTTGTTACCCGTAAAATTACAAAGGGTGTGGCAAGAATCGCCAAGGCCATTAAGGAGGTGAAACGTTTCGAACCAATTGAGCTTGGAAATATTAATAGCTATCGCTCATGGCAATTCGCTGGTGACGTAGCAGATGGACTTTGGAGGATTCTAAACCAAGAAAAGTTCAGAGAAGATTTGGCGGGTTTTAATATTATGAGGGAGGCAAAGCCATCTTCTTTTTGGGCCGACAAAATTAAACCCTATATTCTCTCAGAAAACAACACTCATTCTATTAAAGAATTTATCGGTCTGGCCTTTGAAAAAGCTGGAATCTCTGGGGGTATTTGGGACGGGGAAGGCATCAATGAAAGATATACTTTGCCAGAGCATTTCTGTGAAATGGCGGAGTTAAAGTCGTTCGATCTTGTAAGAATTAATCCTGACTTTTTCCGCCCAATGGATGTGACCTATTTGCACGGAGATTCGTCAAAAGCCAGAAAAGAGCTTGGCTGGGAACCGCGAATTGATTTTTCCACCCTAGTATCCATGATGGTGGAAAACGATCTAAATAATCCTTGACATCCAACAATTCCTCGACTAAAATGAGGAAATGAAAATTCAAGAAATTAAAATCCGTTGTTCTAGCAAGATGAAGCCTATCGACGATGATTTCGATATTTACACATATCGAGGGGCACTTCTTTCTACCATTGAAGCTCTAGAGGCTATCCACGCTAATAGCCCTCTTGATGGAGATGATACGGCGTGGAATACTTTGGAAAAACTTGAAAACGAGTGGTTTTATTAATCATGGCCCGCCCTAAAAAGCCCAAACTTCCCAAACCACCTCCAATCAACAAAAAACACCTAGTCGAGCGCCTTGTTGAGAAACCGTCTCATGGGCTGCGAGAATGGTTGATGCGCGAATATGTAATCCTCAAAAAGCTTTCGGCGCTTTTCCCTCTTGAATTCCTAAATCAACTCAAATACAGCAAGAAATTCGCCAGTCTGGCCGTATTATTCTGTGACAACCTGATGCTAGAATTGACTAGGAAATACCGCGCATATCTCTATGTCCCGCCGCAAAAAGAAGAAATAATTCTAGGAGATAAGGCGGGTGAAGACTATCAGATACAAAAAAGACCAACATTGAGAGATTTACTTAAATAATTTATGGCCCAAATCAAAAAAATCCTATCAAAAAAAACAGATGAAGAAACTTCCTCTAAAAAAATTCCCCAAGGCTCGAAAGAGCTTCTAGGTAAATTTCTCAAAGACAACAAGACAGACCACTACAACTTTGAAGAAGACTTCTATTACAAAGTATCAACAGGCTCTCTCCTTTTAGATTCGCAAATGGATGGCGGACTAAACCCTGGGCTTCACCGTTTTTGTGGAATTAATGAGGGCGGAAAAACATCAGAAGCATTGGAGGTGATGAAGAACTTCCTCTTAACAATTCCGAATTCTAAAGGCTTCTATATTAAAGCGGAAGGTCGCCTTTCTCCCGATATGAAAGATCGGAGTGGCATAAATTTTGTTTTTTCTGCCGAAGAATGGGAAAATGGAACGTCATTTGTTTTCGAAAGTAATATCTATGAAACATGTGTTGATGCGATGCGCCAACTTGTAATCAATAATCCAGAGAAGACCAAGTATTGTTTTATTCTTGACTCTGTTGACGGACTTCTTAGCAAGAATGACGAAGAAAAGTCCTTTGAGGATAGCAACAAGGTTGCTGGCGGAGCAGTAATTGCGGCTAACTTTATGAAAAGGATGTCTATTGCCTTAGCAAAGCGTGGGCATATGGCGATTTTTGTGTCTCAAGTAAGAGCGGATATTAAACTTGACCCTTATTCAAAGGCTCCGATTCGACAAACATCTGCAACAGGAGGAAATGCTCTTCTACACTTTGCAAATTGGATTCTCGAATTTCTTCCGCGCTTTCCCAATGCAGACGATCTTATTTTAAAAGACCCCAAAAATAAAAAAATTGATGCCGATAAAAACCCCGCTCTAGGGCATTGGGCAAAGGTAATGATTAAGAAATCTCCCAACGAGAAAACAAATCTTACTCTGCGCTATCCAATTTGTTATGGCCGAACTGGCGGTAAAAGCATCTGGATCGAGAAAGAAATAGTTGACATGCTTATTTCTTATGAATTACTAGACGATAGTAGTTCTTGGTTTAAACAGAGCGAAGACATGATTGAGTTGCTGAATGAGGCAGGACTCGGTGGTATTTTACCCGATAAAATGCACGGTTTACCAGAAGTTTATAGACAAATTGAAGCAAATGAGAGCGTCAAAAACTTTTTATTTAATCACTTTAAGAAAATAATTGGTCTAGAAACCTTCGATATCCCAAATACTGTCGAAACAGATGAAATTCTTTGATTTAAATGGGCGCGAAAAAAATCTAAAAAATTACCGCCGCTATCTAGTTGATTGGTGCGGTGGGACTCGAAGCAAGGGCCAGACTGCATTAAAGAAGTTTCTTTACCCTTATTGGCAACACGACTGCATCTTAGAGGAAATGCCTCTAGTCGGCAGTCGCATGACATTTGATATTGTAAACTATACCAAAAAGATATGCATTGAATTTGACGGCGCAATGCATCATCGGTATATCGAGCATTTTCACGGATCAAGGGTTTCAAAATTTCTTGGTCAAGTAAAAAGAGACTTAAAAAAGGAAGATTGGGCCGAAATCAATAATTATTCTCTCATTAGGATCAATTCTGAAAAAGAGCTAACCTACGAGTACTTTTTAAGCAAAGGCATAGAATTGTGAGCAAGAATCCTAACCTTGCGTTCGTTAATATAGTGCATGCCAAAATTTACAATTCCCAAATCTTTTCTTGAGAAGCTATATGAACTCACTGGTGACGGCAAAAACAACAAAGGGTTTATGCTTTTTTACATTGACGCAGATGCAAATGTGCGGCAAGTTGTCACCCGACAAAACGATGTAACGCTTTCGGCGTTACGGAAAAGGGCGGAAACATTTCTGCGGGCAATGGACGAACAAGAAAGTATTGGCGGCGAAGGATTTGATTTAAGCGAATAAACTATGATTTTCGACCAAAAACTAGAATACCATCTTCTCTCTGGACTTCTACGCAAGCCAGATGAGTATTTAAAGATTCAATCGTTCTTTTCGGAGGCTGATATTTACGCGGAAGACAGTCTTTTGCGGCGATCAATTTTTAGCCTTCTAAAGCAAGCAGTAGAGAAGGGCGAAAACATTAACGCCACCATTCTTGCCCAACGTCTTGAATCTATTGGAGTTAAGTTTGACGAAGAAGTACCAGTGGGCGAATTCGTTGAATCCTTGGCTCTTAGGAAGGTTCCAGAGGACGCCGTGTATAAAACCGCCATTGAGCTAAAGAAGCTTAGTTTGCGGCGCAAATTGCTGGAAGCAATGGAACGTGCGGGACAGAAGCTTAAGGCCGCAGATCGTTCCGCCTCTCTTTCCGATCTTGAAGAGATGGTGGATAAAGAGGTAAACAGCCAAATGAACCTATTCGATAGTGGAGATGCTATCGCTTCCAACATCTACGAAAGGATGGAAGAAGTAATCGAAGAACGCGGGAATAATCCAATTACTGATTTTGGAATGCTTGGGCCGTTCCCTACCGTCAATAAAATCTATGGTTCGTTGGTAAGGCCAGGAAACGCAACAGTGGTGTGTGCTAGAGCTAAGGGCGGGAAAAGCTCTCTAGCAATGAAATACACTACTTATGTAGCAGATAAATATGATATTACCGTTCTTCATCTTGATAACGGGGAAATGAGCGAGGAAGAGTTGATTTTCCGCCAAGCCGCCGCACTTTCTGGCGTTCCTCTCTTTCTTTTGGAAACGGGGAAATGGCGAAATGCTGGACCCGAAACTGTAGCTAAGGTTCGCTCTGTTTGGCCCAGAATTAAAAAGCTTAAATTCTTCTATTATTGTGTCGGAGGAATGAGCGCCGATGAAATGGTTTCTTATACAAAAAGATTCTATTATAGCAAGGTCGGCAGGGGTAAGGAAATGATTATCTCATTTGACTATCTTAAACCCCCAGGACTTCCTAATGGACAGTCAACGGAATGGCAGGTAATTGGAGAAATCGTCAATAAATTTAAGAAGCTAATCGCTAAAGAAATTCTTTTCGATGGAAAGCCGATGGTAAGCCTATTCACCAGCGTTCAGAGTAATCGCGCTGGCATTGTAACAAATAAAAAGAAAGAGCACATCGTTGACGATGAAAGCGTTGTAAGTTTGTCAGACCGTATTATTCAATATTGTTCTCATATGTTTCTTCTACGCAAAAAGACGTTAGACGAAATCCTAGAAGACGGCGAAGAATTTGGAACACACAAATTTATTTGTTTCGCCGCCCGACACTTGGGGGAAGATGTAGCTGGGGAATTGGAGCCAGTTAAAATGGGAGACAATTTAGAAAAAAACTGCATTTTCCTCTCATTCAAAAATTTCCAAATCGAGGAACGGGGAGACTTGCGCGATCTTGCTAATCGAAAAAATATCAATCCCGCCCTAGAAAAATCTTCATCACATCATGAACCCGACTCCTTCTGATGGGCCGAAAAAATTCCAACATTATGAGTCAGGTAAGGTAGTTGAAATCTTATCTAATCTTGGATACCCCATTCAGGATTGCGGCGATTTCGTTAGAACGAGAGCCATTTACAGAGGCGGCGATACTTTTAACGCCCTCAAAGTATGGAAAAACTCGGGCTGGACAGTTGATTTCGGCGAAGATAAAAAAGGATTTTCTCTTTATGATTTAGTGGCAAAAACTCTCGGGACTCAGAATCGGCAAAACATACTATCCCTAATCAACGCAGAACGGCGAGAATATATCGCCACCCCAAAAGCCAAATACCTCATGCCCAAAACTTACGACAAAGCCTGTTTGGAAAGATTGCTGCCAAATTACTCATTCTACGAGAAACGCGGGATTTCCGCCACTACTCAGAAGATGTATAAGATGGGCTACGCAACCAAAGATCAGATGTTTCAGCGTATGACGTTTCCGATCTTTGACGAACACGAACAAATCATTGGCTTCTCAGGACGGCACATTTACCATGAAGACAAACCCAACACCCCAAAATGGAAACACATTGGCCGCAAGGATACGTTTGTTTTTCCTTACTATACAATCAGCCAGTGTAAGGAGTATTTTGTCGATGCTCCAGAAGTTATTCTAGTGGAGAGTATTGGCGATAGCATGGCCTTATGTGAAAACAAGATATTTAATCACTTGGTAAACTTTGGCCTAGACTGTTCGGCGAAACTGCTGGCATTTCTGTTAAGCATTGATCCGTCGATGATTACTATTTCCACTAATAATGATTCATCAAAGGAACAAAATACTGGCAAAATCGCCGCCATTAAAAACATGATTAAATTATCTTCGGTTTTCCCCGTAGAAATGCTGAGAATTAAACTTCCTACGCTAAATGACTTGGGCGATATGCAAAAAGAAAACAAAAATATAGTTGACTGGAGTAAGAATGGTGCTATACTGCCGAAATCTGAAATTCTAGAAACAATTAACTTGCACCGCGAAAAATTTCAGGCCGATAAACTAGCTAAATTCCTTAAGAAATATGAGTCGTTATAAATTTAGAGCTTATTCCTTCCATTCTAACATGATGGAATACCTTAACGAGGAAGATTATGGCTATCTTTTAGACGGCGCAGACGGTTTAGAACCTATGCAATTCACTGGAGTCCAAGATAAAGAAGGTAAAAATATTTGGGAAAATGATGTTGTTTTATGGGATACAGAAGATCCTTTTGATTCTTATACAACCCGCCAAAAGAAAATCGTAGGTTGGAACCCAAGAGCTTTGGGTTATCGTCTCTTTAAGACGCCCGAAGAAATTGGAAAAGTCGGTGGCGAAAGTTTTTTGGCCGAAGATGTTGAAGTGATTGGCCATATCTTTGATTGGAAGAATGAAGAGTGTAGATATTTGTTGGACGAATCGGTTAGAGATTTGCGCCCATGACTTGGAAAGAAATTAAGGACCAAATAGAAGACGCTGGCGTGGCTGATGATATGGTTATGTTTCATATAGACCTATCTTTTGATGATGAGTTGGCAAAGAACCCTATGGATAGGCGATTTACACTAACGATAAATTTAGAAGACGGACCAAATCGCAATTTATTTTCCGCTTATAATTAATGAATAAAATCACTGCTAGCGTAGCGGGCATTTCTTTTGCCTTAAAAGATAACCCCGTTCTGAAAACTTCCGAACTAAAAGAGGGCGAAAATCTTTCTGTTATTCCCGAGCCAGAAAATGCATTTGACCCCAAGGCCGTTCGCTTGGAATACAATGGGATGAAAATCGGCTACGTCCCGCGAAAAAAAGAAGGACTGGAATTTAGCGTCCAATCATGGTGCAGCGATCATCTTGATTCTGTTTCGGCCAAAATAGATCAAGTCTGGTACAAGAAAGACGGCGAAACTACCTTCGAATATTCCGAGGGTTGCGAGTTGGTTGGTATTTATGTCAAGTTTGAGATTCCAATTAAAGATGAATCTGAATACGACAAAATCATTACAAAACACTCATTTTCGGAGCCAGACGTTATTGTTGACTTTAATGATACCAAGCATATTTACAACATGCGTTGGAACGGCAAAACGAAAGTTTTAAAGGGCGGCACGACTTATATCAAAAGATTCTATGATCCATTTGATGCGCCCAAAATCGCCCGCCAATGTGCAAAATATTGGGGAGTCAGCGCAACAGATATTGAAGAAATGTGGGCCTCAAATGGCTCTGTAGCGGGGCTACTTGGTACAGCCATACACTTAGCCCTAGAGCATTACATTAATTTCAGACATATTGGTCACACCATTACTGAAACAAGAAAAAAATCAGGAAAAGATGTTAACGGCAATTACGCCATGCCCAAACATCCGTTCTTGAAGAAAACTATCGAATCCCTCAATCGTTTAACAAATAAACTAGACAAAAAATACAAAGTCCAAGAAGTAGTAGCCGAAGCCCTTGTCACCGATTCTGCTACAGGCTGGGGCGGATTAATTGACCGCCTAGCCATTCTGGACAAAGAAAAAAAGATTGCCCGAATCCAAGACTACAAGGTAAACATTGGGGCCGAAAAAGAAGAATCCCATAGCAAGCCCAAGCACCCATTTTCTCATCTTCCCGCGAATAAACTAACGAAGTATGCGTTGCAGTTGAGCTTTTATGCCTCGATTTTGAAGAAACACGGATGGACTATCGAGGGGTTGGACGTATATATTTTTGAGGATCGCTGGAAACATCATGTTTTAGAACTAATAGATTTCGCCGCATACAGAGAAGAGATTCAGAAAATGGGCAATAAAGATTGACAGATCAAATTTCTGAGGTAAAGTTAATCAATGATCCACGCTGTCTTCTCTTCGAGCTTTTCAATCGGGAGGTCGATTTTTACATTCGAATCCCCCGAAAAAACAAAACCAGAATCCGCGCCCTCGATTCTGTCCATAGTCAAGAATAACAACTTAAAGACGTTGCTTCTCCTAGAGGACAATTTCATTTGCTTCAAAAAAGCATCCGAGGTTCTAGACAAACTTGATTGCCAATTAATTTACGGCATTCGCTTCGACATCTGCAACAATAGGTTGGACGAAGAAAAAGTTCGCGTAGAATCTGCCCATAAGATTTCTATTTTCGCCAAAAATAGCGAAGGATGCAAGGCGTTGATGAAATTATACTCGCACGTTCAAACAAAATGCGGCGGGTTTCTCGATTATCAGCTATTGAAAGAGAAGTATGTTGACGATCTATTGGTAGTTATTCAATTCTACGATTCGTTTATCCACAAGAATGCGTTTTACGGTAAAAAATGTTTACCCGAGTTAAGTTTTTGCCGCCCGATTATTTGGGTGGCAGATCATGGGTTGCCATTTGATGATATTCTAAGAGAGAAAGCGCTTGCTTTTGCCCGTGATAACGGCTATGGTGTCGAAGAAACTCATCATGTATATTATGAAAAATCTTCCGATGTCGAATCAATGCAGGTTCTCAAGATTCTAACAAATAGAAAAGGCGGCAAGGCTCAAACCTTAGACAGACCAGAGCTTGATGGATTTGGTAGTGATAATTTTAGTTGGGAATGTTATGTCGAAAAGATGGAAAATTCAAATTCTAATACCTGAACTTTGCGACGGATGTTCCGACATGAATCAATGCAAACAACCTTGGGGAGCGGATCTCTTGGAATGTGGAGTCTGGATGGATCATGACTACGTAGATTCTTTAGAAGATGCGTGTTTGTTGGCAAGTAGTTTAGTGTGGACGGTCAGGGAAAAATGGATTAGAATAGTGACGCCCGAAAATAAAATTCTATGAATAAAGAAAAACAATTATACAGACTACTCAAAATAGTTTCAAGTCATCCAGACTGGGATGATAGTTCGGGAGACTTCGAGCGCGAAATTAATATTTACGCAGATAAAGAAGAGGCAGAAAATGAAGCAAAAAGACTCGGCGGATCATGTGGGGATGCAACCCATCGAGCTTATTATCATTGCGTTCGGCCACTAACAATCAAATAATTATGGTTGAAGATTTGCTGAGATATAATTTCAACCAAAAATATTTAATTTGGGATTGCGAATCAAACGCGCTCAATTTGATTACCACCCTTCCATGGCAAATCGCATTTGCTACAGCTAAGGGTAAAAACATAATCAACGAATTCGAACGCAAAATCTGGTGGCCTTCATACGAGATTGAGCCAGAAATCGCCATGCTCAATCATTTTAACAGGCAAACATACGAAAGAGAAGCCCGCGATCCCGCCGAAGTTCTGGGTGAATTTGAAAGCTATCTATACAACCCAGAGTATATTGTTGTGACGATGAATGGAATGGGTTTTGATTGTTTTTTACACAATAATTGGAGAAAAGTTTTGGGCCGCAAGACTGATTATTCTTGGATGAATCGGCATATTGATATTTTAGCGACATTTAGGGCTATTCAAGCGGGCGCAAAATCTCCTCCGCGAGATGATTTACTGGCGTGGCAGTATTGCTGGTTGAACCATAGAGATAGGAAAGTAAAGGCTAGCTTATCGGCTCAGCTTAAGCATTATGGTTTAGAATATTCGGCATCGGACCATCATAATCCCGTTTGGGATATTAATGCGACATTTCAAGTGTTTTGGAGGCAGATATTTGAGCTAGAAATCTGATTTTAGCATCTACCGCGTCCTTTATATCAGAAAATCTTCCTAGATATTTATCGCCAACAATAACATTCCATTTTTTGTCTTTCTTATTCCATGAAATATTCTTATGTATAGATGTATATTTAGGAAGAGAGTCTAAAATATCCGTCGCCTTTTGAAATTTTCTCTCAAGACCAAGGTCGAATCCACACGGATAAAGATAATCGTAAAGTTTTTTTATCCCTTTCCCATTGGCTAATATTAATTTTGAGCTTTTATTTCCATTTTTTTCTACATCTTTGTATTCTTGCAGGCTTTCGACATCTATAGATGCAAACATTTTTCTGACTTCTCTCCAATCCTGTCTTATGTCGCTAACCACAGAAAAAACGCCGCCTTTTCTCTTTACGCTCTTAAAAAAACAGCCATCCGCATCGAAAAATCCGCGCCAAAAATAGTTGTGTAAATTTTCAGGTATTAATTTTAATATTTTAGTGTGAGGGGATATGGCTTTAGACAGATAATCATTTTCGGCTAAAAGCTTTATTAGACTATTTTTATTAAAATTAAACAGCGCAACTGAGGCAATTTTGCCGTTAGGCTGCTCAAATTCTCGGTATTGAAAAGATAGAATTTGAGCAAATACTGGGAAAAGAATATCAGCATCAGATTTTAAAATTACTATTCTTGGGGTTGTTGGTTTCCCATTCGCACCGAAACACCCATCTCCCCAAAAAAATCCCAAAAAGTAAGCCCAGTATTTATTGTTTAGATCATATTCCATACCGTATATTACACTTTTTTCATACGAAACATGACGGAATCTCTTGACAACCTGCGAAAATCGTTTAATATCTACAAATCTTTGAACTAGAAATTTAATATGCAAAACCTACAAGATAGAACCCTAGATTGGCTAATCGCATGTTTTGGCCACGAAATCGCCAACGATAAAAAAGAACGCAATCATCGCTTCCTAGAGGAGGCTCTTGAACTTGTTCAAGCATGCGACTGTACCGCAAGCGAAGCTCACCAGTTGGTTGATTATGTTTTTAATCGACCCGTGGGAGAAAAACATCAGGAAGTCGGCGGCGTAATGATTACGTTGGCAGCGCTTTGCTTGGCCCAAACATTAAATATGCACGAAGAAGGAGAACGAGAATTAACAAGAATTTGGGGAAAGGTCGAACAAATTCGTTTGAAGCAACAAAACAAGCCAAAACATAGCCCATTTCCTCAATAAATATGATTTTTTCTCGCGTATGGGCAATGCCAAACAAAGATACCTTCTCCATTAAACCCATCGGAGAATTCGTCAAAAAGTATTTAAAGGTGTAACTATGATCATCTATGAATGATCATAACGATACTAAAAAATGCCCCAAATGCGAACAGGTTCTTCCTTTAGAAAATTTTAACAAACAAAAAGAAAGAAAAGACGGACTTCAAGTATATTGTAAAATATGTAAATACTCTTATAATAGTCCAGAAGTAAGAGAAAGACAGAAAGTAGCCAGAGAAAAGAAAAAAGAAAATAAAAAACAATATGACGAAGATCGCAGAATTAAAAATTCAGAAAAAATCTTAAAACAACAAAGAGAAAGAGCGCTAGTTATAAAAAAAGAAGCAGTGGAAAAATACGGCGGAAAATGCGCCTGTTGTGGAGAAACCGAATTGAACTTTTTGGCGATAGACCATAAAAATGGTGGCGGCACAAAACAGCGGCGAGAAAACAATTTGTATGGAAATAAAATGTATAGATTTTTATTAAAACAAGAAATATCACCCGAATATAGAGTTCTATGTCACAACTGTAATTGGTCGTCTCACCTACATGGTGGGACATGTATCCACAAACTAAAGAAACAGTTAGAAGATGATAAAAAGGAAGAACAATTTAACGAAACTAAAGAATGAGTTTAAATCTCACCATTTGTCTCGCAGAATCATTGTTGGTATTTAAAAAAGTATGTTAGAAAACTTCCAAAAATATTCCCGCGTTCTGCATGTGGGTGTAAAATTGCCATCAGTCACCATCGACCAACGATTTTATGACGAACTAGAACTACCCAACACAACTAGCAATTACAACTTTCTTCGCCGCCTCTGCTGGAAAGGAATCCAAGAAAAGGGCATAGACAAACTTCCAAATAAGCAAGAGTACTATGATCGGGTAAAGAGGGAGTTGGAGACGTTTGAAGAATTGGGTTTCGTGGAATACGTACTTCTCAATTGGGAAGTCCATACCTTTTGCATCGAACAAGAAATTCCAAAAGGTTATGGCCGTGGGTCGTGCGCTGGCAGTTTGGTCTTGTATCTTTGTCAAGTAACGGATGTTGATCCAATTAAATATGGATTATTCTTTGAGCGTTTCGTTTCTAGAAGTCGGGCGAAAAAAATCATTGATGATGACGGCACGGTGTATCTAGACGGCTCACTTCTAGCGGACGTTGATTCTGATATCGCTTATGATCGTCGCCATGAGGTTATGAAATTTATTGAAGAGCGACATTCAGGAAGAACGGCAAAAATTCTTACGTTAGGAACGCTTAGTAGTAAACTTTGTCTTAGAGAATGCGGAAAGATTGTCGAAGGTTTGAGCGAAGATGAGGTAAAAAATATTAGCGATAATGTCCCCAAAGCCTTTAATATCCCACTTGATTTAAAAGACGCCCTAAAAGAGAGTGAAAAACTTCGCGCCCTCGCAGAACAATATTCAAAAGTATTTCAAATCGCCCAAAAACTAGAAGGTCTGGTTAAGAACACTGGCGTTCATGCTTCTGGTATAGCTATCTGCGCAGAAGGTATTGAAGAATTGATGCCAGTTCAGATGACGAAAGAAGGGGAAACTGTGTCGGGTTTTGAAATGAATGATGTGGCAAGTCTAGCTGTGAAGTTTGATATTCTTGGGCTAAAAACATTAACAGTTGTTGCTGATTGTTGCAAGCAACTCGGAATTACAATGAAGGATTTAGACCCAGAAAATCCAATCGGATACGAACCATATAAAAATTTAATTGCCCCCCAAGGTCTTTTCCAGATTGAAACACCTGCGACACTTAGAGTCTGTCAAAAGGTTAGACCTTCTAATCTAGCTCAACTTTCCGCTGTAACAGCGATTTCCAGGCCAGGAGCCATGCAATTTGCTGATAAATATGCTGAATACGTAGCAACGGGAGAATTTCAAAGTCCCCATCCATTTTTAGACGATGTATTTAGTGTGAGCGGCGGAAATTGTATTTTCCAAGAGCAAATTTTACGCGCCCTCAATAAGGTGGGGTTTTCCTTGGAAGATTGTGAGACCTGCCGAAAAATAATTGGGAAAAAGCTCGTCGATAAGATGCCCGAATGGGAACAAAAACTTAGAGATAAAGTCAAGGAAAATAATCTCGATTCCAAGATTGCAGATATTCTTTGGAAGGTTATGTCTGATAGCGCAAACTATCAATTCGCCCAAGTTCATGCAATCAGTTATAGTATGCTCACCTATGCGACTACGTTTTTAAAGTTTAATCATCCGCAGGAGTTCTTTCTTTCTCTCTTGAAAATGTCTCGATTCGAACAAGAGCCTTTTGAGCAGATTTCAGCCATTTCTCAAGAACTGCCGCTTTTCGATATCAAACTTTTGCCACCCGATTTAATTAAAAGCGATAATGACTTTTCCATTGAGGGAAAGAACCTTCGTTTCGGATTGGACAGTATAAAGGGAATCAGCGAAAAAACCGCCGAATCACTCAACCTCTTTCGCGGCAAAACTTATACCAATAAATTCGAAGTATTCACCGAAGCCAAAGAATCGGGCCTAAACATCGGCAACCTCTGCTCTCTAATCCAAGCTGGGTGTCTTGATTCATTCAACACAGAACGCTCTCTTCTTGTCTTGGAAGCTCAAATTTTCAACAAATTGACGGCCAAAGAAAAACTTCTCGCCGCAAGTTACGGAGAATCCTTTAATTACGATATCCTAAAGCTTCTCAAAGCCGCTGGAGAAGGCAAGCTGCTCAATGACAAGGCCAAACCCATCATCAACGACAAACGCCTAGAAACGCTAAGATTGGCCTATTCTGAATACAAAAAACTCTACGATCATAATTGTCAGCACCAAAAGTTCTGCCATTGGTTTTTTGAGCGTAAACTGTTAGGCTATTCTTACAGTCAAACTCTTCGCGACGTATTCAAAGACCCAAAAGAAAAGTTTTCGCCCATTCTGGAACTAATTTCGCTTGACGACAAGGACGATGTGTGTATAGTCGGTGTAGTTACAGACTACGTAAAATCAAAAAGCAAAAAGAACAACAAATACTACCTCCGAGTCAACCTGTCAGATGAGGGCGGCAAAACTACTGGCCTGTTCTTCGACAAGGAAGAACTGCCTTCGAAGCAAGAACCCAATCCAACCAAACACCCAATGTCATTCTGGCTTAAAGAAAACAAATTAAAAGAAGAGGATATTTTAATGTTGCGTGGCAAAAAGTCGGGCGATATTGTGTTTGTGGATTCACTTAAGGTGGTTGATAATTCCGTATTTTTAAAAGTTTCACAGATGAAAGACTAGTATGTACAACGATTTTGAACTCTCTAGAGACGAATTGCGGGCAATTATTCTCGGCAAAATACAATATAGAAAATGCCCAAACTGCGACAATGACGGCAAAGAATATTGGGACGAAAATGGCGAAGGAGTCAACCTATTTCCAAGAGAAGAGTGGGGCGATAATTATTCCGAGGGAGATTGTGAAAATTGTAATGGATTGGGATACGTTCAAGCAACATTAATTTCTTAAAATATGACCAACAGATTCCAATTCCGCATCTGGGACGAAAAATTCGGGCGTTTTCTAGATAAAAACGACTCATCACTACATTGCTTTTCTGATTGGCAAATAAATCCTTTTACAGGCGAAGTTTCCGATTTTATCGGAGCCATCTCTGGAGCGCCAGATTCTCGCTCTAAACATTCTTGTTTTAAGAATGAATTTATCATCCAACAATATACTGGTTTAAAAGATTCCAAGCGCCGTAAAATTTATGAAGGCGATATCGTTGAGTATAAAAGTGGCAATGATAAATATAACGATTTGGTCTTTTGGTCTAATGGGGCTTTTATGGTAGGCGCAACAATTAGAAACCCCATATATTATCTGCACGCTGTAAATAGTCACGCAAAAATCATCGGCAACATCTTCGAAAATAAAAATCTTCTGAAATAGTTCTTGACTTTTTCCGCTTTCCTAGTAAATTCTTATAATGCAAATCGCGCCCAACCTGCAATTTTGTCTCAATCTCGCCGCCGAATTTTCCAAATCAAGGAACCAAGATTTAAACGTTGTCAGTCTGTTCTGCCAAATTATTCTGGCGAATGAAAAATATACAAAAATCCTCCATCAGTTAAATTTAGAGCCAGAAAAAACCGTAGCAGCGATTAGCGTTGGAATTGGAGAAGCCTTTCCACAATTAGTTTCGGGCGAAAAAGCAGAAAAAGAACTAAACGATGTCCTAGACTGCGCCAAGGCAGTAGCAGAAGATTTCGAACTGGAATTTTACGACTGCGAACACGTAATGTTTGGCATAATGCAGGAATCGCCGACCATTCTTGCATGGATGGAACTAGTCAATTTCCCCAAAGAAGACTTTTCTGACAGTGTAGAATTGCTTCTATCTTACGACGACGAAGAGGATGAGGATAATGATGACGAACCCGATCATCAAATGCCGCCCAATATGCAGCGTTTTTTAATCAATATTTCTGCCGATATTATGCTTAACGGCACGCAAATCTATGGCCGCGAAAAGGAAATCTCTTCTGTGGGTGATATTCTCGTTCGTCACAAGAAGAATAATGTTCTATTAATTGGCGAAAACGGAGTTGGTCGCAAAAGTATTTGCAGAGGGTTAGCTGAAAGAATCTTGACTGGTAGAGTATCCGAATTTCTTGCGGGTAAAATCGTTTATCAACTTGACGTTACAAAGCTCGTTTCTGGCAGCGGAATGGTTGGCGCTCTGGAGAGCAGAATGAGTTCCTTGCTTCTTGAAATGGAGGGTGAAGAAGACGCGATTCTTATCGTCCCAAATATCGCCGAAACAGTCGGGGCGGGAAACAAAGAAGGAGCAATGGATGTAGCTAACCTACTCAAGTCCTTTCTTACTAGCGAAAAGATTCCAGTCGTTGCCATCTGCACCCAAGCAGAATACAAGAAAAATATCGAAAAAGACAACGCCCTGACTAATCTTTTTGAAGTTCAGAGAGTAGAAGAGCCGCCCAAAGAAGAAACGCGCAAAATCCTAATCAATTCTCTCGAACGGTTGGAAGACTTTCACTGCGTCAATATTGAAAAAGGCGTAATTGACGAAATCATTAGTCTTTGCGAAAGGTTTCTGCCGTATAGGAAATTTCCCGAAAAAGCATTCGACGTTCTAGATTCTATTCTGGCGGCAAACAAGAATATTCATTATACTCATCCAAAAGAAATCTCTGCAATCGAAGACAAGATCATTCAGAAACTCCGCCCAAATCTGGAAAAAGGCTCTCGCGAATATCTCCAAGTAGAAAAATTAAGCGATCAATACGCCAAAAAACTGGAAAAATGGGGCGCGAATATCAGCAAAAATCCCCCCAAAGTTTCGGCGCAAATGGCTATTTCAGCATTTGCTGAAAAGTATAAAATCACCGAAAATCAATTAAAACAGACCCAAACAGATTTAATTTCAGACATGGCGGGTCACATTAAGAAAGAAGTTCATGGGCAGGATCATGCCATCGAACAAGTCTGCGATATTCTTCTTTGTACAAAGGTGGGGTTGAGAGATATCACGAAACCGTTAGGAAAGTTTTTGTTCGTGGGTAGTTCATCGACAGGGAAAACCTTATTGGGAAAGAAAATTGCCAAACATTATTTCGGCGATGAAAAGGCCATTATTAAAATCGACATGAGCGAATTCCAAGAACGAGGATCATCTTCGGCGCTTATTGGAACAACGGCTGGATATATTGGCTTTGAATCGGGCGGAAGACTTAGCGAGTTCGTGAAGCATAATCCTTCTTGTGTGGTCCTTTTTGACGAAATCGAAAAGGCTCATCCAGATATAGTTAATCTCTTGCTCCAAATCATGGACGAAGGTTGTATTACAGATGGACAAGGTTATCGAGTCGATTTCACCAATACAATTATTGTAATGACGGGCAATGTTGGTTCGGGCGAAAATAAAAGAAGCATGGGTTTTCACAACTCAAAAACCAACGACGAAACATTTAATGCCGCCGTAAAAAAGAACTTCAAGCCAGAAATCATTGCTCGTATTGATGAAGTGATTGTATTTAATGAAATTAGTGAAAAAACTGCCAAATTGATCGTCTGGGACTCTATCAATAGAGTAATAGATGCTATGAAAAATAGAGAGATCGTCTTGACAGTGGAAGATTCTGTAGTAGAGTTCATCTATACGGCTGCGAAAAATCAAGAAGCTCACGCCCGAAATGTTCAGTCTTTGGTGCGAAAAATCCTAGAAACGCCGCTTGCCAAATTGCTACTCAAGAACAAACCAAAAAAAGTAATCGCCCAAATGGTAGAAAATAAACTCCAACTAACATGAATAATCGACAATTAAAATTTCGCGCTTGGGATAAAGAGAGAAAAAGGATATCTCTGTCATTTAATATGGGCGATGATGTTGTGGCATGGTCAGATGGAGACTATGAAATGCCATTAGTCTTTGGTTTATCTAAAGATAGGTTGATTATCCAACAATTTACTGGCCTACAAGACTCAACGGGCAAAGACATTTACGAGGGCGACATAGTAAAAACAGACCCAAATCATACAATTGCTATTCTCAAGGCAAGAAGAGAATCAGAAGAATACACTGAATACACAAAGGGAGAAGTGCGTTGGTGGAACGAAGGATTCGCCGTATGTCAAGAGAATATCGGAGCAACAAGAATCAGTGAGTATACATCTTGCGATTGTTGTCCATGCGGATTGACAATTATTGGAAATATTTTCGAAGGAATGAAAGATTTGACTATTTGATTCGTTAGTATAATACCTACCTACAACACACATGAACGACACACTAACCGCACTCCGCAATACCAAGGGCCGCTTTTTCGGCCTCTCCACTAAGACAGAAACCCTTAACGCACAGTTTCGTGGCGAAACTCCTTCCTATGTGAAGATTTTTGACCGCAACGCAAATCGTATGCGTCGATTCCACAAGAACTCGCTCGTTAAGGTAAATATTGCTTAACTAATCCCGCTGTAAAAAGCAGGCCCAAGCAAGAGCCGTTAGAGGGAAACCTTTAACGGCTCTACTGTTATTATTAGACATGGCTCATATCGAAAACATTCTCCGCGATAAACTCTTTGTATTCTCTGGAACCAATAAAACAACAGAAACAGAAAACGAAATCCTCTCCCTAGTTGCGGCGAAAGAATCTCTCGGAGATATTAAGAAAAATTCCTTAATAGACAACGGCGAAAACTTCGATTCCTATAAGCTAGAGACTTCGAGTGGGGAATATTTGGTTAAATTGTCTTTAGATGAATCTTACATCGATGCTTTCGAGAAGGAAGTCGAAATACTCAATAACTTATCCGATATTGAAGTAGCACCCAAAGAAAAGGGTTGTGGCGTCATTGAATACGGCAGCAAAATTCTTTATTTGATTACATCATTCGAAGAAGCCCATTCGGCCAATGAGCTAGGCAGGTCAATTCTATTCTCAAATCATGAAGAATGTCTTAGGATAATTCATCTCTTCCATCAAAAGAAGATCAAAACAATTGGACTCAAAGACAGAATCCAAGAAATCTTCGCCGCAACAAATTTTGATACTCAGCCAGAATTCGCCGAACTTGTTAAGGCAGCGACCCCGAATTATAATCTTTTGCTAGACGAAATCACTGGATTAAAGCAATACATTCAAGATACCTTTAAAGATAGCTTCAACGGCAAATCTTTCTGTCATGGAAATCTTACGCCGTCAACAATTCTTTTGGGCGCGAAAAAAATTAGATTCATCAACTGGCAAAATGCTTTTCTCGCCAGCCCGTTAATTGATTTATCAAATTTGAGAATGGAATTCGATTTCGGCGAAGATTTCGAGTTCAAAATGTTTAAATATTATGCTTCTCTCGGGAGCGATTATTCTTGGGATGAATATCTAGAAACGCGAAGATTTTGGGCCGCAATTAAGTTATTGGAATATGTGTTCTCTTACATCAAAGAGATTTTCCTATTTAGGTCGATGAGGCAGGATAAAATTTTGAAGATATTTTCTTCTTTTTGCCGCAATATTAAATTCTTTGAGCATATTCCAGCGTTCCAAAAGAATAAAGAGGCTCTTTTGAATCTATTTAGCGCCCCAATGCTTTAAACCCACCCTGTCAGATGCGTTCTCGCCCAACGGTTAGTGCCAGTGCAGGCATATAAGTAGCCAGAGCCAATCACTATTTGGCCCATTACCCCAACTCCTGTCGTGGAAGTTGGAATACCAGTCCCCGTGATATAAAGCTGGCCAAACGAACCGCTTCCCGAAGAAATTACAGAGATGGCCGTTGTGACTCCTAGATTAGCTGTTCCTGTCGTTCTAAGGCTCGCGCCCGACATATTACCCAAAGAAGAAATGGACGCCGCAGAAAGAGATTGAACCGTTGTCGTTCCCGTCACGGCAAGATTACCCGTGAGATTATAATTACCAGAAACGCTTAGATTCCCGCTGACAAAAGCATTTTCATCCACATGAAGAGCATCAATTCTGCCCGTTCCGTCGATCCAGATATTGGCAAACTGTTGAGAACTTGAACCTAAATCATAAGCATTATTTGTTTTAGGCAGAAAATTAACCGCAATATTAGTTGGGGAAAAATCACCGTTCAGAGTTGTATTTCCGCCGACAGAAACATTTCCCGTCAAATAAGAATTCCCAGAGACGCGGAAATCGTTACCAAGGAAAAGATTACGCCATTGTTTGCTGGCAGAGCCTAAGTCATAAATATTTGTTGCTTTTGGCGCTAGATTTCCAATAATATCTCCACTTGGAACAAAATCGCCCGATACACCCACCCCACTATAAAAAGTGATGGTATCGTAGAAAAATTTCTGGCCGCTGATATTCTGAACGCCCGTATCTCTCACGAACCCAGAGCCGCGAAGGATAATGTTCGGATATGCGCCCGAAATAGCTTGATCAATTTCTAATCCGCTGTTAGATAAAATTCGTGAGGCCATATTACCAATTAGCCAAAGCTACACGCCCCCATAAATTAGTTCCAGTACAAGCATAAAAATAAGAACTATCAAAAGCAATATTATAGCCAGAAATTCCAGACCCAGTAGAAGAAGCTGGCGGCAAAACTATTCTTGCTAAACCAGTCCCAGCGACAATTAAAGCTTGATAAGCCCCAGAAATGGACCGATCTATCTGTTCTATTGAGTTATTTAGAGTATAGTCAGCCATTTTCCTTATATTTAATTACACATTTAAATATTTTTTCTCAGCTATAGTCGGCAATGGCCCAACAATCAAGATAGCCGCCTGTTGGTATTCCATTAGTCATTCTTGCGACTAATGATGCGCCAGTAATGCCATTAATCCACAAAGGAAAATATTGATCAACTGAGATTTCAGCGCTCAGCACATTTTGAGAGAATCCAATGCCTATTGGGGAATATCCACCGCTAATTTTTAGAGCAAATTCTACCGTAGAATTAAGCCCATCAATACTATATACGCCTGCCTTAATTGGTCTTAATAATTTAGAGCCACTAGCAGGAATTAGTTCTATTTCCGATACTTCGCCCAAATCTGGACCAGAACTCGTATAGCCAAGCAAGGTTCCATTGCCCCTCAATATTGTATTAGATAAAATATTGTAAACTTCTGTAAAATTAGAATTTACTTTATTCATTCCAGATTGAATCGTATCTGTCTCTGTTGTAGTATCAATAATTTGTTGGCTCATATTCGTAGTATTTTATAGGGTTGTAGAATTATTACAATAAATAGTAGTATTATTACAATATAAAACGTTTGAGCATAGGATAGCCGACTCAACATAATTATCTCGCGTCAATAGAATTTTTCTATCAGAAGATAGTAGATTTAAAATCTCGCATCCGTCTCCATAATACTGTAAAAATGGGTTGTGTGTCGGCGAATAACCATCGCGACTAATACACTTATGAAAATCATTAGAATGAAGAAATACGTCATCTAGCGAAGTAACTTCGCCCTGCTTAAAAGTCATTCCACGATTCTCGGTAACAGAAACATCAAATTGGTTAGCAAATTCAAACAGCCCGCCAACCGCCAGACTATCCTTTTTCTGCCGTAAAATAGAATTATCAAACTTTAGCCACCTATTTTTTGTCAGATGGTCTAATTTATTAATGCCAGAAATTTCTGCGTTGCTTAATCCAGATAAATAAGCATCTTGCGGGTCACGGTTGAAAATTTGGATTTCGTATTTCTGTTCGTTTGTCATTAACGAAGAATAATCCCCGCTAGAATAATCGTTGACGATACCATTAATTGAGACAGACGCTTGAATTGGGTATTTTATATCTCGACTAGCGACATGATCGCTGCCAAATCCATAAGCGTTTTCTCTTTCAATAGAGAGGGAAATCTCCATCTTATTCACAACCGCCGAAACAAGATTCTGATTGGAAATCTGCAAATTCTCGAACGATGGCTGGAATGTTGCCGCCCACGTCCTCAAAACGCCAGATGCATTGCCAGTTTGTATCCTAGAAACTTGCGCTGGATCAAGAAAAATAGTCGCTGCTCCGCCAGTGGTACCAGATTCTAGATTTATGGCGGGAACTTGTAGATAATTGCTATTTAATACCTGAGAATAAATATTACTAGAAATCAACCCACAAGAAGTTCTTGGTAATTGAGACGCCGCAAAAGAGAAATTCTGATTCGATAAATAGCAGTTACCAATGGCCACAACATTCACGCCGCTAAAAGAATTATTCGTGATGATTTGATCAATTAGGTCGCTGGACTGTTCGTTCGAGAAAAACAAGTAAGTATTAAATGAATAATCTCTAACCCCAGAAAACGGCGAAATAAAAATACCAGACGGCCTAAATAGAGAACCCACTAGATTATCTGTGCGGAAATCCTCTCTTGATACATAGGAAAGATTCAATTCTACATCGGGCGAGAAATTGATTGCATCAACTCCATATTCTTGACTGCCGATTTGCCGCGATTGAGTTCTTGGCGGTGAAATATTTAAATCTACATTCTGCAAAAAATCAGCAAAAAACAACCCCAATTTCTCACCCGTGGAAAAAGATGGAGAATTATCGAACGCCAATAGGCAGGAATTGCTTTTAATGAACTGCATACACTAAATTACATACTCCAGAGCCTTTTCGCCAGAAAGATATTGTTTGGCCTTGTTGACTATCTCTATAATCTTTTGGTCCGTATCTTGGAGCTTGACCTGTCTGGACAGCCACCAATTAATCCATTTATTTCGGGCGGCAGAATTGATTTTTGGTTTGTCGAAAGATTCTTCCCAAGATTTTGGCTCATAGAAGATATCCAGCCCATTAAACCAGCTTCGACCCGTGGCAATGATGGATTTTTCATTCAAGACGATCTCATTAGAGACACTACTACAAAGGATAATATGATATTTGGCGTTAGCGATAAGCTTGTGATTCGCGTCTTTGTCTAAAATAGCGCGGGGGTTAGATTTGAAAACGTTTTCTTTGTTTGTCACCAAGATATTTTTTTCTTCGACAAATGGGATTGTTTGAATATTTATTTCGTAATGATCGACCATACCCATCTTGATTACAGGAGTCATCCCCAAGGAGCGAATTTTATCGCAGATTTTATTTAGCCACTGATATTGGAGGATTCTTTTTCCGTCAACGAACATTTCTTTTCTTAGTAGATCGGTGTTCCACTGCATCCAAACGGCTACGATATTATCCGCGTTTACGGTATTTATATGCTCGCCCTTCTGCTTTTCGACTTCCGCAATGGAATTATTCCGATAGTCTTGAATATATCTTGGAGCATTTGACCAATTAACTTGATTTGAAAGAGATTCCCAATCTAAGGCTATGGAGCTTTTCAAATCCTCGGTATAAAAATCAAACATATAAGACTGATAATGATTAAAATAACCAAAATCAAAAGACAAAAATGGAACGCCGCTTTCTTTTGCTAGTTTGTCTATGCTTTTAATATTTTCACCCTTGAAGAGGCTCGCGTGTTCGTTTCTGTGAATGATGAAGTCGTATTTTTTTCTGTCTAGGAACTCTTTGATTTTTTCAGGCGAAGAAGAGTCTTTATTTAAGCAGTCGAGCCGAAGTTTATTACCACGGTTGGCATTGTCCATGATTTTACGGATTTTACCCTCGTATAAATCAGCCTTATTGAAGAATAGTCCGCGCATGTTAGTTAAAAACAATCTCCAAAACCTGCCCTTTGGATGCCGAATTAATTTTGTCCATCCACCAATTTTCATCCTTTAGGAGAATGTGAACATTCTCCCCGTTAGAGAATTTCTTTTTTGCCTCTTTTGTGGCGATGGTTAAAAATACAAACTTTTTGGCGGACTCAAAAATCCTTTTCAAGACTATATCAACTTCATCTTCTGGAACATGCTCTAAAACTTCTACACAAATTACGCCATCAAATTTCAAGTCGGGAAAAGTCGAAAGCTCTTTGACATATTTATCGTAGCAAGTAACGGCCACTCTCCAATAATGATCCAGCCTAATCTTGGAGTATTGGAATCCTTTCCCACTTCCATAATCAAGTAGAGATTTTGAGCCAGTTTTGTCGATTAGCTCTTTAATGTTTTTCTTGTGTTTTGTACAAAAATATCCATCGTAGTGGCCAATGCTATGGAGCCTTTCGTACTCACGCTTTAAAAAAATATCATCCATGACCTAAAGTTTTCCCCGTGTTTTCCTCGTATTCTATGGCCGCATTATAATAATTCCACCATAGGTTTTCCATCTCTGGAATCTTATGAGGTTTATAATCCATGCTTTCGGGCGCTGGATGCCATGGCTGAGTGTTCATTTTAGTATAGTGAATTAGCCGCGTATCTTCCGAAAATCCATTTCCATCCAAACAATTATAAATACCATCAAGCGGCCCAATAAGATTCTTATTTTGGACGAGTTTCCTGTACTGCATTTGATGTTTGCCGCTGGCTTTCATCCGTTTTACTTTTGGCCACCAATCCTTTGTAAATTTGGAACAGTCCATAAGCATAACGTCCGTTTTTTCTGGACGGATAGTGAGTATAGCCTTGTCTTGCATGTCGAGATTCCACATTTGAGAGATGTCTTTCAAAACAAGCTGGTCTACGTCTAAGTAAATAGCTCGCCCTTGAAAATCACATAGTTCTGGAATCGCCCACCTATAACAAGAAAAGTTAGTCTTCCAGCCTTCGCCAGAATTCATTAGATTATGATCGCGCCCTTTATTCCAACCAGAAAAGATTGGTCCACATTCATTTTTCATCCAGTTGATTTTTACTGGTTGACTTGTAGATGATAGGATACTGTATTCCAAGGCTTTTTCTGCCTTTTCGTGCCCATGCTCCGTAGCTATGAATATTTTAATCATCACATTGATGCAGATACAAAACTTCCCATTGATCCAAAACTAAAACTAAAACATGGGGCGCTCCCAAGCGTATTACTCATCATACTATTGCTAGGGGAGCTGACTATAATAGATGGAGAGTATGCGCAATCAGTTGGGCCAGAAACATAACTAGCAATATCGCAACAAATTTTTACAACCTTAATTGTTTTATTCGCATTTTCTACATAAAATTCTTGACCAACTGCAAATTCAGCAATATCACTTTCATTAGGGAAATGAAATTTAGTAGCCGAAGTAAAAATAGCATCAGTGGAACATTGAACGCTCTCAATTAAAGAACATGCTCCATCATGAGTGCTATCTACCGCAACAAAAATATCAAAACTTGGCGGCCAAGACGGAGATGTCGATGGTAAATTATCTGGCGTTTCTGCTGGAGGGGCTGTATATTCATAACCAATATTCCAAGATTTGCCAGTAAGAGTCGAGATGCTATTTAAAGAACTCTGAGATACGCCTGAATTGCCAGAAAAATTCGCCACACCAGAATAAAGACCATTAGAAACTAATCCGCTTAAACAGGAATCAACATGCAACGACGGCAACAGATTATCTTGACAATATAAACCAGTCAAGGATGTCCCGCCGATATTTAAATAATTAATCCCATTATTTGAGCAGTCCAAATAGGAAAGACCAGATTTATTACCAAGGTCTAAGTTCGCGATTCTATTGTTGGCGCATTCAAAACGTTGGATATCCTTAGAATTATCCAATACAACGCTAGATAGATAATTATCATTTAAATTCAAATAACTCAAACCCTTGGCGGAACCGAATTTTGCATACGTCAATCCTTGACCAGATAAATTCAAAGAAGAAAACCTCCCCCAAAGACTGAACTCTCTTTTTCGGAGACTATCGGGCCATGTCAGGGTTTTGCTGTTGCCAGAAATAAGTTCCTTGCCGTTTCCCGTGTCAAAAAACACTCTTTCGCCCGAAAAAGAAAACCCGACAGAAGAATATCCGCTTTCTTGCACAAAAGAGGCCGATGGAGAACCAGAAATCAATAATCCAAAGGGGTCTTCCGTGAGAATAGCTTTAAAGTTATTGGAGTCTTTAGAGTTCCATTGGTGCTCCCATGATGGCGCAGTAAATACTTTCGGCCTGTCGTAAATTTCGGGCAAAGAATAAGAAAATCTCTTAAATCCCATCCTCGATTCAAAGAAGTGGATTAGCGATTTCGCTCTCTTATCGGAGATGTTTTTGAAAGAAATCTCCAGTTTATCTAAAGAGTGGATATTCTTTTGGTCATTAATTCTCTCTAAGAATGAACCTTTAAAATTATTTTGAGAAACAGAAGGTGTTTGCTGAAAAGAAAATTGATCGTTGGAATCTCTAAATAACCCGTTCGTCCATTTTTGGCCAGTCGAAAGGGGGTTGTTTGCTGTGGAAGAAGAATGATCGTTGATACAATAGAAGAAATTATTTACTGGCTCTTCTAAATCGTTTTCGAAATAGACAATATCATCAGCAGAATAATTGACGCCAGTATTCCAACTATTTAATTGATAATTGACAAAACTTTGGCCGCTCCAATTTAGCGCCGAAGAATTTCTTTCGACCGAGAATTTTAAATTTACGTTAAATTTGTCGTTATTTTGGCTCTCCAAGGACTGAATAGAGTCAATAGTCCCGCTTAATCTTTGGTAAATATTAGAATTATCATTAAAAGCGATTGCCCCAGTGCCGCTTTGAGATTCGTAAAAGTTAACCAAATCTTGAGCGTCAGATTTTCTAAGCGGAAAATTAAGAGAAAAATCCGCCGAAACATTATTTACACCCAATGGGCTGATATTAGCAGTCTTATCTGAGAAGCTGACGTAATTACTTTTGGTGGAAAAAGAAACGCTAGATCCGTAACTAGGATCAAAAGACAATCCAGTCAAGACGTTTGCGCCCGTGATATTTCTATCTCTATTGTAAAAATAGCTCATTCAAGATATCCAGCGTATTGCACGCTTAAAGTTAAGGGGGAATCAACTGTTCCTTGGAGTTGTTGATTGGTAATTTGAGCGTTCGCCACTGGTAAAGTCATTAAAATTTGAGACAAGTCCCTATTCCTTATATATATAGTAAAATTAGGGGCGCTAATATTTCGAACAAAATTTTGAAGGTCTAGGGGTGAAAATCCAGCCACATTATAAACAGCCCCAGCTTGAATTTGCAAAGGTGTCGGAGAAAATACTTCATCGGGAAACAAATTAGGTCCGATAGAATACTTTGGTTGTCTTGGCATAGCGATAGACCAATCGAAAGATTTGATTTTATTGGTTTCTCCGAAGCTATTAGAGATTGAAATGGATCTAGGAGATGGAGCAAAAATATCTGGGTGGGCCAAAAAAGTCTGATTATTTTCACCGCTTTTCATTTCGCCGAAAACAGAAATAGAACAGGAAACATTGGGAACTTGCCCAATCGAACAACTTACGGCGTAATTGGTTAAATAGCCACTAGAAAAATCATAAGATATTCCTTGATATGAAAAATTCCCAGAACATGGCGAAGCGCCTGTATAACTCAACACTGGATCATTATAAATAAGCGAGCGTGAAAAATCGACGTCTCCAACAGAAGGATTAGCCTTGTGAAACCCAAATGTTTTTACCCCCAAAGTCGGTGTGTAACCAACGCCGAAATCAGATTTAAAGGTTAAATCAGATAATCCCGAAAGATTAACGCCGCAAAAAGAAAATCTTTGGTCATAGTTTAAAGCTATGCTACTCATTTTTGTCGTGCGAGCACGCCCCCAGGTCTTTGTTCTTCGCGAAGGATATTGACAACTGCGCTTTTTAGTTTTTGAGTCAGTGCGCGAGAGTTTTTCTGGCTATCGCTATCGGATGATTGATCCGAACTATTGGAAGTATCTTTTCCAGATGAATCCATGGAAACATTTACAGTTACATTGCTTGCGCCGATAGTTTTTTGGATAAGCTCGTCGAGTTTGGCAATAACCTTATCGTCTCCGCCGCCAGAAGAGGTATTTCCGCCGTTGTTTAAGGCGTAGAGGTTTTTGTCTCCAATTTTCTGCGCGGCAGAACTGTTTAGCACGAATTCCTTGTTAGAAAGCGTTGTAGGAACAGAATCTCCATTACCGCCAACATAACCACCTGCATTGCGGTATTGGCCGTTGACATTTATCCTCGGAAGAAGTGGATTAGTGTAAAATCCTTGAACTGGAGAGACGCTTTTTGGTAGTGAATTAGTTGGATATGGATTGTAGAAACCGTCGCTAGAAGTTTTAATCGCGGATGGCGGAATAGATCGTTGTGCGGAGACAGAAGAGCCTGCGGCCTGAACTAACGAACCAGCAGTATCATAATATCTTTGAGTATTGCCGCTACTTGTCGTGGTGGCAGATTTTTTTGCCGCACTAGAAGCTCCATAAGAGTTTGCCCCATAGGAAACCGCAGAACCAATGGCTGCAATAGCTATAGATGTCCATAGTTGTTTTTTAGCCTCCTTCTTGGCTTTGGCTTGATCGTCTAGGAATTTTTGGTATTCTTTTTCGTTATTAATTTGGTCGATGTAAAGGCCGAACGCTTGGTCTTTAGCATCTTGGGTTGCTTGAACGATAGGCGAGTCACCAAAGCGGGCGAAATTACTTAGGCGTAGCGATTCTGGCTCTAGTGCGGCTATTGCAGCGCCGTTACCAAGATTGGCGATTCTATCTTTTGATCCAGATGTGGCCGTTTGAGTTGCAAAATCAAGCAAATCCTTTTTGCCAGTAATTGTTCCCTGTCCCATGACGCCAGGAGCGTAAAAACCACCTTGGGCCATTTTGCCAACAGAGCCATTGCGGAGACCTTCGAAGAATCCAACACCATATTGATTGACAACACCTTTCGGAATAACATATTCGCCGCCCATCAATAGGGTTGGAACATCATCCTTGGTTCCAGAACCGCCAGAAATCATTCCGCCAGCAGCTTTTTTTTGCCCGCCAGTAAAATAGCTCCCAATTCCACCGATTATACCACTAATAATTCCACCAGAGGAACCTCCTTGTTTGGAGCCAGAGTTTACAATAAGATTAGCAAGGTTTTCAAATGCTGCATCTCGGAGCTTGTTGGCGAAAGTAAGAGCTACGTTTAATAACGCCGACTTTAAATCGTCTGTTTTAGTAACGGCGGCTTGCATGGCTCCTACAAGGCTATCTCTAAATCCTTCCGTCGCCGTCTTGCCAAAACTAGAACTGAAATTTTGAATTTCGCTCTGGATACCAGCTTGAGCTTGACTTACTCCGAAGCCAAAGCTGCGTCTTAGTGCAAGATTTTTATTTATTGCGTCTTCAATTTTTTGCTGTTTCTCAAGGGGATCGAGCGATTGAGTTTTAATATCAAGAATCTCTTTGGTGAGGGCAAGCTGGGTTTCTAGTTCGAGCTTTTCGGTAGCATTTGTGGCTGTGCGAATTTTGAACTGTTCGTTTAATAGGGCGTTTTGATCCGCGAGGAAAGAGACAAGTTCTTGGCCTGTCTTGCCTTGAGCCTTGTCGAATACTTGTTCGCTGATTAAGCCGCCAGCCAAACCAGAAGCGTCTGTTGATTGGAGGGTATTGAATTGATTTTGGGCGCGGTTAGAAGGAAGGCTTCTTTCGAAGTTTGTCAATGAGTTTGCAAGTTCGACAGACATATTGGCAACAGCGCCAATTCCTTTGGTAGCATTTTCCAATTCGGCAATTTGAGTGTCGATCCCTATAGCAAGTTGTTTATATCCTTCTCTAGCTTTTTTAGCGTCTTCTGGAGAAATATTTTGATCCAAGAGAGTCTTGTCTAATTCCAAGCCAGCAACTCTTTTTTGATTGCGCAAATCGTTGATACTAAGATTATTAGCTGCTCTAGATGCCGCTTCTTGTTGGAGGGTGGTGTTTAAAGGATTGGAGGCTTGGAAATTTAACGCAGAAATAGATTGCGCATTCTTTGCCCCTCTTGTCCCAAACGAAAGAATAGCAGCATCAATCTTATTGAAAGATTTTGTGAATCTATCTAGAGCATCATTAGCTTTTTCTATTGCAGAAATTTCGCCCTTTAGTAGATCGGTGTTATTTTTATATTGCTCGTTAGCATTCTTTAGATTACGTTCTAGAATAAATAATTCACGATCAATATCCTCCTGAGTCTTGCCGTTAACTCCGAGCTGAGACTGGATGAGTTGCTTGCTATTCTTGAATTGAGCATTTACAGATAAATTTCCAGCGTCAAGAGCCTGTTGGGCTAAAATATTTTTTTGTTTTTCCAACTGTCTTCTTGCATTTTGAGTTAAAGATGGATTATTGAATTGAGCGTCAAGACTCTTAATTTCCGCTTCGATTTGTGCGGAAGCGCCATTATAGATAGAATCAAGAAGGTCTTTTTGAAAGTCAAAGAATTTTTTTCTTGATTCTGGCGTTTCTACTTTTGCAGAACCAGTAAAATTAGGAGTTTCTCCTGGGGCTAGTTTTCCTTTTTCAAGAAAGTTTAGAGCGAGTCCAGAAAGACGCGCAGCCCCGAGTTTATCCTGAATAAAACTATCAAAGTTGGTGTTTTTGCCGAAACCCTTATCTTTACTACTATAAGCCTTGATATATTGCTCTACGAAAGCCTTGGCGACAGCAACTTGAATTTGTTCGCGAGTTGCGGATGCGGTATCAGTATCGCCAATCTTTGTTATCCCCAAGGCGATTGCATTAGACTTTAATTCATCTAAAGTTCCAGATGTAATTTCTATCAGAGTTTGATTGAGAATTTTTTTGGCAGAGTTGCTTAAGTCACTAATAATAGCTTTTCTTGGACCCTCAACATCTTCAATCCCAATACGATTAATTATGCCGCCCGTTTCGATATTCGCAATAGCATCCGAAAGTAATTTTTCGAATGACGCCGCCGCAATCTCTTGGGGGTTTTTCCCGTCAATTTTAATCCCTCGTCTTTGTGCTGTTATTTTTTGCAGCGCCTCTTGTCGAGTGGATGATAAAGAAGTCTGCCTTTCCCCCAATGGCCTTCCAGCGTAGTTTCCTTGAGGATCGAATAAGTTTTTAGCAATTTCATTAAATTTATCACCAGCTTTTTTTGCTTCGTCTGTCAAACCACCCAAAGCCTGACTGAATGCATCAATAATGCTTGTTCCAGTTAATTCTTTAATCGCGCTATTTAAAATAGAAAATCCAAGACTAACTTGACCAATAATAGGAAGAAATTTAAGCAATCCAGCACCGAAAGATAATAATGGAGTAACAGCGGCGAATAATTTACCACCACCTTTTGGAATAAAATCTTTAAGTTTAAACGCTTTTAAATCATCACCAATAGTCTTTAAGCTAACGCCACCAACTTCATTTAATGCTTCAATGCCTCCTCCCGCTAATGAAGCAGTATTTAAAAAGTTAGCAAATTTATCCAACCCAGGACTAACTCCACGAAGAGACTCGCTTAATCCAGAAAATAGAGAGGTAACTAAAACAGCCTTAAATGCAAAATTCCTGAGAGCATCACTATCAAAGCCAGTCTTTTTCGCACCACTGATATCATCGGAGCGGCGCAAACCAGCGAGAGTATTGCCCCCATTTAATAAAGGCTGGCCAGATGCGGCTCTACCGCCAAATTTATTTCTAAGGCGATCCGCAAGAGCCGCTTGATCTGCTTTTTGAGACTCCGAGATTACAGTTTTAGAAGACTTCGAAGCTTCGATTCCGTATTGTTCATAGAGAGTTTTATCTAATTCTTCCAATCTACTTTTTGCGCGATTAGCCAAGCCAGCTCTAAAAGCCACATCTTTAGCAAGTAGTTTCACGGCTTCTTTTTTAGGAACAACAGCTTTGCCCAAATCAATAGTATCAGATTTACTAGATTTTGCTTCATTTAATCTTTTCTGCGCCTCACCTCTTTGAGTCTCTGTCTGATTAAAAAAATCTTTTTGCCTATCACGGGCGCGTAATGTTCCAGCTAATTCTTGCTGGCCAGCAATTCTATTTTTTGTATCAATTCGAAGTCTTTGCTCGGTGGCAGATTTTAGCGCTAGTCTTTCTTTATCAAATTGAGGAAGTGCGGCAATATTTGGAAATCCGCCTAGTCCAACTTTAGAAACTTCTGTAGCTGGACGATTAAACCCCAATCCAGCAAATTGTGCGCTAGAAGTAAAACCAGTGCCGCCAGTATTCAGTTTCCCTAACGAGCCAGGAATAGCCCCTCTGGCCGTCGCATTAGAGACATTTCTTTTCTTAATTAAATCTTGCGCGAAAGCATTAGCTTCTTTAGAAACAATCTTAAATGCTGGCCCAAGATTGAAATCACCGACAGCTTTTCTAATAAGATTGCCCATCTCAAGAGATTCCTTGCCCGCGAAAACCCATGAATTAATAAGAAGACCCAGCGCATTACTTATGCCCTTAGAATCAATAAATTGGCCAGCTTTATTTCTTAAACCGCTGGAAATATTTGGTTTTCCCAATGCTAATCCGCTCGGTGCTGCACTCGCGCTAGAAGTTGACGATCTGCCATTGCTAATGGAAGACCCCAAAACAGAGGCTAGACTAGGCTTATTGCCGCCGATAATAGAAGGAAGATAATCACTTACATCTCCAACGATGCCACCAGATTTTCGAACGTTGGAGGTTCCTTCTATAACGCCTCTGCTTAAAAGACTCGTTGATGGACGACTAGTAGCAGATGCAATGCCAGTTGTGAGAGCGAGTTGTTTGGAATACTCAGCGTTGGAAGATTTAATTATAGAGAGTCTTCTCTGTTCGGCGCTAAAGGCGGAATTTAATTCTCCGTTTGTAGATTGGAGCTTCGAATTAATAGTAGAAGAGAGCGAGCCTTCTTCATTTAATTTTTGATTGATCCCAGTAAATACTTTAAAAGCAGTCCCCGCGAAAGCAAGGAAATCCTTTATGATTTTTACCAAGACAAATGCCCCGCCCAAGACTACGGGAGTTGAAAATAAAGTTCCTCCAGCAAATTTTGCGCCCTTTTGAATGATTGTATCTAGTGGGCCGCTACCTTCGAGAATGCCTTGTAGTGTCCCCTGAATTTTAATTAGGAAATCTAAAACTCCAGATAATGGGTTTTTTACGCCAATTTCTCCAAGCTTATTTAGGAACTCAGTAATATTAACGCCAATTGTATTAAACTGAGATGCAAGAATTTCCGACAGCTTTTTGTTAGCCGCGCCAGCTTCATTAGTAGTATTAATTGAAGTCCGAAGGTTTTTGTCGTAAAGAGAAATCTCTCCCTCTACTAATTGAAATGAATCAACAAGTGCAGAAAGGGAGTTTACTTGATATAAGCCAGATAGTTTGGTCAAAACCCCCAATTGCTCACCCTTTGGAACAGTTTTTAAAGCCTGGCTTAGACTTCTAATAATTTCGATAGACGGAAGTAATTGCCCAGCACTATCCTTAGTTTTGACTATGCCTCCTTGAAACTTTTCAAGAAATTCTAATGATTTTTCACCATATAGTCTTGTATCAATAGATTTTAGGGCATTACCAATAATAGGACCGCCACGGGCAGTAATTTCTTGTAACGTAGCGATAGATGCCGCAGTTTGATCAAAGTTATTGCCAGCAAGTTGGGAAACCGAAGCTGCCCGCTGCATACCTTGAATCAAATCTGGGAAAGATGCGGCAGAAGAGTTGTCCAGAGCAACGAGTTTATTTAAAACCGTAGTAGAATCTAGTCCTGACTTTTTGAAAGCATTGAGAATAGATGTTAGTCCGCTAACAGCATCTCCAACGCTAACACCAGAAATTCTCACTGCGATCATAGCATCGCGAGTTCTCTTTAAGCTTTCTTGAACGCCAATACCTTGACGCTGGAACTCAAGAGCCGCTTGATTGACTGTTTCGAAAGACTGGCCAGTATCTCTAGCGATGTTAAAGAGGCTTTTCCCGAGTTGACCGATAGAAATTCCAGCTTTTTGGAGATCATCGCCAGCAACAACAGAAATTTTTGTTAAAGCCTCTTCCACATCAACCGTAGTTTTAATCAATGCTAAAAATGAACGACGCATTGCCTCGATAACACCAACAGCCGTTCCGAAAGCCAAAACGCGGGCATTTGCCGCTGCCATTGACTTTGTGAATTGATCCGCGTCATTGCGAATTTGACCTAATCCGTTACTAGCCTTTCTTAATCCAGCGTCATTGACACCAAGATTAATCCTTAAATTATTAAGGTTCTTATCACTAAACGCTTTGACTTGTCTAGCGGCAGGCTGTGTATTTGCATACACATCTGCTGTAATTTGTAGGTTTTCTGGCATCTCTTAGTCCTTCTTAGAGATTACACGATCATTAACCAAACAATTTAGCTATTTGAGTGGCGTCCATTTTGCCGCCATTTTTCTTTAATTCTTCGGCGAAATCCAGATTTTTGGCGGAAGGATCATAATATTTCAAATCGTCCTTGGTTGCGCCAACCATTCCAACCGATTGATGGTTGCTTTGAGGGTTTTTTTCGCGCTTTCTTTGGGTATCGACAAATTCAAGCAGTTCTTTTGGCGATTTTCTAATATCGTCGGGGATATTTTCGACGTTCTGGAAGATATTAAAGAACATTCTCCCATAAGCGAGAAGCTTTAGCTGATAAATAGTCAAAGAAATAATTGGCCGCGCAAAAAAGTCATATGGCTTATCCGTCTGAGATAAATACAATGAGAACGAATCGCTTAAAGTAGATTCTTGAATCTTTTCGTCGCTAGTTCTTTCAGATAGAGCATTATAGGAAGACATTAATTCTGAAATATCTTCAAGTTCGCCAAATTCAGAATCAGAGAATCTCAATTCTTTTAAACTTTCGCCCTTATAAAGGATATTACGAATAAACTCTTCATTAGACCTAATAACACCAAAGTCTTCCGCTGTTTTCCCGACTAATTCTTGGCGGCGAAATAAAAGCTTGTTGAGAGAGGCTGTTTCTTCGTCTATAGTCTTTTGGGTAGAGTCTTTTTGGCTCTTTAAGTCTAGTTGCTTTTTAGTCTGCTTGAGGTTTTTGATGTAATCTCTTTTTTCTTGAATCTCAAGATCATTATCCTGCGTCCAATGACCATCGGCGAATAGTTTTTCCAAGCATTCCTTTTCCGTGGGAACGCCCGAATCAATGGCTCTTTGTTTTTGCCGCTCAAATGAATCGCTTAGGATTTTTTGATCCCGCAAATTTATATGCCGCAAATAAAGAGTTTCGCCGCCAAATTTTATCGGCGTGAACCCATCAAAAATCTCACAAAGAAGAACTGACTCTTCATGCATCCGATTTTTCGACTAGCTCTTTAAACTTAATTGGGTCGTTCTCCTTAAACATATACCAAATAGCACATGCCTTGCCAATTACGCCGCTAATTTTGCCGTAAAGATCATCTTCTGAATCTTCTTTGATGTAATAGTCGTTCATTTTGGCGTCGAAATCAGCGCCTTCGAAGTATTGAACTGGAAGATCATCATCCTCCCTTTGAACATAAGTCATGTTAAGGGCGAGCCAGCGAAGATATTCGTTAACGGCCTTTTCGTCGGCGGTATTTTCCATCAAGGAATTCTTATACTGCTCAAGTTGAATGAGTTGGGCCTGTTGAGCCATGTATTCATCTTCTAGTTCTTTAATCTTATCTTTTTGTTTTTGGCCCTTACGCTTAGAGGTTTTGGCGAGAGAAAGTTGCTCGGTAATTTCGTTAATACGAGTCCCAACTTTGATTAAATCTTTAGTTGTTTCTTCGCTGATTAGACCACCAGAATCCTTATACTTGTTATAAAGCATGGCGCGAGTCATTAAGCCGTGCTTATTGACAAACTCGTTCATCTTTTTTGCGTAAAAGAGTTCGCCTTCTTCTGAGTCGCGGCGGGATGGCTTTTTGAAGAAAACCTTGACGGGAGATTCGGTTGTTTCCGTTGTTACGGTCTTGACTTCCTTTTCATCGACAATAGAGACGGAGGAAACTTCTTTTTCTGTTTTTTCGGCGACAGTAAATTCGTACAATGCTTTGAGTTCAGCCATATTTTTTTAGTTAAAGGGTTCTATTAATGCAATTTGCCTAGCTCCTTTGAGCCAAGCTTTTAAAGGGATTTTGTTTTCTTTTGTTGGAAAATCTTTAATTACATTGATTAAAGAGTCAAGTTGAGCTTGAATCTTTTGTCGGTTATTTTTGTCTTGAAGAATAGCAGAGATTCTTTCAGAAGAAACGACTCCATTATTCTCCATGGCGGCCACTCTTAAACTATCCGTCATATTTAGTGAAGACGTTTTCTTGCTAAGAGCCGAGCCTTTTGCCACTACTGCCGTACCAGTAAAAAAAGCTAAAATTGTAGAAAAGAATGTTCGACGGGTGTTCATATCAAATAATAACTAGTTTAAACAGAAGGATATGGAATAATTTCCAAATTCAATTTCAGAGTCTCGGATAGTATCGTTCCCCTTGTCGAGAATTTTCTTTCGGAGGCGCATAAACTTATCGTCCGAAAGAGGGTTGCCAACTACAAGCGTAGTGACGAACTCTGGCGGCAATTTCTCCATTAGATTACCAAAGTATTCATCGTGAGAATCTTTTAGTTCCCCGAGTGTTTCTAAAAAGTCTTTAAAAAGCGCCGTGATTAAACGCCGCTGCCTTTGCGATAAGCTGCTGCTTGCTTCCATAATCCTTGATCCTTAGTGAGGATTACACAGAAAACAGTGTAATTTCTTTTATGGCGATAAGTTTTTTAACACAGGCACAAAAGGATACGGTTGATGGTTTAATAGATTCTGTTCATAGTACGTTTGCAACCAGCGTTATGGTCTTTAAAATCAACAAAAAGGCGTCTCTATCTTCCAACCCAAACTATAATTCCATCTATCGCCAAGGACAAACCAACGTTGTTGAAACGGAAGAATCGCGAGAAATTCAAGCCCGCGTAAGATACATAAAAATGGGCGAAGAGATTTTTAACGAATCTGATGGGTCTAGCGCTACTAGTGTTCAGAGCCGTATTATTCTTCCCGCTGGTAGTGTTAGGCTTAAGGTAAGTAATGTAGACCATCTTTATATGCAAGATTGTAAGAGGGTAGAAATCAGCGGCCAACGATTTATTCTTTTTGGCGGACCAAGAAAGATTGGATTCTTTCAGAAAGAAAACTACTGGGAATATTTCTTAACTCCAATAACTTAATATGGCGGGCTTGTCGATTAAGCGCATTTCAGATTTCATTCGCCGCAAGGTAGAAGATAGTACTATCGTGCAATTTACTTTGCGCAAGGTTTTAGAGGCAAAAATCCGCCCATTATTCAACCAATTACGCCAAGAAATGCTGGAAGAACTGGAAAACCATCCAATTACAGAAGAAATAAACATGGGGCCGAAATTAAATTGGTCATCTAGGTTTCTTAATGGGTATGGTGATTTGTATTCGTTTATTGGTTTTGACAGAAATGATGATCCCATTAAGCCAATTAGAGAACTTTTCGCGGGATTAAGATTGTATTCTGTAACATCTAAGGGTTTAAATTATAAATTCGAAATAAGAAATTTCCCTACGCGCAATGATATTCGAGATGTAACGCCCATGCCTTGGGCGCAAGGTAGAAGTTGGGCGATGGGCATTGAAGAAGGGATTTCTGGGTTGGGCAAGTATTTAAATATACAATATGAAGATGGCCGCTCTGGCGCTGGTATTCAAGCCAAAAATATTAAAAATCTTCGCCCCGCATTTCAAAAGACTCCCTATATCACGCCAATTTTAAAAAAATATCGCGCCAAATTTAATCAAATAGCAAGCACTAAACTACTCGGACTCAAAAAATGATCGCCCCCCAATTTATTCACAACGTTACAAACTCGTTTACTCTTTGGGCGGATCATATTCTACTCAGCAGGGGGCTTGCTTATACAAATGTTACTGGCTCATTCACAGGTTATTCCGACGATAGATTGCCAGATGGTTATTCGGCATATGGTTGTCCTCACAAAGAATGGGTGACAAATTCAGCAATCACGGGCGCAACTATCCCGTCTGGACTTTATGTGGGCGGAGTTTTTACGCCTCGCGGCGATTCCTTTGTGCTAGATTTCCAAAATGGTAGAATTATAGGGTCTGGCTTAGTTGGAGCTATTACTGGGTCTTATTCAGTTAAAGATTTCAATATTTATAACAGCAACCAAGACGAAGAATCTCTGATTATAGAGGTCTGCCAAAATCAATCACAATCCTATAATAATATTGGATCAGATATAGCAGTGCCGTATTTACCTCCTTACGGACCTAAGATTCCAGCGATTTTCATTAATACGGAGACGCAGGAGAATAAGCCATTAGCTTTGGGCGGAACCGATTCTAGCAATGTGAAATTCAATATGATTGTTTTTGCGCATGACCCTTACCAGTTAGATGGAGTTTTGGGTCTTTTCGCCGATACAGGAGACGAAATGTTTAAAGAATTACCACTAGAATCGGCCCCTCTTACACAATGGGGTGATATTAAAAATGGTTATTACAATTATACGGAATTGGTCGCCGCAAGTGGAACAAACAATTGTTTTATTGATGAAGCTAGGTCTAGCAAAATCACAGATGCACTACGCAGGGGGTTAAAAACGGAGTTATATATCGGGCTGGTCGATTTTACAATATGTCAATACCGCAATCCGCGAGCGCCAGTCGGTTAAATTTAGTTAATCAGCCCAAAAACAGTGTAACAATTGATAACCCTTTATTTAAATTATGTCCCGCAACCGCGTATTGTACAACACAGAAGCCATTTATGTCAGCCAAGATATCGCTTCGACTGGCGTAACCAAACATGCTCAATTGAAGCGTGTTCAAAGTTTCGGATCATCTACCGAGATTGTTCGGCAGGATGTTTTGCAGGCTGGGGAGCTTGCGAGGATTGGCAGTATTGTTGTGGCTCCCCCTAATGTCACGGCAGACCTTAAGTATCTTCTTTCTGATGGGGCCGTAGAAAAAACACTAGGTTTTTATGTTCAAAATATTGGTTCTACTGGAGAGGGCAACTTTGCTTCTGGACATCTTGTCTCTGCGAGCGGTCAAAATATTTATGAAGTAATTGGCGCGGAAGGAAACGATCTAAACTACGAAGCTAGTCTTTCTGGTAAGGTGGTTCGTGGATATGGCAACGCATTCCTTTCTAATTATTCTGTTGAAGCAGCCGTTGGCGGTCTTCCAACCGTTACCGTAAGCTTTGAAGCTTCAAACGCAAATGCGGATGTTTATAGTTCTGGTGTAAATACTCCAGCGGTTGATCCAGCAGCGGGTACTCCATATGCTCAAAATACTGGAGTTGTTCTTCCGACTCCAACATCTGGTGATGGCGTCATTGCCTTGCGCCCTGGAGACGTAACTATTTCGTGGGGTAATCTTCTCTCCACAGCTTCCGACAAAGCCTCTCCCTTCTACTCTCTGAGCGGAACAAATGGTCTTCGCGTGCAAAACTGCACTCTTTCAATTCCTCTTTCTAGAGAGCCTATCGAACAACTTGGCTCGCGCTTCCCATTTGCGCGACCTGTGAAATTCCCAGTGACAGTGACCCTTTCTGCTTCTGCCTTGGCGAATGAAATTATTTCTCGTAATTTAGCGTCCATGCTTGACGATTCTTCCGAAAATGATATCACTCTCACAATTACGCAACCTGGAGGAGTGGCTGGCGTTCAGTATATTCTTCGTGGCGCGAAGTTCGACAGCGAAAAATCAAGCCTCGACCTAAGCTCAAACAAAACAGTAGATTTGAGCTTTTCCGCACAACTTGGGGGTCCGAGCACCTTAAACAGAGGCGTTTTCATGAGCGGTTCTCATAGCGGCGCAGTATTCTCATAAAAGAGCGGATGAACCTTAAATTGGTTCGCGCTCAAACTCTAAAACACAAAAGAGCGGCGATTAATTTCGCCGCTCTTTTTTTAAAACGTTTTATTTTGACTTGAAATTAACATCTTCCCAAAAATGGAAACATAACCCACTATGAAGGCAAATTTTCTTCATATGCTCTACATAAGTAAACGGGAGCATTGTTTCCTTTCCAGAATTGCAAGATGAACAGCATGGAACAATATTATTCAATGTATAACCTATCGAAGAATCTATTCGATCAATTCCATTATGCTTTATAGATAAGTCTGAAATGAAAGCTTTCTTTGCCGATTTACTAAAATCAAATTCTTCCTTCGAATAAAGCTCGCCACAATAAAAACATGGTTGCATAATTACAAATTCGAAAAATTGAAGATCGCTCAACTCGTCACAAACGAATTTTCCAGACATTTTTAAGTCATTTAATATTCTTTTTAAGAGAATTTCTTTTCTATTCGCGCTTGTATTTTTCCCGACTCTCAAACACCCACAAGAACGCTTTTTATCGAAAATAAGTTGAGAAGATGTCGCTGATGTCATTTTCCCGCAATCGCATAAACACTCATAATAAGTCCCCCGTTCCCCATTGTCGATTTCTTTAATAACGGTGAGGCTACTTATTTTCCTTCCAGAAAGGTTGCTATATTTTTTTGCCATAAATTTAATTTAAGATTAAAATCCTGATAGTTCGAAAAAGCTTCGTCTATATTCATAGCTCTATTTTTCTGAGAAAAAGAGTCTCCCACACCCTTAATTCGGTTGCATTCCCAACAACACGGAACACAATTATCGAATATATAACCAATATTAGAATTTTCTCGGTCTATTCCGCCATAAAATATCTTTAGGAGAACGTTTTCTCGCTTTTTGTCTTTTAGCGTAAAAATATTGCTAGGCGTTACCCCACAAAATCGACAATTTCCAAAGGAAAGATAAATAAACTCAGATTCGGATAAGGAGAATTCTCTAGAGCGATTTTTCGCCCTTTTCTTCGTTGCGGAAAATAAAGAAGACAAGGCTTTGTTAATTAATGGTCCAAAATCAATAAACCGTTTATTTTTATATGCGGTTGGGGCATCAATTCTGATAATATTGTCCATAAGGATAATAACCGCTCACGGACGCTTCGATTCCTACGATTTGCGTAGGAACGGCAGCATACATTTGGTAGCTGGTTATCTTTTGAGACATACTATTAGAAATATCATTAGATAACCCACGAAGAGCTTTCGCCGTTTCATTTCTATTCACGAATGAGATTCTATTATCGCCATCACTGACTGATAGAATATTATCGCCACCATTAGAGGAAGACAGGACGCCACGCAGAGCGTTTCTGGACGCCCTATCATAGTAGTTCTTCATATACATATCTTGGAAAATGTTTGCGGCAGCATCATTGAATCCATATGGGTCTTCGCCGCTAAAATTTGTATGCAGCAAAACATTCAATCCGCCCATATTGGCAGAAAGCCACCCAGATATTTGAGTGACCGTCGCTACGCCAGTATCGCCGCCGAATTCGTTATCAAAGATGCCCGTGGCGATGTCGCTGTAAATATTACCCATGTAATAGATTACACGGGTTAAACCTCTTCTGTCCTAATGGTATGTTTCCATTTTCTTGTGCCGTCTTTATTTTCAACGAGTAGAACTAAATCATAATTATCGTCTTCATCTGGAGCAGATATTGGACGCAATTCCTCTCCCGTTTCAGGGTCTTGGAACAGGATATTGTTGGCGAGTAGGGAATTAATAGAGTCCATATTAGCCTACTTTCATTCCAAGGCTTTGCATAACCTTAAGGTGTTTTGGATTGCGAGGATCAAGAGTCACATTTTTAGTCTGCGGGCGAGGCTTTAGAGTGCCTTGTGTATTTGTTTGAATGAAGGCTGTTTTGAGGTTCTTCTTGAGGACTGGCATAGAATCCCAAGGATTGACCCCTACGCGCTGCGCAAGGTCTTGCAGGCTTGCCATGGTCTTGCTCTCCAGAGAACTCTCAAAGATAGAGTAATCGGTAGTACCAAATGGATTAGTTTGGGCCGTGGCAAGGACTTTTTCGAGCTTTTTGATTTTGTCGAGGGGAGTTTCTTCTAGTTGGCCATTGACCTGTTCTAGGGATTCCAGAGGCAGCGGTGATTTTTGTTCGCCGTTGGTTTGTTCGAGGGTCGAGAGGTTCATAGATGCTTTTTCTTCGTTAAGAGTGGATATTACAGCGTCTTTAATTTTTTGGGAAATATTCGGGGAACTAAGAGCGGCAAATTGCTTTTGAGTTTCGGCCAAAGATTGTTCGAGTTGGGCAATTCTCTCTTTGAGGGTTTTTGGCGGGTTTGGGTTTAGTTTTTTGAGTTTGGACATATTTATATAGTAACACTTAACGAGGCCATGTGTTGATCGTATGTGGGCAAAGACAGGTCGTATCTCTCCTGAGTGTCTAGGTAATTCTTGACGTATTC